AATCACGATGAAGTAGTTGGTTTTATATATGGATTAGATGTACGTAAGCCAGTAGTAAAGATTTATAGAGGTGGACTTAATAGAGCTTGCACAAACCTTTGTGTGTTCAATCCTTCTTTCTTGAGTATTCAGGAATTATCGCCAGAAAAAGCTATCAATTATAGACCTGTGACCACTCTAATGGAGCAGACTAATGATATGAAAGTATGGTTGGAAAAATTACACAATACAGAGTTTGCAAGAACTGATGAACAAATCGAGAGAAATCTTGGAATGTGGGTGAGAAACTCTATTAATATGGCATATGATTCTGGATATGGAAAAGTAAAGTTGGCAACTAGTACTCCAATAGATGCTTATAAATTATTATTCGATAAGAAATCTGAATATTTCATTCCAGAAGATCAGCCGGTAAATATGTTCACTGTATATAATGCATTTACTCAATTAATTAGTAATGATGGAGGAAAAGATATAATGAACAAGGTTGAGAAAACTTTGCTACTAAAAGACATCTTAACAGTATAGTGATTTGTTTTGAGGTGTCGAAAATTTTTATTATCTTTGTAAAGCATTTCGGCACAATATAAACAATTATATATTTATGAACGTAGTAAAAAGAGACGGAACAAGCGAAGCTTTTAATGCTTCTAAAATCAAAATTGCAATCCTAAAAGCATTTACTGCTTGCGGATACACACCACAAGAAGATACTGTTAATGATATTTTAGATTCTATTGAGATATGGGATGAAATAGCTATTGAGGATATTCAAGACCAAATAGAAGAAATTCTTATGGACTTTGACTTCCCCGATGTTGCTAAAGCCTATATATTATATAGAGAAAATAGAGCTCGTGTTCGTGAGAATGTGAGAGAAAGAGAAGAATTTATAAAGGAATTTATGAGAGCTTCTAATGCAGCAGAAGGTTCTGAAGTTGACGATAATTCAAACGTTGCGAATAAGAACATTGCTGTACTTAACAATGAATTGTATAAAAGCAATAATATAGACCTTAATAGGTACAGAGTAAAGGAAAAATTACAAATTCTTTATCCAGATTTCGATTCGAAACAATATGAAAGAGACTTGAAGAATCATATTCTTTACAAGCATGATGAGAACTCTACATTTGGATTCCCATATTGTGTAGCTTTATCTTGTTATCCATTTCTACAAGGCGGAATTAAGGGAATTGGTGGTCTATCTGCATCTCCAAAGAACCTTGATTCATTTTGTGGAATGTTTGTAAATATGATATTTGCTGTATCTTCTCAATTCGCAGGAGCTGTTGCAACAGCCAGTTTCTTAGTAATGTTTGACCACTTTGCTCGTAAGAAATGGGGTGACCATTATTTCAAATATGCTGACGGTGATAATGCTAAACATAGATGGCATGAAGACGAAAATGGAAATAAAATTGATGAAGGTACTATCGGTAAGCAAATAGAGCAGTACTTTCAACAAATTGTATATTCTGTAAATCAGCCAGCAGCAGCAAGGGGTTTCCAATCAGCTTTCTGGAATGTAAGTTATTTTGATAAACCTTATTTTGAAGGAATGTACGGACATTTCGTATTCCCGGATGGAGATACTCCAAAATGGGATTCTTTAAATTGGCTGCAAAAGAAATTCATGAAATGGTTTAATGCAGAGAGACTTCGTTGTATGCTCACATTCCCAGTTGAAACTGTATCTCTTCTTTATAAAGATGGGAAATTCGAAGACCAAGAATGGGCTGACTTTATATCAGAAGAATATGCGGAAGGACATTCATTCTTTACTTATATAAGTGACAGTGTAGATTCTTTATCAAGCTGTTGTAGACTAAAGAATAAATTACAATCCAATGAATTTACATTTACCAATGGGTTAGTTGGAGAACAAACTGGTTCTAAATCTGTAATTACTCTTAACCTGAATAGAATTATTCAGAATTATATCCGAGAATACAAGGATGATTGTCCGATACCCGGAACTCAATTAAGTCCTTCATGCTATCCGGAACTTGGAGAGTATTTAAAGGATATTCTTGAAAGGGTCTATAAATACCATACAGCTTATAATGAATTACTTTGGAATTTATATAACGCGCACTTACTTCCTGTTTATGAAGCCGGATTCATTAATCTAAATAACCAGTATTTAACTATTGGTCTAAATGGATTAAATGAAGCTGCAATGTTCTTAGGGATAAAATGTAGTGACAACAAAGAATATAAGGAATTCTGTAACTTTATATTTGGAACTATCAAGGAACAAAATCAACTTCACAATACTGAGAAAACCATGTTCAATACTGAACTAGTTCCTGCTGAATCTTTAGCTGTAAAGAACTACAACTGGGATAAAGCTGATGGATATTGGGTTCCTAAAGACAGAAATCTATACACTTCTTATGTATTCCTACCAGAATCAAATAGTTCTATTCTTGAGAAAATCAAGCTACATGGTAGTGAATATGTAGGAGATTGGTTAGACGGAGGAAGTGCCGCACACATCAATCTATCTGAACATCCTACCAAGAATCAGGCAAGTCTGTTACTCAACTATGCTGCAACTGTTGGATGTAGCTATTTAACATTCAATGTTCCTAATTCTGAATGTCAAGACTGCGGATTTATAACTAAGGTTCCTGTTTCTAAATGTCCAATGTGTGGAAGTACTCACATTGACCTTTACGATAGAATCATAGGTTATCTTACTAAAATAAGAAATTGGTCAGCAGGTAGACAAGAGGAGCAAACACATAGAGTATATAATCATCTTACATATACAGTAGATGAATCTAAACTAGGGTATACAGTAAATGAATAATATGACAGGTATAGAGAATGGTTGGGTGTGCGACGTAGAATTGGCTAAGAAAATTATCTTAGCTCATTTCGATACATCTAAATATTACTGTTGTTCAGTCTATGGAGATAAATCCATGGACGATTGGTTGGACAAGGTTAGAAATAATCTACAGGATTTTGATGGAGATTTCTCTATCATTAGAGAAAAGGGTTGGTTCTTAGGTGGTCCAGATGGCTGGTCTGGCTTTGTTATTTGTACATTAGATACATGGCTGAAAGAAATGAATGATTGTGACCCTAATGAAGAGGTGTTATCAGTATGTGAAGTAGATGGCAAGCCAATTGTATTTGTATTACACGAATCTGATTAAAGTATGATAAAATACACAGACACAGCAGTAACTTTAAGGGAGATTCCAGATGAAATCACTCTCTGTATAAATATATCCAATTGCCCATGTCATTGTAAGGGCTGTCATAGCTCTTACTTGGCAGAGGATATTGGAAAACCTCTTGACGAAGATTCTCTAGTAGAACTAATGCTTGATAATAAAGGAATTACCTGTGTAGCATTCATGGGAGGGGATTCAGAGCCAGCATACATTAATTGGTTAGCTGATATAATGCGCAGTATGAATGATACTCCTGGAAGTTGGGCTGATGTAAAGATAGCTTGGTATAGTGGTAGAAAAGAAATACCCCAAGATATTTGTTTAAAAAACTTTGATTATATCAAAGTTGGCCCCTATATTGAGGAATTAGGTCCACTTGATAATCCTAATACCAATCAAAAAATGTATAAGGTTAATAAAACCTATGAGGAAGCAGGTCTTTATGTATTAGAAGATATTACACGTTTATTTTGGAAAGAGCAGCCATAAGGTTGCTCTTTTTTTATTTATTATGGTTTTAATAGCACAAATTATTGCATGGATATGGACTGCAGATGTAGTATTAACTTCTATATTTACACTCAATCCTGTAGGAAGAGATTATATCAAGAGACATAGTGACATTGAAAAAGAAATGGATAGATACCCATATAAGGCTGTTATTACAGTGATAGTATTACTCACACTAATATTTGCTTAGTATGTTTAATTTCACACTAGCAAATATAGGTGTAGAAACAGAAAAACCTCAACTAGGAGAACAGCAAGTAGAAGCATTGGATGCAATGAAAGAGTTCTTAAAAAATAAGAACAAGAGAGCATTTTCATTGATTGGAGCAGCAGGTACAGGAAAAAGTTTCTTAATGAGAACCCTCATTGAGTATATGGATTCTGAATTTACAATGGAGTATGCTTTATGTGCTCCAACTCATAAAGCTAAGTTAGTACTTTCAAGATTTACTAATAGGGATGCTATAACATTGCATCAATTATTACAGCTTTCTCCAAATATTGAAATCCTAGAGTTGGACTTTAAGGATTTAAAGTTCAGAGTGAATGACAAGAGAATACAGATACCGAGAGGTGGAGTAGTTATATGTGACGAATCTTCTATGATAAATGATGATTTATTTGATTTGTTGATAGAGAAGTGTGTTGCATTTAATTGTAAGGTGATATTTGTGGGAGATAAATGTCAATTACGTCCTGTTAATTCACTCACTACTTCTAAAGTATTTAACTTAGAGGATAGATATATTCTTACTAAGATTTATAGGCAAGCAGAGAATAATGCATTAATGCCTATATTAACTACTTTAAGAAGTAATACTATTGATAGATTCCACTCTGCAGAGTCAGAGGAGGGTTCTCTATATTGTTATTCTGATGTTATTCCATTTCTAAAGGCAGCTGTGCCAGCTTATAAGAAAGCAATGAGAGATGGAGACATATTGGCAACTAAAATATTGTCATATACGAATGTTATGGTTACTAGCTATAACAACTGTGTCAGAAAGGTAATCTGGGAAGATGCAAAGACTGTTGAATATCATCAGTTTGAGTTCTTGACTGGATATGAGAATCTCGAGTTTAATGGTATTAAATTCTGGAACTCAATGGATTATATTATAGTAGACGAGCCAGAAAAGCGTGATATTTATATTCCTGGGTTTATGAAAGTCCCAGGATATGAGCTTACACTGTATGATTCTAATACAGATGACAGAACTCCAATATCTATGATTTCAAGAGATATTGATTCTGATTATATGCAAGCTCTAGCATCACGTATCGAAGGATTACGATTACAAGCCATTAACTTGAAGGAGAATGGTAGACTTCAACAATCTAGAACCGCTTGGAAGGAATATTACAATGTCATTGGAAGTTTCACAACTCCAGTAGATATGTTCTATGAAAATAGGTTAATTAGAAAGAAGTCCTTTGATTATGGCTATGCCTGCTCTACACATAAGTCTCAAGGAAGTTCTTATGGAGAGGTTTTCGTTGATATGAAGAATATCAACCTTTGTAAAGATGAAGATGAAAGAAGACAATTGCAGTATGTAGCATTGTCTCGGACAAGAAAAGATGTTCATTTATTACAATAAAAATTTACTAAAATGACTGAAAGAGAAGAGAAACTCAATTTTATGGCTACTTACTTAGAAGATAAAGAATATGATAACCCTTGGAAAGTTGTAGCCGTCCTAGACCTGTATAAAGCTTATTTTGATGAAGACACTCCAGAAGAAGAAATTCAGAATATCCTTGAAAAAATCACAGTTGATGAGTGGGATGATGGAGAAATTACTTTTGAGAAAGAAGATGGTACCGAAGAGACATATAGAGTATATAATGACGATGATATTGATGATATGCTCTATGACGCTAGACAAGACTACATAATGGATGAGAGACATAGAATTCCAGAAGATTTAAGGGATTATGTTGATTGGACTACACTAGGGGAAGACAGATATGGAAGTATCTATGATTTATTCGATGATAGTGACATAATTGAGTTCTCATGTGAGACAGGTCCTTACACTACTAAGTATCTTTACATAACAATTGCATGGTAACAGTAAAGTTTGTTTATAGTAATCCTTCTGATTCAAAGAGGATACTAGATGCAAATTTATCTGGAATCTTTTTAGAGTTGTTTGATGAAGGCAGCTATAAAGAAAAAAAGCAAGCATATAAAATAAAAGCATCATGCGGAGCCAGAATGACTCCGTTTGTTGCTGTTTATGAAGGAGATGAACTAATTAAGGCTTTCTATTCAGAAGCAGATAAAGACGTATTAAACTCCCTAATAAATTATTTAAATGAAGGTACAAGTAATTAATCTATCGAACAATAAACTTCCACAGTATGAAACTCCTATGTCAGCAGGTATGGATGTACGTGCAGACTTTAGTAGAGTAACAGTTGACAATCCTATTAAAGCTTATGGTGATTGCGAAGTTGTGTTTGCATCACCTAAAATGGACGGCAATAAAGTAACTATGCTGCGTCTTGACCCAGGAGCTAGAGCACTTATCCCAACTGGATTAAAGATTGCTCTCCCCACTACTGATTCGGATTGCGAGTTTATTTATGAGTGCCAAGTAAGACCTAGGAGTGGCTTAGCTCTAAAGAAGGGAATTACAGTGTTAAATACACCTGGTACAGTCGACGCTGATTACAGGAATGAAATACACGTTATTCTTATTAATCAAGGACATGAAGCAGTATGGATTGAGGATAAAGAACGTATAGCTCAATTAGTATTTGCAACGGTAGCTAAGGCTGAATGGGAAGAAGTAGCTAGATTAAATGAAACAGACCGTAAAGGTGGATTTGGACATACTGGAGAGAAATAATGAGGAATACTTTAATTTCTAAAGACTCAAAGGGTAAAATCAGAGTAGTTGAAATTTCCTGTGAAGGAAGTGAACTCTCTGGCTTTACAATTAAAAGAAATACTTACCAATATCAAGGTAAGGTTACAGCACAGCCAGATATAACTATTACTAAAGGTAAGGTAAAGAGAACTGTCACACAACAGGCAGAACTCGAATATAATTCCCACCTGAAAAAATATCAAGATAAAGGCTATAAGTTAATTGAGGGAGAAATCGAAGATTATACTAAAGCCCAACTTGATGAAATTCTTCCAGAGCATAAGACCGATGCTAATGGTTGTAAAAAACATATGCTTGCTAAAGACTTTAATAAAGTTGCAACAAGTGTATATGATAAGGTCAAAGTGTGGTTAGCATCTCGTAAAATTGATGGGGTTCGCTGTTCTTTCTATTTCAAAGACGGAGAAGTTCGTTCTTCAAGCAGAGGTGGGGGAGATTATGACCCTGCTACTGCTCACATAAGAAATAATCCAGCTTTGGTAGAGTGGTTTAAGAATCATCCAGATGTATCTATTGACGGAGAACTATATTCTCATGGTAGACCACTTCAATGGATTTCTGGTACTGCAAGATTGGAGCAAGACGACCCTAGAACTCTAGAATTAGAGTTTTGGATGTATGACATTATGGATGCAGAAGCTGATTTCACTCAAAGAAATGAGCAAATGCTTGAAATGGCAGAAGAGTTAAATATTACTTCTGATTTATTTGCCCCTATTCTTACTAAGGATTTACAAATAAGACTTGTTCCTCAAGAAGAAGTTAGTGGTTGGGCAAATATTAAAAAGTTACATGATAAGTATGTAGGTGAAGGTTTTGAAGGTGTTGTTATTCGTAATCCGAGTAAGCTATATGGCTTTGGTAAACGAACTAATGACATGATTAAAATCAAGGAATATCAGGATGCGGAATTTGAAATCACTGGTATTTCAGAAGGTCTTCGTGATGAAGATATGTGTTTCACCTGTGTAACTGAAGATGGGATAGAATTTAAGGCTAAGCCAATGGGAAGTAGAGAATTAAAGCAGGAATATAGAGACAATCTCGATGATATTATCGGAAAGATGGCTACTGTTAAGTTCTTCTATTATTCAGAAGAAGGAACTCCACTGCAGCCAGTACTAAAATGTATTAGAGATTATGACTAATAGTGAAATTATTCTACAAACAATTATAAACTTAGTTCAAAATGCCCCAGCCCCCACTGGCAATTATTGGTACTTAAGTTTCCCTAAAACATTTCAAGAAGCTGTGGATGAAAATTTTGGCAGATTTTTGAAAGAGGATGGGATATACCATTTTGCAGGTAATAGATATGAAATAACTTGCATTGACTATAAATTCTAAAAGCATGAGCAAACATGAAATAATCTTTAATAGGTACATTTATAGAGCGTCTATGTGTGTTGGTTTTGAGCTAGACCCTGCTGACTTTTTACACTGTGAAAATGAAGAAGAGCTTACGGATGCTATATATGATATAGTATATTCCGAAACCGACACAGGAGATGTTCAAATAGATGAATCAGAAGCAGAACTTGATATGGCTAGTTTCTTTGAAGAATGGAAATCCCTAAAAGGTTTAAAGTAGCCAATACTGATTATACAGTAGATACCGTTGATAAAACTGATGATGGAAGCTATGGTTGGCATAGTGATGTAAAGAGGAAAATAGTTGTAGCTACAACTATGGAAGAGGACGGAGAAGATGTGAAATTAACAGAAGGTCAAATTGAAAATACATTTTGGCATGAGTTATTTCATTGTTTTCAATTTTACTACTGCAATGAACAAGATGAATCTTTAGCACAATCTTTTGCAAATTTTATGTGTGAGTATAGAGCCACACGAAGCTATGAGTTATAAAAAACAAATAGACATTGCATCCAAAGTAGGCGAATTGCTGGTCGGAATGACTGGCAAGACGCTTAGTAAGGATGAACAGGACGATATGTTTAAAGACGTATTCGAACAAACACTTCGGTTAATGAGCCGTTTTACTAGCGATGTTGTTGAAGCTATGTACGACAGCACAGAGAACTGGGATGAATTTTTAGAACTAATAAAAGAAAGATAAAAATATGGAAAAATTTGGATTTGGAGATGCTATCTCCTTTATGGAAAGTGGTCTTACAGTTTGTTTAACTATAGAAGGCAAGACTAGAATGTACTTCATGGAAGACGGAAAAATTATATGTGGAATCAAGGATTCACATGTAAACTATGTGGTGACCAAGTTCTACACTGATGCAGTCTTGTCTAAAGAATGGAGTATATATGAACCTTAAGAAAGCTGCCTTATTCATGGGCTATAGAGAAATATCTAAGGATAAATTTCTTAAGCCTGTTGGTTACTCCTGTTTAGCTATAAAAACTGATACTTTAGAGTTTGTCAGTTTCTTTAAAGCAAATGGAGAAATACATGTATGGTCTTCAGGAATATTCGATGAGGATTGTACTGTAGAAGACTACATTGAAGCAATTAAAAGCTTTGAAACCTACAAATTACACCTTGCATTTGAGGACAGTGATTTTCATTTTATAACACCAGAACAATTAATTGAATTATGAAATTAATCCAAAGTAAAAATGCCAATGTAAACTATTTGGCAAAGATTGTAAAAATTGATAACTTCCATAAACACTCTGACCCAGAGGTTACGAAGTTAAAATGTTGCTGTATTGATGGATTTAATATCATTACTGGTATTGATTCCGAACCGGGGTTGTATGTATATTTCCCGACAGCTTGTTGTATCAATCCCAAATTCCTTAGCTATGCAAATTTGTATCGTCATGGTGAGCTAAATGTAGACCAGACGAAGACTGGAATGTTTGAGGACAATGGTCGTGTGAAGGCTATCAGATTGCGTGGTGAGCTGTCTGAAGGATTTATCATCCCTATTGTAGTTCTTGAAAATTGGGTGATGTCAACAGTTAATGTTGAACTTAAAGTAGAAGAAGGAACAGAATTTGACTCTATTGAACATGACGGAAAAACATTTTGGGTTAATAAGAAGTATATCCCTAAAAATACTCGCACTTCAGGAGCACCGGGCTCAGGAAATTCAGGTAAAGGAAAGCAACCTAAGGGACTTGATAAAATCATCGAAAATCAGTTCAGGTTCCACTATGATACCGTCCTTATCAAAAAGTGTCCGCATGTTTTACATCCCAACGACCTTATCAGCATAACTTCTAAAGTTCATGGAACCTCTGGAATATCTGCTTATGTATTGTGTAAGCAAGAACTAAACTGGAAACAGAAAATTGCTCGTTGGTTGACCGGAGAGGAGTTTGATAAGTACGACTATTTGTATTCTTCTCGCTCTGTAATCAAGAACCAGTATTACAACAAAAGTGTTCAAGGTGGATTCTACGGAGTCGATGTATGGAAGTATGCTGATGACATTGTTCGTCCATGTCTTTCTAAAGGTATGACTGCTTATTATGAAATTATTGGATTCTTACCTAATGGTGGTTATATCCAAAAGAATTATGATTATGGTTGTCTGCCGCCTGTAGGAGATGAAGCTTATACATATGGAAAGCATTTTAAAGTGCAAATTTATCGTGTAACTATTACAGATGTGAGCGGTAAAGTACATGAGTTCTCTGCTCGTGAAGTACAATTATGGGCTCAAATGGTAGGTCTTGTTCCGGTTGAGCAATATTATTATGGTTATGCAAAGGATTTATACCCTGACTTAGACCCATCTGAACACTGGAATGAGAATTTCTTGTCAAAGTTAGCTAACGATAAGAACTTCTATATGGAATGTAACTCTCCAACTTGTGATAATAAAGTTCCACATGAAGGAATTGTAATCAAGATTGAGAACATGAAATCAGAAGCATTTAAATTGAAGTGTTTCAAGTTCTTAGATGGAGAAGGTAAAGCCCTTGATAAGGGAGAAATTGATATTGAATCAGAATCTTAAAATTTAATAAAAATGACTAGTAAAGAAGTAAAACAAATCGTAGACGAAAACATCAGTAAATTATTTTGGGCTTTATTACCTAAAATTCCAAGTATGGTAGGAGATGACTACCTTGAATATACCGTAAATGAATCTGTGGTAAAAATCAGATGGAGAAAGAAATATAAACTTGATTGTGAAACTCCTCTTCCAGACAAACTAACTAATAAACCATTTGACAATATTAAAGACAACTTGTATAGATTTAGTGCAATATCATTTGGTGGTTTTATGTTCTATGGATATCCCGATGCGGAGAAGAATCCAATAGTAGAAGGAATTACTTTTGTTATTGAAACCAAGGATGGAATGTTTATGGTTCCAGAATTGTCTAGAACAGAGACAGTTAAAGCTCAAGAGCTTGTTGAAGAAGCGTACCGTAACTATACTGTGCACAGTGTAATTGAACTATATAGAGCTGTAAAGTAATGTATTTATATACTAATGAATTTTATGGGAATTACGAAGCAGGGATAATTATAGTCGCTGCTCGTAATGCTTTTAGGGCTATGGAGATTATTCGAGAACAAAATGGGGATGAGTATCCAGATGAAAATCTCGAACAAATAGTAGGAGCTACATACGAAGGTAAAGAAGGAGTAATTAATCAATTAGTGTACCGTGAGTAATGGAAAAACGAAAATTAATACTTTGTAGAGGTATTCAAGCCTCTGGTAAATCAACCTGGGCAAAGGCATGGGCTAAAGAAGACCCAGAACATAGAGTCCGTTTCAATAATGACGATATTCGTAACATGCTTGGAGAATATTGGGTTCCGAACAGAGAAGGACTAGTAACTGAACTTAAGCATTCTTTTGCTTGTGAAGCAACTAGAAAAGGATATAACATTGTTATAGACAACATGAATCTTAATCCCAAAGAGGTAAAGTGGTGGGAAGACATCATTAAAGTTGCTAATTCCATTACAGAATTTGAATATGAACTGGAATTTAAGGATTTCTTTGTTTCAGTTGATGAATGTATTCGTCGTGATGCAATGCGTGAGCAGCCAATGGGAGCTAAGGTAATTAAAGACACTTGGAGAAGATACCGTGATTTTATTATCCAAGAGGATATTAAAAATATGTTAAGTAAGAGTGCCGAGCATGTAGACGGAGGTCACCCTGTTATATTGGTGGATATGGATGCTACTTTATGTTTGAATACTACTGGTAGACCTTACTATGGCGATGGTGCGGCTGAAGGCATGTTGAATGATATTGCTATTGAAGGTACTTGTACACTTGTTAGACGTATGTATGAGAAGTGTAAAGTATTTATTGTCACTGGTAGAGAAGGCACTCCTGAAATCGTAGCAGCTACTAAAGAATGGTTGGCTAAGCATGATATTAAGGTTGATGAACTATTCTTCCGTCCAGTTAAGGATTACAGTCCCGGAGCTGAATGTAAGAAGAAAATCTACGAGGACAATATTAAGGGAAAATATAATGTTCAATTCGTTCTTGAAGACAATTACAAATGTGTAGAGATGTGGAGAGAACAAGGTTTGACCTGTTTACAACCAAACGAGGGAAAGTTTTAGTATGATAGACAACTTGGGAGATAGAATGAAATCTTACTATGAGAATCGTTCTAAAACATTTTTGACTAGGCGTACTCCAGTTATTATAAGGCTGGATGGAAAAGCATTTCATACATTCACAAAGGGTTTTAATAAGCCCTTTGATGAAGTTATGTGTAGTGCTATGCAACAAACAATGAAATATTTATGTGAGAACATTCAGGGATGTGTTTTAGGATATACACAATCTGATGAAATAACTTTAGTACTTATTGACTATCAGAAACTTACTACTGATGCTTGGTTCGATTATAACGTCCAGAAAGTATGTAGTGTAGCTGCATCTATGGCAACTCTTGCTTTCAATAGACAATTCCAGAGACAAATTGTAGAGCTTTCCTATAATGGGAAATTAGATAATGACGAACTAACTAATTCGTACAAGCGTTCTGCTAAAGCTGGAGCAGTGTTTGATGCTAGGTATGTCGAAGTTAATGGGTATTTCGTACAGAAAGACCTAAACGATGACGGATTTTATTTAACAAACTTAGATGTAATTCCAAATGACTGAAACATATATAAATCACGGAGAATTGTTAACTCAATCTCTTAGAGATGTTAAAGCTAATTTCCTAGCTATCATGGAAACATTGCCAGAGAGTTTTATTGGTAAATGTCCTTTTGATATAGTTCTAGAAGTAATGGAACAGCTAGGATTCGAGGAGCTTGAACATGAAACAAACGGTTGGGATTTGGATTATTGGGCTACATTTACTAAAGGGAATTTAACTTATTCAGTAGATGGCAGCCATTATTATGGAAACTGCAAAGTTGAGAAAGTGTATGACAATTGATAATTTTGATTTAATAGAGGAAAACTTAAAGTTTGAATCTAATGACGATTTCTATTTTCTTCAAGTAATTCAGCGGAAGAAGGATGGAAATGTAACTGGGAGAGGCAACAATGGGGCAAGACTCATTAAAGCCTATTATATACATAGTATTGATTATCTTGAGGAAAAGAAGCAAAAGATAATTGAACTATGCCAAAACAATAATGCTAGAGCCTACATTCATCTTAATAAAAGAAGTTACTTCAAGACAGCATGTGGAGCTCAAAAGAAACTTGCAAGAATGCTTATGGAAGGAAATTCCTTCCAAGCTCCAAGGGTTTGGGACCATGTCTGTGGAGAACTTCCTGCACAAAGTGGGAGAAATCTATTAAGGTTAGTGGATGTTGATACCTGTGATAAATGGAAATTAAATGCCATTATAAGAATTGTAAATTCATGTAGAGGTAATGAGGATAATAAAGTAAAGCTCATTGTCCCAACTCTACATGGTTACCATCTTATCACATCTAAATTTGATGTTGAACAATGTCAACAGGAATTAGCAATTAATGGAATTGATGCTCTAGACATTCATAGAGACAATCCTACATTATTGTATTATCATGAACCAAGAATTATTGGTGACTAAGCTGAAAAGCATAATCATCTTTTTACAAGCAGTTAGTCTTTGTACTAAATTTCTTCCAGTCGAACTACGTATCCAAATAGAGAAGATGTTACATTGCACATTACAAGAGATGAAGGATATATGTACAATTCTAAAAGACGAACAAAATGTCAAACCTACCACTAGGAGCAGAACTAGACGAAAGAGCTCCATTTAATGTTAATGAAAAAGTATTCAAGTTTTCTGTAGAGATTACAGGAGACTTCTATTATGAATATCAAGGAACTTTAGATACTGATGAGCTTGAGATTGCAAGAATGTTGAAAGAGCGGATTGCAGATTTTATGGTATCAAATGGAGATATAGATTTGGATGAAATTAGTGTGGGAGTTCATTAATGATTTATCTAGTTACTACGCAGCAAAGATTCTTTAAGTCCGACGCATATGAAATCATGTCTAAAGAGGATGCTCTAGAGCAAATCTTGAAACACAAATGGATTGAGTATGATAGTGAAACTGAAGGATTGGACCCTTATACTAAAGCCTTATTGTGTATTCAATTTGGCTTAGGTGAGGACCAAATAGTAGTAGATACCACAACCATTGATGTTAATTATTTTAGACCAGTGTTTGAGAATCCTGATATTACATTACTAGGATGGAATCTTTCATTTGATTTAAAATTCTTATATCATCATAGAATAGTCCCTGTAAATGTATGGGACGGAATGATAGCTGAAAAGCTATTGTATTTGGGATATCCAGCCCAATTTCATAATCTATCTTTACAATCCGCAGCACATCATTATTTAGGTTTAGACTTGGATAAGAGTATTCGAGGTAAGATTGTTAATACTGGATTAACAGAAGATGTCATAGTCTATGCTGCACATGACGTTGTATATCTTACTAAGATTAAAGAGAAGCAAACAGTTGAATTAGTAAAGAAAGACCTTCTTAAAGCTGTTGACTTCGAGAATCATTTTGTTCCTGTTATTGCCTATATCGAATATTGTGGTGCTAAGATTGATGTAGAAAAATGGAGAGCTAAGATGAAAGACGATATTAGGCAAATGAAAGATGCAGAAGCAAGCATCAATAAATGGGTGGAAGATTTTTATGAAGAACATAAAATGATTCATCCAGACCCACAGCTGAAAAATCGCCCGTTTGTAAAGACAAGTATTATGACTACGCTTAGAAAGGAAATGAAAGACTTGATGAAGATTCCTCCTACTGCATTTGGAGTAAAGAGGAAAGTCGTTGATGAAGGAATAGAATATTCATTCGGAATACTTTTCGATTATGTGGAAATGAATCTACAAGGGGATTTGTTCTCTGGATTCGATAACGCATATAGGTGTAATATAAACTGGAATAGTAGTAAGCAGGTTGTTCCATTATTTGAATTACTTGGAATAAATTGTACAACAGTAGACAAGAAAACTAAGCTGAAAACTAAATCTGCTGGAATTGATATTATCGAGCCACAGAAAGCTAAATGTTCTATCATTGAACCTTATATAGAGTTTAAAAAGACAGGGCAGTTAGTAAAGGCTTTTGGAGAAAAGTTTTTAAAGCTCATAAATCCAGTAAGTGGGCGTATTCATGCTGACTTTTATCAGCTTGGAACGGATACGGGACGATTAAGTTCAAGTAACCCGAATCTTCAGAATCTTCCACATACTGCAATTACTAGAGCCTGTTTCGTTTCAGAGCCTGGAAATAAATGGATATCTGTGGATTATAGTGGACAAGAATCTTTCCTAATGGCATCCGTCGCTAATGATAAAGCTATGCTTGATGAACTTATTAATGGTTCTAAAGATATGCATTCTCTGACAGCCAAGATGGTATTTAAGGACAAAATTCCTCAAGATATGCCTACTGAAAAAGTAAAAAAACAATTCCCAGAACTTAGACAAGAGGCAAAGGGATATGAATTCTGCTTTAATTATGCAGGTAATGCTTCTACTTTAGTAAGAAACTATGGTATCCCGAAAAGGAGAGCTCAAGAAATTGAGGATAATTATATGAATGGTTTCGCGGGATTGAAGGCATATCAGGAACGTCAAAAGGAATTTGTTGTGAAACATGGATATATTTTGCTAAGTCCTGTGACAGGACATAAAGCATTTATTTATGATTGGGATAATCTGAATAGAATAAATGATGATTTAGGGACAGTAGATGGGCAGTATGCTATGCAAACTCGGGATGAGAGTAATCCATTGTTCCAAGAAGCTGACTTCTTAAGAAGAAGATTATCTGACTCTATGAAGCAGTCTGTAAATTATCCAATTCAAGGAGCAGGAGCATTGTGCTTTAAATTAGCTTCTATAAAGCTATTTAATTGGCTAAAGGAAAATAACTTGCTTTTTAAAGTTAAGTATTGTATTCCTGTACATGATGAAATCAATCTTGAAGCTCCGGAAGAGATAGCAGAAGAAGTAGCTAAGATATTAGTTCAATGTATGGAATCTGGAGGTAAGCCATTTTGTACAAGAGCACCATTAACAGCAGATATATCAATTGGAGACCATTGGATTCACTAAAAAAATATGAAATTAATAAAACCGAGTTTTGAAATAATAGAACAAAAACCAAGAGATATAGTTATTCCAGCAGATATGGAAATTGGTCCTCAAATGTGGAAAGAAGAGCTTATAAACTCTGTATACAGACAAATAGAAATGGCTGGAAGAACTTGCTATAAATCAGAGGACAAAATAACAGAAACTTCTGCGAAGGAGTTTGTGGATAGAATGGTTAAGTCGGGACACGGTGCTATGTTAGAGCATGGTACTGTGTATCTAAGAATTCCAGATGTTAGCTCTGACGGTCAATGGGTATATCCTGCGAAAGGTAAATATCTCGGAAACAAATATTCAGTTACAAAATCCAGATTAGAAGGAATTGCTCAAAATCCATATTCAGTCTTTTATGTGACTACTAATTATAGAGTACTGGTGGAAAATAATTGGCTTGACGACTTACAATATATCTGTGAGCCTACAGAGTATCATGTTAAGAGAGTTACCGTTAAGTTTATTTGTGACAGAGGTGTATCCCATGAATATGTAAGGCATAGAGTATTCAGCTTTGCTCAAGAAAGCACCCGTTATTGTAATTATTCCAAGGATAAATTTGGTAATGAATGTACCTTTATTATTCCTAGCTGGTTAAATTATGAAGAACAACAGTTCGTTAGCAAGAATGATTCTTCTTGCAGTATTAGAACTGACCTATCTGAGCATGAGTATTTTATAGATTTATTACTAGAGTCTGAGAGAACTTATAATTATCTAACCCAGTATTGTGATTGGAAACCTCAACAGGCAAGAGCAATACTTCCTAACAGCTTGAAGACTGAATTAGTAATGACAGGCACTATTGAACAGTGGGAAGGCTTCTTTAAGTTAAGAGATGCAGGTAGTGCGCACCCACAGGCTTATGAGTTGGCACATCCTTTACACGAAGAATTTATTAAAAGAGGATGGACAAAGAATAACTAAATTAGTTTTACTTAAAATATATAATTAAAAATGGAAGACTTAATAGTAACTCCGTATGACATTGACACAACTTTAGGTGTTGAAGAAGTAGATGAAAAGAAGGGTAAAAAGGAAAACAACGGTGCAGAATTTATGCAAGAAATGTTTCAGAATGAAGAATTCAGAAATATGTGGATAAAGATGCACACTCCCTGGAAAAGTAAAATTAGAACAGGAACTCATGGTCACAAGACCGGAAGAAATGAAATCTGTCCTTACTGTACGTCAGGAAAGAAATTTAAAAAGTGCGAATGTTATGAAAGGTACAAAGCCGACCCATTTATTACGGGCGGAAGTCAAGCAAATATTTGAAGTTTGGCTAACTAACGAACAAGCTAAAGAATTGATGGCTCCAGAGGGATATGTTAAAATATCCACGGAGTCTAAATTGTTTGAGAATCTGGTGTCTATGGATATTCCCTCTGTAAAGTTGGATGGACAAGAACTACCAGATTCTTGTTATTTAAAAATTGACAATAAGAAAATACATGGCAAATCTGACAAATAAATTTGACTGTAATAAGGTATTTTTCACTTCTGATTGCCACTTTGACCACGCGAATATAATTAAATATTGTAGTCGTCCATTTGAGTCTGCTGACGAAATGAATCGACAACTCATACTAAATTGGAATAAAGTAGTCCAGTGGGACGATACTGTCTTCATATTGGGCGATTTCTGCTTTGGTCAAAAGACACGTTGGGAGAAAATTTTACCTCAACTAAACGGCTATAAATACCTCGTATTAGGTAATCATGATAAGTTGAAGTATATCCCAGAAAATGGGTTTGAAGCTGTCGAAAGACAAATGATGGTTACTATAACAGGTGATGAAGAATGTAATAACCAACAACTCTTTATGAGTCACTATCCTATGATTACATGGGACGGCTCTCATAGAGGAAGTTGGCAATTGTATGGACACATTCATACTGAAAAGGGAAAGAAAACTCCTTTTGAAGATAAATTAGTTCCAAATCAATATGATGTTGGTGTAGATAATAACGATTACACACCAGTATCCTGGCAACAATTGAAGGAAATAATTACTAAAAGAAATTTAAGAGGTTAAAAATGGAATATAAGATTTTTGAATCTTCTGACACTAATGTCAAGAAGTTTGTATTTGAATGGGGAGCTAGTGCAGTAACAAGAAAAGGAATTGCAGAAGCAGTTCTCTATCGTTATGGGGAATATGCAAAGAGAACAGTAATTTGCTGTTCTGCACAATCTGGATGTCCAGTTGGTTGTACATTTTGTGGAACAGGAAAGTTCTTTGTAAGAAATCTTGATTGGCATGAAATAGTAGAACAAGTGACTACTGTTTTAAGTACTATTGATTGTGATACTAAAGACATTGAAAAATTCCAAATTATGTTTATGAGTATGGGAGAACCGTTCTTAAATTATACTAATTTGGAGTTTGCAATTGAAGCATTACATGATAAATATCCTAATGCTCAATTGTTAGTATCGACATCTGCCCCGTCTACATTGTATCATGCTATGTCAGAGTTTATTGAACTCTCCAAGAGAATACCTCAAGTCGGATTACAGTTTTCTGTACATGAATCAACTGATGAAGCTAGAGCAAAATTAATTCCGACTAAAACCTGTACTCTTCGCCAAATAGCGGCAGCAGGAGAATTTTGGGCAGCGAACACAGGAAGAAAACCATTCTTCAATTATTGTGTTCATGAAGGAAACAATACAGAGGAAGATGCGAAGAGATTATATAAGTTATTCCGAATTGACGTTTGGGAAACTACTCTTTCTGTAATCTGTGAAAAGGACGAAACTGTAAAGAACTCTATTGATAGACAAATACGTCTCATTAGAGACTTTAACAGAAAACTATGTGAATTAGGCTTCTCCACTAGAGTATTTAATCCTGCTGGTCAGGATGATATAGGTGGAGGATGCGGACAACTTTGGTATTTTCAAGAATGGTTGAAAAATGAAGGTACTAATAAGGTTGTCAACTGAAAGTCCACAAACAAACATTATACGTAGTTTGACACCGCTAGAACTTAGAGATTTACTAAGTAAACCTGCATGGGTTCCAGTAAATTATTTAGGTTGGAGATGGTGTGGAACTAATGTATATTATAGAGTATTATCATACAATGATTAGAAAAGTAACAAAAACATTGTGGTATGCTGTTGACATAGATGGTAGCGGTTGGCTGCATGAAGATAAACCAACTAGAGAATACACCTATATGGAGTGGCGTTGTGATAATCTCCATCATTGTCCAGAAGATTTAATGTTAGATAGAAGTATTTTTCCTCCTCTTACTTGGGAAGATGAACCTATTGAACTTGAAATAACAGTGACGCTGGAACTTAAGCAATCAACAACAGTAACATTTAAAAAATAAAATATCATGGCTTTAAAGAAAAAATATCAAGCAATAGAAAAACTATTAGTTTATCCGAGTGTTGAACCAACTATCGAAGTAATCCCTGATGATGGATTCGATGGAGCATATCGCTACCGTGCTAAAATGTGCGCAGGTTTTGTTGATAGTAAAACAAAATACACAGACACAACTGATACAATCCAGTTTGTTCGTAAGCATGAAGACGGTTCTGTAACTCCTGGTTGGCAATCAGAACAACTTGTACTTATAGTACTCGACAGAGTAAAGAAGCTGAACGAGAAGTTCCCTTGTGAGCAGAATGCTAAGCAAGTAGAAGCATTAGAAGCTTATCTTGATGCATGTAGAGAACGCATTGACGATAGAATCAATCGTAATGTAATGGGAGACTTGAAGGAATGAACGTTGAGATTACTGTAAAGCCTACACTGGTATGTCCTATGCTTGTTCGTAACATAAAGGACAATTCTATAGGATTAAAATCACTAGACTGCTCTATAGTAATACTGAAGTCGAGTACTTGCAGTGTAGGGTATGTTGATAATGACCCTGACGACGTGTGGGTTCCATTTAACGGGAAGGTAACACTTAGTAATGATTAAAATTTGAAATTGAAATATGAGAAAGACATTTGCAATAACTGACGAAGATGGAAAACGTTGGTTAGTTGATACAAAAGGAACTCCTATCCGTGATACTGTGATAGGAGAATGGGTTGATAGTAAAGCCATCTCCTTTGATTATCTTCCAGATTTGCCACCTATTTTTAGAGAAATGTTCTATTTCTATGCTGGAGAGCAAAGGTGGGAAGATGAACCAGTCGAAATCCCACCACTTGGGCAATTCATAAAAGATGTATATTCAAGAAAAGATGAGTACGGCAATAAATTCAAATATTTTGTATTCAAAATAGAGGATTTAGCTAATGCTCTTGGAGAATGTAGACTAAGAGAGTTCTTTGACATTACTGAAAGGTACAATGAATACAGAGCCAACCATAGAGGTAAGGCTCCAGGTAAGTATTGGGTAATTAACAGAGACGAGGTTCCAGAGATAAAATCATTTGAGGAATTTAAAAAGAAAGTAACAGAATGAGACTTTGGATAACAAAAGACGAAGAAGGATTGTGTTTGTGGAGAACAAAACCAGCCCTTAATGAAGATGGGGTTTGGTGGGAAGATGATGAAGACTATGAAGAAATTAATTCTTGCATCTATTACTCTATTACTGGCTACGCAGACCTTCCTAAAGAGGGAGAAATTGTAGAAGTAGATGTTACTCTTGTTCCTCCTTCCCAACAATTAGAGAGTAAGAAATACATAAAAACTAGGAAACATAAATGAAATTTGGCGCATTATCAGACCTACATGGGATTCTTCCAGAAATAAAGGAAGAGTGCGATATCTACTTAATCTGTGGAGATATTACTCCACTAAAGATGCAAAGAAATATCCCACAAAGTAAAAAGTGGCTTAGTCATGAATTTGCTCAATGGGTAAAAGATTTACCTTGTGAAAAAGTATTTATGGTAGGCGGAAATCATGACTTTGCATTAGCGTCTATATATCAGAATACTCTTTCCAAAAATTCCCTTCTTTATACTCCCACTGATGGGAAGTTAGTAATGCTCGATAATGAGTCATATACTTACATTGATTATAAAGATGGAACCGAATACACAATTTGGGGAACTCCATATTGCAAGATATTTGGAAATTGGGCATATATGTATGAGGAGAAAACTCTTATAGAAGCGTACTCCACAATGCCCGAACATTGTGATATAGTAATCTCACACGATGCTCCTAAGCTGTGTGGATTAGGTGTTATTCATCAGTCATGGACTAGAGAGGATGTAGGTAATCCTTGGTTGGCTGATGAAATTATGAGAAAACATCCAAAGTATGCTTTCTGTGGACACATTCATTCAGGAGAACACAGATTGATGACTTTAGATGATATGAAAATGGCAAATGTGTCTTTAGTAGACGAGAGATACATTCAATCATTTGAACCTTTAATAATTGAATTATGAGTAATAGTAACAGTAGTGGAGGAATTGGCATAGGTGGAATTCTTCTTATAGTATTTATTGTTCTTAAGCTATGTGGCGTCATAGCTTGGTCTTGGTGGTGGGTCTTAAGCCCATTATGGATTCCGATAGCCTTATGGTTGGCTATTGTTGCAATTGCAGGAATATTTAGTAGCTGGAGTCGATGAGTAAAATACTTATAGTAGTTGATATGCAGAATGATTTCTGCTTAGAGAGTGGCTCTTTATATGTAAAGGGAGCCACTCCTGCTTTATGGAATATAGAAGAATTAATGTATAAAGAGCATTTTGATAGAGTGTGGTTTACTGTGGACTGGCACGCTTTCTTTCATCCTTCTTTTAAAGAAAATGGAGGAGAGTGGCCAGTTCATTGTGTCCAATATTCCCAAGGTGCGGCAATTAATGATTTACTTCTTACAGCTTGTAGAAATAATAATCTCCGATACGATGTAATTGAGAAAGGACTGTTTAAAGAGGAATATGGGGCTTTTCCAGACCTTAAACCTGACCCAAACAGGAAAAGCCATTATACTTATTCGCTTGATGATATTTACGATAGTAGAGCTGACATATACCTTTCGAATGAATCGGAAATTGTAATTTGTGGAGTTGCGGGAGATTATTGTGTACTTAACACAATTAAGAACTTGCAACCTATTTGGGATAGGCTTTCAGTATACCTCCCAGGGATTGCATCTATTGATGGCGGAACAACACTCCAAAAATTTATAAAAGAAAATAAGTTAAACATTTATCAACCAATAGAGAAATGATAATTAAATCAATTTTAGATACAGATTTATACAAGTTTACAACTTCTTATGCTTACATGAAGTTGTTCCCACAAGCGGTAGGAACTTTTGAGTTTAAAGACCGTGATAATACTGAATACACAGAAGAGTTTGTTGAGCAACTTCGTATTGAGTTATATAACCTTGCTCAGGTAAGACTTACAAGTGATGAATTTGAGTTTATGAACTCTATTCGATTCATTCCAAGACATTACTGGGAATGGTTATCTCAATTCACATTTAACCCAAGTAAAGTACAAATCTTCTTGGATGAAGAAAAACATCTTCACATTGTAGCAAAGGATTATCTTTATAAAGTCTCTCTTTATGAGGTGCCTATCCTTGCAATGGTTTCAGAGTTAAGAAATAGAATGTTGGGCTATAAAGTCAATATTCCTGTAATGCTTAATAAACTGGAAAGTAAAATTAAGCGTTAATCAATCAGGAATTTACTTTTCCGAATTTGGAACTCGCAGAAGATTCTCTTATAATATACAAGAAGAAGTTATTAAGTACATTAAAGAAAAATCAATCTATTGTACCGGAACTTCCAACTGCTACTTTGCGATGAAGTATGACATGAAACCAATGGGAACACATCCACATGAATGGTTTATGTTTCATGGCGCTATGTACGGTTACAAACAAGCTAATTATATGGCTCTTGAGAATTGGGTAAATGTCTATGACGGAGACTTGGGAATAGCTCTTACCGATACTTACACATCGAATGTATTCATCAAGAACTTCTCACGTAAACAAGCTAAGTTGTTTGACGGAGTACGATGTGATTCTGGAGACGAGTATGAATTTGTAAATAAAATGATTGCTCGCTATAAAGAATTGGGCATAGACCCAACTACGAAAATCATTATCTTTAGTAATGCTTTGGATTTTGAAAAGGCTGAAGATATTGCTCTCTATTGTATGACTAGAATTAGAGCATCGTTCGGTATAGGTACAAACCTTACCAATGACACTGGATTTAAACCCTCTAACATTGTTATGAAACTTACATCTTGTCAGATGAACTCTAATCAGCCGGTATATGACTGTGTAAAGCTATCTGATGATGAAGGCAAACATACGGGACGTGCAATGGAAGTTAACTCTTGTTTAGCAGAACTTGGACTATGAAATTTGAATATTTAGAAAAAACAGACATTACCTGCGAAGAGCTTAATCGACTGGGCGATGACGGTTGGGAATTAGTCGCAACTATAATTAAGTTCTTATCAGGAGGCAGAGTTTCCAGTCGGGTAATAGTTTATTATCTTAAACGAGTAAAACAATGAAAGAATTAAATTATGAAAAGGTATTTAATACCTTAGTAGAAGAAACAGCAAATTATGTTACTTCTAATGGTTTGAAAGCAATGGTATTAGGCATCAGTGGAGGAATTGACTCCACTGTTGTTGCTGCTATCTGCCATGAAGTTAGTAAGAAGACTGGCATTCCTCTTATAGGTAGAAGTCTTCCTATTAAGAATAAAGAAGATGAGTTTGACGTATCTAAACTTGTCGGAGAAGCCTTCTGTGATGAATTTAAAGTATTCAATCTGAGTGATTCTTACAAGGCATCCTTATTTGACCTTTGTGCTGATGCAGGATTGATTAAAGACTGTAAAGGCTACGACTGGTATTGGCTAAGTGATTTAGAAGAACTGGCTGGCAGAACCCCTATTGCTAATGGCAATATCCAAGCTAGATGTAGAATGATACATCTTTATGATATAGCATCTATTCGCAAGGGATTAGTAATGAGTACAGATAATCAAACTGAATATCAGCTTGGATTCTGGACTATTCATGGTGATGTTGGTGACTTTGACCCTATTCAAGACCTGTGGAAGACTGAAGTTTACGGACTGGCAAACTATTTGCAAGACCATTATAAAAGTAAAGCTCTAGAAGCTCTTCGTAATGATTATAAAGAAACTTGCGATAATTATAAAGCAATGTCATGTGCTATATATAATTCTTGCAAGCTAGTTCCCACTGATGGTCTTGGTATTAGTAATAGTGACTTAGACCAGATAGGTGCTAAGGACTACGCTACTGTGGATGATATCCTTAGTAGATTCATTCCATTCGAGGACTTTAGAAAAAGCTATGATTCAGCTGGACAAATCATGCACCCACATGATGAAATGGCAGAATCTGATTGCTGGTCACAGTTATGTGCTAAACATGGAGAAGATGTAGTCAATAAGGTTTGGAGCCGACATTTAGCTTCCGAATTTAAACGTAAGAAAGCTCCAATTTATATACCCAGAAAAGAATATGAAAACGATTGACGAAATATATGAGCAGTTATTAGTTGCTCTAAAAGAAGCCAACTATCTTGTATCTGACTATGATTATACATGGGAAGATTCTTTCTATATGATAGTTGAGAAAATGGACGATGATTCTCAGGCATTTAGATTGACTGTTAGACTTGAGGAAGAGACAGTCCATGCCACTCTTGACTTGGTGGAAGTATATGTTCAAGAAAGATACTATAATGCTGACGACGATTATCTTCCTGATGATTTCGAGGATGAAATGAAGTTCGAGGTAGATGACCCCGAACTTATTAAAAATCTTGTCGATTTCGTGGGAAATATAGGGTTCTGTGGTGTATCTGATTTGGTTAATGATTTACTCAATGAAATAGAGGAGTTGACCGAACGATACAGTGTAGAAGCTATTAGTTTTTTATCAAAAGAATTGGACTCTCGTGGATATTTCGTAGACTAAAAAAATTAAAATATATAAAAATGAAAGTAGGATTTTTATTAGGAACATTTGACCCAATCCATATGGGTCATTTGTACATGATTACATCAGCACTAAATGATAACTTGGTTGACGAAGTAGTGGTGGTTCCAACTATGCAGAATGTGTGGAAAGACCGCGAAGCAACTGAATTTCAACACCGGTGTTTTATGACACAACTGGCTATTGATGAAATTGATAATTGCACAATATCTAGTATTGACTATTACACTCCAGAACCTCACTATTCCTATCAAACCCTACAACTTTTGAAGGAATATTATCCAAACGAAGAACTTTATCTGATTGTAGGTGCAGACATTGTAGATGATATTGCAAATTGGAAGGAAGGAGAATGGATATTAGAAAACTTTAAGCTGATTGCAGTAAATAGAGCCAACAGTTCATTCAAGGCGAAGGTGGATGGGTATATTAGTTGTACTTTTGACGTAAGCTCTACTATGATTAGGTATTTGGTTAGGGACAAGAAACAAATTTACCCTCTTGTACCTAAAGCTATTAGCCAATACATTCACCGATTTAATCTTTATAAAAATGAATAAAGCATATGTATCATATAGTATGCAATATGCTAACTTAGTTCCAGAAGTAGAAATATTTCTGGACTCTCTTGGTTATGAGCCAAACCACTGGAAAATGGGAACCAAGTATGAAAGTTCCTTATTAACTGGTTCTGATATTGCAGTGTTTATTATAAATGATTTCAATTGGGGAATCAAAGTCGAAGACATGACTAGAGGAACCAAGAAAGAACTTGAAACCTGTCATAAGAAAGACATTCCAATATATATTGCATATAAAAGGAAAACTGATAAAGTATTATCTATCTATAAATCAGAGTATGATGGAAAGACTTTGGTAGGGATTGCAGGCACTTCATTAATGCCTTACAATGACCTAAAGTATAATCCATTGGAAGAACTCGAAGAAACATCTAAAACAAAAAGAAGACATAAATGAGAAATTGGAGTTATACAATTGAAGAAGGAGAACATGCTGGCAAGACCTTATGGTCTGGTCGATATTGTGCAGTTGCTGCATTCGCATTTTGTAAAATCAAGGGTGAATGGTGTGTCTTGGCTAACCAAAGAGGAGAAGGAACTCCCGATTTCCAAGGTTATTGGAACTGTCCTTGCGGTTTTCTAGATATGGAAAAAGCGGAAGAAGCCTGCTCTCGTGAAGCATTTGAAGAAACTGGAGTTAAAATTGACCCATCTAAATGGGCTTTATTTGGAGTTGAGACAGACCCAGAACACTGTAATAACGGCAATGTAACATTACGTTATATGACCATTCTTAAATACGGAAAAGATAATGTATCTACTTCTATGGAAGCTGTATTGAATGGAGATGGTGAGAAAAATGAAGTAAAAACTATCCAATGGGTTCCTATAAGAGATATTTCAAAATACAAATGGGCATTTAACCATGAAGATAGAATCCTTGAGGCAATCTCTTGGTATAATATTAACGTCTTTGAAAAAGACTTAGACGCACAAATAGTTCCATGATATATTTTATAAGCGGACATAGAGACATTACAGAAGAAGAATTTAAGAAGTACTACGTTCCAGCTATTTACTCTGCCTACCACAATCAAGATTTTGAAGGATTTGTGGTAGGTGATTATGAAGGAGTAGATAAGATGGCTATGGACTTTATAACAGAAAACCTTCCATGTGGTTTAACAATATATCACATGTTTGAAAATCCCAGAAATACTCCCAAAGATGAATCAATGATAAGTTATATGGGATATTACAAGACTGACGAAGATAGAGATGCAGCAATGACCAGAGTGTCAGATGTTGATATTGCTTATGTCAGAGAAGGTCGTTGGAATAGTGGTACTGCCCAAAATATCAAAAGAAGACATACTATAAAGAAAAATGGATAAAGAAGATTTACGAAAGCGGATAGCCCTATTATTCGCACTTGGAGCTATTGCACTAGGAGGTATAACCTTAGTAGTATTATTTTTAGTGTTTGCATATTCACTTAATATGTGGTTTGGAATATGTATTTCTGCCATATTATTAATGGGTATTGGAGGTGTAACTTTAAACATATTAGAAGAAAATGAGAGAGGATATTGATGAATTGATTAAAGAATCAATGAAAGCAAAAACAAGAACTCGTACTGAAGTTCTTAGGGCAATTAAAACTGCGTTTCTGGTTCATGAAACACAGAAGAATGCAAAACCTCTTGATAAGGCAACGGAGATTGCCATTATTAAGAAGTTGAGAGACCAACGCATTGATAATGCAGAACAGTATCGTATGGCAGGAAGACAAGACTTATATGATATAGAGATGCAGGAATCTCTTATCTTAAACGAATTTTTGCCTAAAGTCCCAGGCGAGAAAGCACTTGCTCTAGGATTAGCAGAAGTCTGCGCATTACAAGGATGCGAAGACGGACCCAAAATCCCTAAGAGCAAGATGGGAGTTATCATCAAAGAACTCAAAGCTATGTTCCCTGCCGCAGACGGTAAACAGATTGCTGATTTAGTAAAATCGTATGTTGTATGATGAATAATCTTGAGACATCAGACCCGATACTCTTTGCAATTTCATGTGAAATTCATAGACTTATTCTTAAGTCTGACAGTGACGGTTTCTTAGGGTTTTCTGATGAAATATCCGACAAAAAAGAACTTGTCGAGCAATATAACAAAATTAGGGAAAAGATGCCGTATCTAGACCCCACCTTTGTTTTAAACGAATTAAGGAGCTACATGAAATGATAATCGGAATAACGGGAAAAGCCCAATCGGGAAAGGATACTGCATGTAGAATTGTTCAGTTAATAAATACTGTTGACTATGATTGTGCGTGCTCGGAAGGAGAAGGAGAAAAATATATTCTAGATAACGTAGACAATATACTGCCTATAACTTGTATGTGGGAAAAACATGCCTTTGCAGATAAACTAAAGGAATGTGCTTCTATCATATTAGGAGTTCCAAGATTTATGTTTGAATCTGGAGAATTTAAAGAATCGTTTACATCGTTACCTTTATCAAATAAAGAAGGAGAACCTATGACCAACAGAGAATTCTTACAATATTTTGGAACGGAAGTTGGAAGAAGTATTGATAAGGATTTATGGATAAAAGCGTTAATGTATAGCTACGGTCGGGATAAAGAAAGTCACTGGATTGTTCCAGATGTCAGATTTCCAAATGAAGCGGATGCTATACGAAATGCTGGTGGAGTTCTATGGAAAATAGAACGAGAAGGCAGCGGGGCAGGAAATCATATAAGCGAAAAACTTATTGATGATATAATGGTTGATATAATAATTGAAAACAACTTGGACATGAAGTATTATATTAAAGCCATAACTATGGCTTACAACGATACAATGAATCTATTCAAACGATAAAATTTAAGGGCGTCAGTCAGGCATATACGAAAGTATATACTTGATTGGCGCCCTTATTTTTTTTTCATTTACTCGTTAGCGTTAGGTGCTTTAAAGTTATCTATAACAGTTGGTTTAAGAGGTCTAAATGCTCCAGTATTATCAGTAAAGAATCTTAGTACATGCATATCACCGGATGCTACTTTAACTCCATCTTCAAACAGTCCACTATAGAATTGATACATAGGCATCTTAAAGTCTACAGCTCCATTAAAGATTGCAAACATATTAAATTCTCCGCCTACATTTCTTGCTATTCTTGCGATAGCTTGTTCAGTGTTTGACATAGCTTTTGCATCTTTGTCTCCAAATAATAAAGCAAGCATTAGATAAATAATTCCTATAATAGCCCCATCTTCTAAAGCTAATAGGAGATTTCTTCTTTTTACAGGGTCTCTCCAAGCATCTTTCATTCTCTCTGGCTTAGTAAAGTTAAATAAGTCTCTTAGTGACCATGCAATTCCTTCCATAATTTTACCTTGCCAATCTACAATTGGGTCTCCAGTATTTTCTGTAGTTTTAACTCTAATGGTGTTACCTTCATTATCTTGAACTGTATCCCAATAAAGCTTATTTCCTGCATCATCAGTTACTTGAACCCAATGACCTTGGTCGTAAGTACCTCTTTTTAAGAAGTATTGGTTTTTCTTTGCTGACAAGAAAGTCTGGAATTGGTGAAGGAATATAAACATTCCTTTCTTTAGATATAAAGACTTAGTATCGTGGTCCATATATCCAAATATACCGTCAGATTCTTGTTTAATCATATTAGCTTCCAAAGTAGTATATGCTTGAGGAAGAGCTTCTTTATAAACTCCTCTTGAATCCTTTTCTCTTGATAGGAATCTTGAAGTTCCGTCAGCATTCGGAACTTTATAATTTTCTTCAAAGAAAGTTTCCATCATAGCGTTATATAAAGACCTTTGATATTGCCATTCAGATGAATTAGTATCAGCATTTGGATTCGCAAGAAGACTAAATCTCTTATCTTTTTTCCAATTGTAAGTTACTTCTCCGTTCTTATATTCATGTGCATCATAGCAGCCATGTTTCTTCATATAGCCAATGAGGATTGTCATTCTTGATAAGAAGTCAGGAGCTCTATTAGCCCAGAACATTCTGTCATTAAATCTGAATCCATCAGTCTTTTCATAGTTCATTCTATCGACTAATGCGTTCATATCCACGTTAGCCATTCTATATTGCCAATTTAAATGTTCTAGGATAGTAATCGTACTTATCTGTCTTACAGAATCGACCCAAACAGTAGTATAAGCGGAAGTCATATCCTTTAATCCTATCTTATCTTTATCAAGTAAGCTATTAGCTACTGCTCTTTCATAAAGATTGAAGAATCCGGTGATAGTTTCTTTAGCTCCTGATAAGTAGTTAAATCCAAGAATAAATTTAGTAGATACTGACTTCAACATTCCTAAAGTTCTAAACGTTCCCCTACTTTCTTTATCAATAAGAGATTCATCGAATACTGCTGACTTAATATAATCATTCAAGAAGTCGATAGTTGCTTGGGCATCTTTATTAGAAAGTCTTTGTGTAAATTGAAGAGAGATGATTGCTGCATTAATAGCAGGAAGAACTGTATCCATTTCTTTCTTTCTAATATCAGAGAATACATACATATCCTTAATGTGTTCAAGGTTAGTTTCGTATGTTTGTTCGGGTTTACCATTAGTATCGGAAAGAAGTCTTTCTCTTCCTCCCACTGAATTAGAAATATCAAACACGTTATACATCTCTACAAGATTCTTTAGAGCATCTGTAGATAAATATTCTTCTTGAGCTGTCGTAGTCATTCTTGGATTTACCATTTCTAAAGAACCATCTTCTTTATAAGTAACTAAAGGATTCTTACCATTAGTTATTTTAGAAAATGAGGAACCTCTTAATAAAGGTATTTCAAAGTATCTTTCTCCAACTTCTGCTCTATCCTGTCCTGGATATCTTCTATTATTTAAATCCTCTAGCCAATATTTTAAATAGTTTCTTTCTGCTGGATTTAAATCAGTAGACATATCATATGGATTCTTAACCATAAACTTTCTCTTTCCAGAATCAGATTGGTCAAGTAATCTTTTAAAACGAATTGTTGAATCATTGATAATTGTCTTTCCTACAAATCCTTGTCCGGATTCCTGATAGAACTTATTAGTTACAGCCCTATCTCTGTTCTTGTAATTACCATATAAGTTAGTGATATTTCTGTTGGTTTCTGCCAATCTATGAGCAACTGATTTTACAATTGGGATTGTATCAATAGTATTTAAGTAAGTACCATTAAATAATTCTCCCCTTTTCCACTGCTCCGCCAGATTACCAAAGTTCTTTGCCCAAAGTTCTTCATTATAAATATCAATAGTAGTATTTCCATATTTAGCCAAAGCATTAGATACTTGTAAAAATAAATATGCAATAGGATTAGAAATATCAGCAGATGCATTAGTAGAGAAATATCTAGCTTGAAGTTCCTTGAACATTCTTGTAAGGATGTCCATCTTCGCTTGTTTATCAAATGATGTAATATCTCCATCTATTGATAACGTTTTAGCAATTTTATCAAGTCTATTTCTATTTTCATAGGTTCCATAGTTCATGATATTATTAAAGGTTCTCCATGCTATATCAAACTCATCAGTAAACTTCAATGTGTTTCCTTTACTTTGTCCAGATAATTCAGATAAAGTATTGAAGGCATGATTTATTTTTTCTTGATTTAAATAGGAAGAAAGATATTCACTCTTGCCAATATTAACTACCTTCATTTCCCCGATAGTATAAGAACCCAAATCGGTTTCTTGAAAAGCATTGGCAATAGAAAGCAGTTTCATAAGTTCCACATTGCCGACTGTGGCTTTAATTACTTGTTTATCGAGTTCCACTTCTCTATCAGATTTAAACCTTCCAAAAATATTATTACCCTTACCTAGATTAATAGCACTATTAAGGTCATGAGAAGCAATAGAAATTAAATCCATTTCTTTTCTTGTCTCATTAATGAGAAGAATAACATTCATATTAGTAAGAGCATCATTACTAATTATGTTCCATCCTGGCTCATTTTTGTATTTGGATAAGTTTGCTTCAAACAATCCAAGCTTAGGTTCGTATGTATTAGCTGGAACAATCTGTAAACCTGTCCTTGTAGGATTAAAGTTCTTTCCACCAAAGCCATTTACCTTATCAAGATTATATTTAAGATTGTTAGTAATAGCGAGAGTTACATCGTTATCATGCTCTAGTTTTCTTACTAGATAGTCCTCAAATGCAGCTTCCGCTTCTTCTTTAGTAGCTCTTCTTATTTCTCCCTTTTCATTAGTTGATTTAGTAACATCTCTAAACCAGTACTCTCCAGTATTTTTATCAATATGTACTTGAGAAGCAAATAACATATCAAAGTCTACAATATCAGTAGGATTGATTTTACTCATTGGGAAGAACTTACTCATTCTTTCTGATACTGTATTTTCTAATGGATTAGATAAATTTTCTGTACCAATAGGTATTTTAATTATTTCGTCAATATTAGCTTTTTGTCCAATATTAGGAAGATAAACTTCTGGTTCTCCGACTGATACTTTATCAATCTTGTGGAGTATTTTGTCTCCTTCAATAAGAACTGGGATAATTTTAGTAGATATATTTCTTGCCGCAATTCCTTTGGCTTGTAACATTCTTTTGTAGAAACCAAGCTGATATTGAATAGTATTTTTCTTATCAGCATCCCATCTATCTTGTGGTTTAGTAGCAAGTTTCAAGTCATATATTTCAACGCTTTGATTACCTTCATTATCCTCAAATACTGCAAGTAAGTCAATCTTACCTCTAAGCTTCGCATCAGGCCCACCATCGTGGTCTACCACATATTCTGTATAGAATTTCTTAAATTTTCTTCCTCTTCCACTATTGAGGATTATATTTTTCTTTAGAGCTGTAATTCCCTTAATAAAACTCATCAATGCCCCAGTTGATACTCCATTAAGCGTACTTAAATTCTTTCCCCCTAAGAAATCTCTTTCAAACTTTTTACTAATTACAGAATCAACCATGTCAGCAGAAATATCAAAGTTGGAATTTATAACCGTATCCATTACTAAGTGGAACCCACGACCTATTTCTTGCAAATAGTCCCAATATTCAAAGTCTTGGTCTATTGAAGAATCGACCTGTTTTAGCCACTCTTCTGGAGAGACGTCTTCAGGCTTGCTTTGCGACCTATCTATACGGGTGTTCCTCTTGTACCCTTCCCTACTGAAAGCGTTAATAAGGGGCGCAGAGGTGCCTCTCTGACGTGATAAAAACTTCAGAACTGATATAAATCCGTCAGAATATGTTTCTTCATTTTCAATGACATCAGTCATTTCACCTTGCCCTTTAACTACTATTGTATCGTCATTTTTAGCATTTCTTGCTTTAGCTTTTTCATAGGCAAGTTTCCTATCTTTATCTAGTTTATCTTGAGATTTTACCTGTTCTGTATCTAACATAGTTATGTAGTCTTTACTAAATCTAAAGGTATGGTCAACCATACCTTCAAATTCAGTGTAGTTAGATAGTAGATAGTTGTCAAGTTCTTTTTCGGAGTTAAATGTAAGAACCTTTCCAGTACTATTTATTTTTAAAGTATATTTACACGCCATTTTATTCGCAAATTTCAATTAATCCATATCCATCAGTAGAGCTTAGGTTCTTCATAAGAGAAGATTTAATGTTACTAAGTTTTACCATTTTTTGAGCATTAGACTTATTAAATAAAGTTTTCTGAATTGCATATCCACTATGTATTTCAGATAGAGTCTTCCTCATTAAAGTATATATATTATCGTCATAGAATTCACTTACATCAATGTTTAAAACATCACTAATGATTCCATCCCATTCTATTTCATCGAGTTTCAAATTACGTCCTCTGTAATCTTTTAACACTCTCGTAAAGTATTGAGAGAACTCATGAACTAAAGCTTCTTCAAGTTTATCGTTGTATGTAAGTTCATCATACGCTTTACTATTATTAATAGTATCGTAAGCATCAGAACCTTCCATTCCTCTTACTAAATCAACATACTTGTCATAATTTCTACTCTTTAAATCAGCTAAGAATAAGTGGGATAATTCATGAAGTAAGGTATCATCCGTCATTAAGTCAGAGTTAACTACCACTTCCCCGTCATAGATAAATGCCTTAACATTATCAAGCGTTGGAAACTTTTCTTTCAATTCCTCTTTTCTATAAGAAGTAACTTGTACTCCACTTTTTGCTAAAGATGATACTAAATCTTCTACAAATTCAGGAGTAGATAAGTTATCAGATAATGTCTCTACATTTGGAGTAGAATTGATTTCTTCTGTAGTTGGAGTAAGCTCCATGAACATTGCTACTTGAAATCTTTTCACAGTATTCAAATAATTTCTCTTAATGAAGTCTTCTGTAAATCCAGTTGCTTCTGCTATTTCAGTAATTTCATCAGCAAATATTTGATGTAATATTGGAAGAGAAGATTCATTATTTACCCATCTAAAGTCAACAGCTCCGTCAGATGTTCTGAAAACTCCGACATTAGTATAGAAAGCTCTCACATCTGGGCCAATTTGTCTATTCTCTGCTGTATATTGAGTTCTAACTACATTCTTTAAATCTTCATTAGTTAAAACTCCAGAGTGAACTTCATTGGCTGTAACCCAAGCACAGAATTTACCTTCTGGTCTATTTTCAAGGACAACTGCTTGATATGTGTCATTTGGGTTTATTCTTATAACATCACCAACCATTAACTCACTTGGAGAAGAAATATTTCTGCCACCAAGTTTTCTATATGTAAGAGCTATCTTTCTTTGTAGTTCTACATTAATAAATTGGTCTTTATCCTTTTCATTCTTAAGTTTGAAAATGTCTCCTTCTTCCTTTCTTGTTAAAGCATAATTATATCCTTGTGGAAGAATAGGAATCATTGATATAACTCCTTCTTTTAACATATCAAACTGTGATAATGGTCCTCTTTCTTCTTCTATTTTAGTAAGTCTATCATTAAGATTCTCCCATAATTTTCCAGAGGAGTCTACTCTTTTAGAACTAAATGCTCTCTCTTTAAATGATTGAGAATCGTAGAATTTGAATAATGCACTATCAGTATATTCAGCAGAGTTCATTAATGAAGTAAATGTTCTAACCCATTCAGCTTTATCAGGAGATTTTACATTGCTGTATACCCATTTGCTAAGCTCATCAAACACAACTGGAGTCACTCCTAATTGGTCAGCATTTACTACCATTGCTTGAGAAAATTGACCTATACCATCAGTATTTAAATAGTAAAAAGTTCTATTTGCATCAACTGCTTCCTGTAAATATTTAAATACACTTCTAAATGAATTAATTGCTTTGTTTATGTTTGCACTTCCTTCTTCAATAGAGTAATCATAATCAGAATTATATTTAACTGACAATGCTCTTCTTTTTGAAGGACTACTATTTATTTTAATTGCTGCTTCTTCTAATGCATTAATTTTATCTTGAAAATCTTCTGTAACTTCCAAGTTAAAGTCTGGATTGATTTCAATACGAGCATTAGAACCACCTACTACATTTACATACTTAACTTTAGGGTTGAATACTACTTTATATGCATTTTCAGAGAACTTAGATAATGATTGGGAATGATTGAATCTAAGTAATCTATTAGGCTTAGATGTAAGAGATTCATCCATATTCACCCTTGTATTAGGATAAAACATAGTATTAAATCCTTTTATGTCTTCTGCATTTTTGAAGTCAAGCTTATTGGTAGATGCTTCTTGAATAAGGTCAAGTACATAACCATTCACATCAAGTCTCCCCTTACCAAAGGAAGTGTAAACGTTTTGAAGTCTATTTTGAATAAGTTCTTCTCTTTCTTCTTGGGAAATAGAGGAGTCAACTTCTTGTTCAAATTTAGTTACATATTTAGAAACCTTATTGAAATTAGAAGTATCAAATACAAAAGCTGCAATTGGATTGGATAAGAGCATTAATCTCTGTTCTCTGTTTGCAGGGAGCATATTAGCATCAAAAGCTCCGTTTGGATTTAACGTTGCAAGTCTTAATAATATACTATCATCATCAATGTCGGGGGTGTCATTCTTTGGATTTCTTTCTGCTTCTATATAGTCAAGTCTAAATTTATTTAGTTCTGATACAGAAACAGTATAATCTCCAAAGTTAATTGAATTTGGAAGTTCTTGATTTACAATTAGATTTTCTAAAGCCTTATATTGAACTGGATTTAACTTTAGGTTGTTAAAGAACTCTTTGTCTTTATTTCTAAGAATGTTACGAGTAACCTCTGCAAATAAATGATTTCCTATTGTCATTTTTAGATTGGCAATATCATCATTTGTATCATACATATCAGATTGTGTGTAATATAATAATCTTCTTAAAGCAGAATATTTGTCAGGAATATTGAGTAACTCTTCCCTTAATCTAGTTGGAGATTCTAGTATTTTAGTGTATGCATCTTCTACTATTTTATATATAGCTGATTGATTATCAAGTAACTGGGAATGAGAATAAACGTAACTTAATGCCCCAAGTAATTTAGGTTGATTATATAAATCATTCTTATTAATTACAACTAAATCTCTCGAATTACCAAGAAATGTTTGAGTTGGAGAATCAGTTACTAGAAAACTCAATCTATTACCTTTACCTCTATCCATTATATCTTTAAAGGCAGTAAAGAACTCCGAGTTAGGAACTCCCACCCTTTTATAGATTTGACTTAATGCATAATGATTAAGGTTTCCCATTAAGTTTTCAGCTATGTATGTATTTCTATCTGTTATATCATTTGGAATTTCTTTGGTTGAAGATATAGATTCTACCCCTCTATTATTTAAATCTATGTTTAAGTCTTCCAATTGACTAGCATAGTTAGGGTCTTCTGCAATTGCAGTGATAATATCGTCTAGGGTTGCAGACCTTTTCAGGTCCACATCCCTAAACTTATATATCTTATCTCCAATGGTAAATTGAATACAGTTACTCATCGCAAGTTAATTTTATTTCAGCTTTATTGTTTGAAATTAGATTTACTAATTTAGATATTAAATCGTTCTTAGTTTCTGTTGCAAGTCTTGTAAATCCTTTAGTTAAGAATGGAAGTAACATTGTATTGTTATCAGTAAACAAGTCTAACGTACTCTTTTCTCCATAATTACTTTCTTTAATTACAATCTTTCCAGCATCATTATCATATTCTTTTGTAAATCTAGTTCCATTTGGTTCGTTATATTTAATAAGTCTTACATACAAATCATCGAGTTTATAATCTTCCCCTTCAACAAGGCCATTAGTTCCTTCGTTAAGATTAGGATTTTGTTTTGCTTCAAAGTCCATAAATTTAAGAAGTAAACTGTTCCTAACTTCAACTTCATCATTCTTTGTTTTCATACTCAAGGAGTTTTCAAATATCTTAGTAAGAGTATTGTCTCCAAAAGCATTTTTACTAACCAATAGGTTGTATAAGAAGAATAAGTCTCCAGTAGTCATATTTACATCTGGAAGAGGTCTTGTATACTTGATTTCATCAAATGCCTTTAAGTAATTAGAGTATGCAATCTCGTTTGATTCTTGCTCAAGGTTTCCTAAATCAATAGGAAGTTTATATAAGAAGTTATAGTCTTGGAAGCTATTCTTAAAATATGTACTTGTTAATGCTTGTATAAATTTATTCTTAGGATTCATCGCCTTCATATTTGGAATAAATTCTTGTTCAAACCACATCTTAAATGTTGCTCTATCATACACATTAGCAAAGTCAATTATTTTGCCAGAAGTGGCAACAGGAACAACTTTTCCTAAACTGTTATACATTTTACTTCCCGGAGATAATGAAATCTTATTAGCAAGTTCAGTCTTTAAGAACTTAACAATAGTAACATCACTTACAAACCTATTAATCTCTCCCATGTCTTTAGGAGTAAGCTGACCAATAGCTTTAGCATGTAATGCAGACATTGCCAGATTCTTAGTAAGAGTATATTTAGAAGCATAGAATCCTAAAAGTTTATCATCTACTGCCATAGCATTTAACATTTCGTTAAAGTGAGGAACAGATGTAATAATATCCAAAATATTGAAAGTATCTTTAGCTTGTTCATAAGCATCAATCATTTCTTGCTTATACTCTGGATTCTGGATAAACTCAATTAGATTAAAGTTTGGAGTAATATAACCTTCATCATCTGGACTAAGTTCATTCTCTTTATTAAAGGAAGTGAACTTTCTATTAACAAAACTTTCTATTTGGTTAATATACTTAATTTTATCCATTAATTTGGTTTTAATACCTTGATTCAAGCTTCCTAATCTACCAAGTCTGGTAAGTTCATCTGACTTCTGTTTTAACTCTAACAATACTTTCATATTGTGTAAGTCTCCGTCTGTCAATGTATTAAGTTCGGTTCTTCTTCTCTTCAACTCGTTTACATATCTTGAGAATATATATCTAAGTTGTTCTGCTTTATTTTCTCCAGTATTATATACTCTAAAGTCTTCTGAATCTTCAGATTGCATCCAATCTTCTTCAGCTTCTAAAGCCCCTTCCCATTCTAATTCAAGCTCAGCTCTACTCTTTTTCTTAGCTAATTCTTTCTTATATATTTTAAGTGGAGTATTACTATTATAAGCATAATCCAAAATAGCATCTAAGACTTTCTGATTAGTTATTTTATTAAGGATATTATAGAACTTAGTTTCAGTTTTCATAATTTCCTTAAGTTCAGCTCCAATTTCTGGGTCATTAGACAATTTAGCTAATGTATCATTACCCCAATCTATAATTGATTGTTGATAAATTTGAGGTATATAACTATCAGGGTCAGCTAATTCAGTATAATATTTAACAGCCCTATCGAGATTATTTCTCTTACCGTCAATATACAGAATATTAGTCTTAGCTTTGTTTTGAGCCATTGTTACAGCTCTTGTTGTCATAAAGTCAGAAGCTGTTTTAAAATCTACTCCAGTTGCAAACAAATAAATGTAAACAGATGCAAGGTCTGGACCAGCATTAATCTTTTCAAGAATAAGTTCTTTAGCATTATCAGTAGCAGCAGATAAAAGCACAGAGTCAGTTAAGAATACGTCTTCTTGGAATCCTCTCTTGATTATTGCTTCCGCAAGACTTAATAATGCAGGATTGGTTGTCGGGTCTACTTTAACATTTGGAAGTGTAGGACTCTGTTGAATAATGTGTTTGTTACCTTCATTGTCATATACTTCTATTGTTCCCTTGTTTTCACTATTCTCATTATAAAAGGTATATCTATTTAGATTATCTTCTGTTGCTTTACTTAATTTTTCATTGTAATAGTTAAGTAAAATAGAGAATACTTTAATACCGGTAGCATATACACCAATACCGTCTTTACCGATAGAGTTCTGGTATTGTAAAATTACTCTAGCTCCCGGATTTTCATTAGATACTAGCTTACTAAACTGTCCTGATGTTGAAGCAGCCGCAGCATCTTGTGCAGGCCCCATTGAGATAGGAGATGTAGCAGAAACCACGTTTTTAACATCAGCTCCAATTCTCCATAAAGCATTAAATACTTTATTCTTAATTGCTTCTTGATAATCAGCTTCTCCAAGTTCATACTCATTATGGATTCCTATTAGGTCAATTAATTCTTCATCAAGACCTGCAATTTTAACCATATTAGCATTTCCACTTGGTGGGAATTTACTTACTTCTCTCATTAGATTTACTAGGCTTCTGAATAATACAGGGTCATGTGTAATTTCATCGTAAGTCTTACCAAGTAAGTTTGAATAATCGCCTTCAAGAGGGAATCCCACTTCATTATCTAAGAAATATTTATACCCAGTTGGGAATGGTAAATCGTGAGATATAGAAAGTAATTCTTGGCTATTGAAGTTAAATAAAGGACTCCAATTGTAATAAATACCTTGATTAGAGATACTAGCTCCTAACATAAAGGCTTTATCAATATCGAAGTCAGAACCTTGATACCAGATTTGTTCTACTGGAACATAACAAATATTTGTCTCTGATTCAGTAAACATTGCCACTTTCATGTTCATGAATGACTGCATAGACTGTGAAGGAATACGAGCCACAATGAACTTCAAAGCTTCTTGCCAGGAAGTGAAAGTATCTTGTGCAGATTTTTTAATTCTTCTTTCAAGATTTAAAGCTGTTTGCTCATTCACCTCGTTTGCAATATCGTACTTATCCTGTTCAGTCTCTGCTTCTTTAAGAGCATCATACCATTCTTCTAATATGGCTTTATCTTCTAAAGAAGTAAACATTGAATTTATTTGTAATGGGAATAAAGTTGCAATGTTTCCAGAGCTATATCTATACACAGCATTACTATATAATTTGGATTTATCAATTCCCCTTAAAGTATCTACATCAGATGTAACTAAGACTTGTCTACTTTCTCCAGCAGAGGTAATATAATTATAGAATTTAGAATCATCATCAATTCTGTAACCTATCTGTCCGTCTACTATGACATAGTTTTTACCATTAACTGTAGTCTTTTCAACTCCTTTATCCTCAACCATAATTCCATCCTTTATTAAAGAATCAATTCTAGCTTTAGATGCAGGATTGTTGCTTAACATAACATGTAGATGTTGTTTATTGTTCTTAACAAAATACATGTCATAATTGTTACTACCAATATCAGTATTTAAGATTTCTCTTTGTCTTCTTTCAAAGAATAGAGGACCAGTTGCTTCAATTTCACTTAGAGAGTCACCAATTTTTAATCCGAATTTGGAAGCAGTATTTTTACCAATAGCAAGTTCATTAGCATCAAATCTATCTTCTGCAACCTGTGCAAAGATATTTTCTCCACTTCTATAAGCTACTGGGATTCTATACCTTCCCTGTGCTATTTCAGCTAAATCATCAGTGATTAAATCTCTTAAATATCCGTTAATTTCTCCTTTATCTGTATTAAAAGTAATGGTTCTTCCATATTTATCATAGATTCTCTGAACTATTTCATTCCAAGCTTGTAACTGCATTGGGTTGTTCTTTACATTATCTGCCCAGTTTTTTTCTTTTAAATCCCAAGAAAGTCTTGAGGTATCTAAGTCATAAGCATCAAATGTAGTAAATCCATTAGAAGAACTTCCATCAACTAATTTAATAACATGGTTTGCAGAACGTAGATTTCTACCTTTAGAGCCAAGACGTTTAACAGATAATATTCCATTAAGTCTCATATCCTTTAGGTCTATAATACCTATCGTTCCTGGAACTTTACTACGATAGTTAAGAACTTTAACAGGTTCTCCACCTTGTATTGAAATCCAGTCACCAGCTCTAATTTCTCCAATCTCTACTTCTGTATCCATTTTTCTAAAGATTGCATCTCTTTCGGCAGGAGTATTAACTCTTCCAAGAATATCAGAATACTTAAGGATTCCCCCGTCTGGGCTGTCATATACTGTAACAATATCATGAGAAGGATTCAAAATAGCTTGAAGTCCAGCATATTTACGTTTAATAATGTCTCTATTGATTCCATTAGTAAATCCATTAGTAAATACACCAAAGATATTATTATCATCAAACGGAATCTTATATGCCATATCTTGTAAAGATTTATCACTAAGAATGTCTTTCTTTACTAATTCCATATAAGCTCCTGCAAGTCCTAGTCTGTCCTTATCTCCGGTTGAGAATGTTCTCAATAAGTCTCTACCTAAGATTTTATATACTCTGGTTTTATCCTCTTCACTATTTGCATCGAAATTGTATTCTCGTAACCCTCTAGCAATTACTCTACCAATATCTTCGTACACTTGATTAGCCATTCCATGACTTGTACTCATTTGTTCAAGTGCAGAAATTACCTGCGTCATTTCAGATACTTCAGCTTCATCAACACTATGTTCAGCATTTAGCTGAATTCCAATAAAGTCTGGCTTGATATTAATATATGTAAGTTGAGAACGTTGGTGTTTCTTCTTAGTATTATCGAGAATGTCAAGTAAATAATTTCTTCCTACATTAACTACTCTGTCAGAAATTTTATTAAGGTACAAATCGATAGTATTTTTCCAATCCTTTGTATTTGCATCGTCTATTTCTCCTCTATTTCTACTTCTCTCCACAAATTCATCAGGATTCATAGAAAGAGCTTTGTCCACTTCTTCAAGTCTTCCAGTTTCGTCTAAAGCCTGTAATAAGATTGAATCAGAGAAGAATAATCTTTTACCTTCTTCATTAGCTTTAGCCTTAGCAGTTTCATAAAGTCCAAGTAAGAACTGTCTATATTCCTCTGGGGATTCTCTCTTATAGTCTTGACGAGTTTGTCCTTCCTTAAGTCTTTTGTCAACAAAGTTCCTAATAGCATTACCATAATCATCGTCAAATGATAGGAATGAATCATGTCTTGCTTTTGCATAAGTTTTGCCAATAGCAGGGTGTCCATAGATAACTCTATCAGAATCCTCGAGGGCCTGTATATTCGGATTATATCCATTCTTGAATAATCTTCCTGGGTTTACATTAGCCATACCATTTTTAACTGCGCCAGCAGTAGCAAGGTAAGCAATACCAGAGAATTTCATTGGTTGATAGTATGTATTTTGAGATACATCTTCATCAAAACCAGTTGGATAAATATCTATTCTAGCTCCATGACGTCTAGCTTCTTGAATAAGAGGGATATCATCAATGTTGTTTCTATTGAAAGCTACTTGGTTTCCTACTTCTGTCAGTTTATCTAATGAAGATTCACTCTCTTTTAAAGTCTTACCGTCTCTTGATACGGAGAACTCTCCACCTAGAGCCATCCATAAATCATAGTTAGTATCAATTCTAACCTTGATTTTTTCAGTAATGATAGAACCATCTCTTTTTAGAGCTTGCCCATTCTTGTCAATTTGGGTTCTAGTAATTTCATAGGTATTATCAAGGTTGCCATTTTCATCGTAACCTATCTTATTGAGCTTTTCGATATTGTTAATGCTCCAGTATTTAAGAGTATTAATATCTCTATACATTTGTCCATTATAAGAGATTTTTCTTCCATTTCTATCAACTGTAATATCCAGATTTGGAATATCCCATTGAACATCAAGCATTTGCTTTAATAAGGAGTTACCTATAACATCGCCAGTTTGTGCTGCTCTTAGATATTCATTAGTAACAGCGAAGGTAGCACATTTTAACAATCCAGAAGATAGATAATTTGAAAGAGAGAAATATCCAAGCGGTTTTCTATGGATAGGACTCATTTCAATTTCTTCAAGAGAGTTTTGCTCATATCTCGCAATCATAGGATTTAGGAAGATACCACCATCAAATTGTGTAGCTCCATCATCATCTCCTTGTACATTGAATACTGGAGTTTTTAAGTCTTCAATTACTGCAAGCTTATAAGTATCTGGAATACCAGTAATTTTACCTTTAATAAATGGATGAATTGTAGCTCCAACTACTACACCTCTCTTATACATAGCTGTTGTTCTTGCTGCTTCTTCATTAATTTTATCAATAAGCGGAGCATCATTTGCAACTGCTGCTTTCTTAGCTGGATGTAAAAATGGAAGTCCAATAGTTGCTGCATTGTAGTTATCACTAACTAAATTATCTATAGATTTATAAAGGTCAAGGTCAGGGTTAAGTACTACTTCGTAGTCTGTATTTCCTGCAACCTTCATAAAGTCTATATCTTCAACTATGTCATATTTACTTCCATTCTTTTTAAGAATATAGTAATTATTTAGTCTTTGTGTTCTATTGTCAATCCAAATATTTTCATAAGTTGCTTTTTCATCAGACTCTATATGTAATTTATTATATAGTTCCTGTTTAGCTTTAGGAGTAAGTCTATCGACAAAGTCTTTTTGAGAAGCTGTTCTGTCAATATTTTCAGTAAGAGTAGTAATCTCTTTACCAAATTCATCATACAAGTCAAACTTCACATCACTCATTTTAAGAGTTAGGGCATATAATTTGTCCTCTTCTTTTTTCTTTGTCCAATAACTATCACTAATATTATCCAGAGTAGATTGGTTATCCTTATTTTTTAAAGAATAATTTCTTATATTCTCAAGTAAGGTAGTATTAAATGCTAGCCCCTTCTTTGTTTGAATATAATGTACTTCTGGAAGAATAGTAATATCTATTCCCTGAGACTGCAACATATAGATAGCATTATGGATTGTATCTGTATCAAGTTTAGATAATAATGGAATAAAATCCTCAACAGTCAGGTCTTCTTTAAAGCCATAATATTCATAACTTCCATCATCGCCTATATATTGAGTTCTCTTTTCCATTAAAGCCTTAACTTCTGGACGTAACTGTTTATAATCAGTTTCATCGTATTCTCCAAGTTCATTTACAAATACTCCGTCAGATGCAGTAAATAACAACTTGTAATCTTCAACAAGTTGGTTTGCAAGACCATGATACATTCCATGTAAAGTAGAGAATCTTAATTGATTTATTTCATTAACTGTTAGTTCAGATAAGGATTTACCTTCAAACAGATTATTTCCATATATATCCTTGAAGGATAAAGTTTTATATAAATCGACTAGCTTTACCCATATATTTGATTTGTCAGAATATGTAGTTGGTTGAATTGCAACAATTCCTGCAAGTTCATTTGATTGCCTATTTGCAGAGTTTTTGTCTCTAGTTTGTAAATAATCAAACACAAATTGAGAATACAATAACTCATTTGCTTGCATTTTGAAAATATTCTTTGAAGTTCCCTCTGAATTAGTAAAGTCAGTCTTTAAAGCTGTTCCTGTTAATAGTCCATCAGTACTAATAAACAGATTACTATTCATTGGGTTTTTTGGATTAAAGTTGGCAATGCTTCTTATGTCATTTAATATATAAGCATCATCATTACCAGCACTAGTCAAACGATACTTTGGGAGGTTATTCCCATCGGCATTTTTTACATAGCTTTTTGTAGTATCTCTATTATTTGCAGCAATAGTTCTACTTAATGCAATTAATCCTCTAAGTCCATCAAGTATACCACCAATTCTTAAAGAATCAAGTCTTCTATCATAGTATGTTGTAGCTTTACTATCTTCTGGAATTATTCTCGAATACCTAGTAGAAACAACATCCTTTAAAGTTTCTCCTGCTTTGATTGCAGCGTCCTTAGCATCAGCGTTAATAACAGTAGCCATAGCTACATTCAAGAATCCTTTTAAGTCTTCCGAATCGTTAACCTCTGTTGCTGTTTCAATAAATGTTGCATCAATAGGCTTTCTCATAACATCAGAGAAGAATTGTCCCCAACCACTTCTATTACTTAGTAATTCAGATAAATAATCTTGAACAACAGTTCCATTCTTAGTAAGAGCTTTATTTGATAAGTTGTAATTGTAATGTGCTCCTCCGATATTAAAGGTAATATTACTTACAACTCCGTCAGCATCTTCAACTGGATTAATTGAGTGTTTAGAAAAGATGTCAGAGAAATTATCATAAGTACTCTGAATCATTAAGTGTTTTTCTAAGTCGGTTCTCTTTTGAGAAATTGATTCACTATCCAAGTAACTTACTACATATTTACCTGTATCTGGGTTATATTTGTATTGTAGATAACTTACAGGAGATGTCTTATTAATATGATTTAGTACCATTGAGAATAAGTTCATCTGGTCTGGACTAGTTATACTACTTTCTAAAGAAGCTAAACTAGAAGGATTTGTTACATCAAATACAGCATGTCTTACACTTCTAAAGGTCGGATATAATGTTGCATCATTTCCTTTAAAGTATGTTTTACTATTATTATATGCAATATTGATAATTTCTTTAATAGCTTCTCTTGGGTTATTTCTTATTTCTCTAGTAATACCTGGGTTATTTTCAGAGATATTTCTAAAGATTCTAGTAAGAGAGTTGAATGTCTTAAATTCAACATATTGTCCTGTAGGATTATTATGTTCATCTACCATAGGTATAGAATTAACAAACATTTGAACAGCCCCATTAACATGTTCGTTAATATCTTGAAGTTCATTATTATAATCCTGTTTGATATGCTTTCCTAAGTTAAAGGTGTATTTATATCCGGCTTTAGGGTCTATGTGTCCTCCAACGAATCCTCTTGCTACCTGAATTATATTCTTACTATAACGTAATAAGAATCCATCAAAGTTAGTAAGTATCACATATTTATTATATGCATTGATTCTATCTTGGTCAGTTGATACAAACACTCCGTCTTTCACATCTTCAAAGAAATATATTCTTGCATCTCTAATAAGGTCATTATAAGCTTCTAACTGAAACTCTCTTCCTGCATACATTTGAGTAACAGGGCTTCCTATTTCTTTTGCAAGTTCTTGAAAGATTTGATTCTTATACATTCTAATAGAATCATTTAAATCTCTATTAGTAGATATAAGTTTATTAAGATTATAATTTACGAAAGCAAATCTTGTTAATTCATTTTGAAAATGTCTAACAAATCTTGATTGGTCGTTGATATTATCAAATATAGAATCCAATCCTTCGCTAATAGAGGGTATAGGAGCTTGTGGGAAATCGTTAGCTTCTGGTGCTATATTCTTAGCATCTTCATCTATTGATACAATATCCCAACTTTGTTCTATTAAGTCCCTAGTCTCTTTTTCATTTGTGGCAAAGCCAAATAAGCCCTCGTAATTGTCTCTATCATATCTAATCAATTCATTTTGGAGCATACCTAGACTTTGCTGTGATGGAACTACTCCATTATCTTTTATATAGTTTAAGGCAGAAGAGATTATCTCTCTCCTACCTTCAACTGAATCTGGTTCTAATGTGTCAGGGAAATTTTCAGCGGCTGTATCATAAGCTGACCAGATTTCCACTAATTCGGGAATAATTCTACATTTAATCATTTTAGCAGTTTGGTTTTCCTTCGTTATTCTTTCTTATTGAGTCCCTAATAGTATTTAGCTTACTCTTCACTCCTTCAGTAGCATTTTTATCAGCTTCTACTGGGGCATATTTGTCAATCACTTCTGAAACATCAGCATCCGGATTGAACAATTCTTCAGCTATTGTATTGATGTCTAATGTAGAAAGTAAATTAGCAATTGCCTTTCCTTTATTATAAATCATCAATTTAGGTTTAGTCATTTTAGTGATATCCTCATTCTTACCTAAAGAAGATATTAATGATTGTACTCCCTTGTTAAATTCTTCTACAAACTTAATTTGAGGATTTTCGTCTTGAGGTAAAGGACGTATATCCTTTAGAATGGCTTCATTTTCCTCAAACCCAAATACATAATCATTTCCATTTACTCTTACAGTAAAGGTCTGTTCTTCTGCATTTAGTTTTATATCACTATCTTCAAGGGTTACAGTATTTATTTCTGTATTTTTCAGTAACTCATTTTCATTTATATGTTCGGCAAACGAAACAATTGCATTAGGGTCTGGAATAATATTATTGTTTTTATCAATAAGATATTCAGGAGTTATTGTCGCAACATCGCTGCTGTTCGTATATAGTCTCCTTGGCAGACTTGCTAATTTATCACGTACCTTACTTATATATTGAGCATTGAACGATTGGATTCTATCTTCAACAGTTTCACCATTTAAGTTGAACTTAGTAATGTCTATTGTCTCTAGCATCCTTTTAATTTCATCCTTTTGCAAAGTTACATTATTTTCCACAGAACTCAAAATATTTGCAATCAAATCTTGTTGTGCATTAAGTAACTTCATTTTATCACTAATTTGTTCTACTACAGGAGCCTCTTCTACAACTGGCGGACCTTGTACCGGTACAACTTGAGTAGGTTGATTTACTTCAAATTCTTGGTCGGTTTCTAATGCATCATAATTAATATAATAATTCGGAGTCTGGATAGGTCCATCAAAGTATACTTGTTGTTGACCTAAAGCAGATATATAGTATCCAAATTGTACATTATCATTTCTCGCAGTATCTATACCATTAGTCCATACTCCGTATTTGTATAGATTTCCATAGTCGATAGCTTGCTTAAATGTAGCAAAATCACCTGGGCCATACTCTGATATAGTATTGTAGAATAAGTGACGAATAACGTTAGTACTTGCTGTGAATCCAGCCATAACTCCTCTTTTAATTAATGGGAGCATCGCAGCTGTCGAAGGTGCTTCATATCCTTGTATAGATTGTTGAATCCTTAAGAAGGTTTGAATTGCACGGTTCTTTGATTCAGCATTTTTAGTTATTTGTGGGTCTATATCTGGAGAACTGTAAATATCATCATCTGGATTTACTAATTTCTCTAATAAAGTTGTTAAGTTAGAATTAGTCTTAGATAAATTCTGTAAAGTCTTTACAATATAATTTGAAGGCCCACTTGGGTCATACTCTGGAAGAACTCCAAAATCTCTCAGCATTTCGAACTGTTCTGACGGAGAAATAGCCATACGCATATAGTAAGACGTATTCTTTACAGAATATTGAGTATTACTATCTTGAGCTTCAACTTGTCCAGCTGCTTTAGTAGTTTTAACTGGTTTAAGTCTACCCATTACCAAGCTAGGGAATGCATTCTTCAAATCATTCAACATATTAGTAATCTTAGCCTTCACTTCATTAAGAGAAGATTCGCTTACTCTAATTCCGTCACCAGTAGGGTCAACAGCAATCTTATCCTTTTTAAGGTCTTCTTCTGACGGAAGTAGGTTACTATTAAATGTTTCGACCCCTTGATTGTAAAGCTCAATATCTTGAACTGTTGCCTCTTTAAGTCTTAACATACTGTATAAGAATCTTGCAGCTTCTACTGGCCTAGCTAACATGAAGAACTCCTTAGCACCGTAGATTTTTCCACCACCTTCTCCTTCAAGTCTTCCCCATTCTTTCATAAAGTCAATCAGAGAAAGTCCTCTAAGATTTAAATGTCCTTTTGTTACTTCAAAGAAAGGTGCAGTTTCATCAGTTCCTAAATACTGCATTTTCTGTAAGTGTCTATCAAGTAATTCTGAAGTAGTAACATTCCATAAATCATCACTCATAAAGACTGTAGGATAACCCTTAACAACTCTCTTAGCCTTTCCGTCAAGTTCAACAGCACCGTCCATGTAAATATCACTGAACAATATTTCTGGATGCTCTCTCATAGTTTGGTCAAGAGTTTTACCCCTGTTGTACTTTTGTCTGACCATATCTAACTTGTTATAATTCTTATTCTTAAAGATTTTATTACCAAAAGAAATTCCTTTCTTTTTAGCTTTAAAGTCAGTAAGTCTGAAATATACCTGTCCTTTTTGGTCTATTTTGGAGTTAAGAGTTGCTCTATCATTTAAGATGTCTACAAGTTCTGTATTATCTGAATTTTGTATAATCTTATCAATGGCAGTAGTACTTCCTAGAGTGATGTCTAAATATCCATCTTTAGTCTTTAATTGGAATACTATTCTTCCGAATAGCTCATCCTGTTTAAGCTCTTTAAGATTTTCTACATTATAAGCCTTATCATATCCAGGTTTATATTTAGTTAATTTAAGTAGCCAATTACCCTTTGCAATAGCTGCTTTGAAACTCCTAAATTTATCTTCAGATAATTTACCATTAAAGTATAATTCAATAAATGGTCTAAGAGCTTTATATTGTTCAGAACCAGCGGATGATAACTTAGTTCTTACTATGTCTTTTAATTCAGATGCGGACCTCTTAAATAAAGACCTCATATAAGCTAATGAAGAAAGTAAATCAATACCTTGCCCAGACTCTAAATTAATGTCTCTTATATCCTCAATAGTTTTTCCACTTATTAGGTTAGAGAATCCTGATAAATCTTCATCAATTCCATTAGTAGATTTATAAGGCTGAATAATTCCATCCTCATTCATATTAAGGGCAAGATGATTATAATAACTTCCTATGGACATTGTTCTTGCCTTAATATCTGCATTTGGGTCACCAGTAGCTTCCTCATCCATTTTTTGCTCTATTTCTTTCAATGCTTTAGGTAAATCATTTTCTTCAAAAACATTCCTTTTCATTACCTCTGCAGCAGCTTCATCATCCTTAGAAGTGTCGTAAAGACCCTTATTCTCATTGGATGTTTCTTCCCCAGTGTTACCGTCAGTTGCAGGAACTTCTTTTGGAGTAGCTGGGACTGTTTCTCCCTCTTCTTCTCCTTCTGTTGTAGCTACTGGAACTTCCTCTGTATCTGGCTTAACATCCTTTAAAACACTAAGAATTAACTTCTTATATCCGTCAATATCATCAGCCTTAAGTTCAGAAGTACTTGTTGTAGAAGCCCTATCTGATTTAGCAACCATATTATAGTTCTTTTTAACTATTAAGTTACCATCAGCTGAACGACTCATTAAAGTATAGAAATACTTTAAATCTTTAATAAATGTATTCTGGTTGGTTGTATCAGTCCAGTTAACATCGACAATAGTATATTTAAATTCAGAACCTTGAACGTCTCTTGAATCTCTTACTACTACTTGTCCAGGATATTTTTCCTCAAATTGATGAAATACATCTTTTCTAAAGTCTGAAAGAACATTATCAGTAATTAAGGCAATTCTTTCCCCCTCTTTTAGGTTATTAATAAGTCCTTGTAGATAATCAACATTTAGTTCATTTTCATCTACTAGCTTATCTCCATGAAGAATTATTTCTTTATCAGTTTTAAGCTCATAATACTTTAATAAAGACTTACTTCTAATGTCCCTCATTGTAGACTTGATGTTTAATTGAGTCCCATTAAGTTGGCTGTCTTGTTCTTTATCAATAAGTTCAGATAATATCGAAGATACTTTATCTAGATTGTCTTTCTTATGGACATTGTTAGCTCTAATACTTGAAGTAAGTACAGGGGTTCCAAAATACATTCCAGTTAAATCAAGTTCTTCTCCATTTCTTGGGTTGATTACCCCTTCTTGCTTATTGTCTCCAAGGGCATAAATAACCATATCCTTGTCAACAAACTTGCTTAAGCTGGCAAGCATTTGCATTTCTATACCAGAGAAGTGAGTAAACTCATCAACAAATAATACATCAGGTAAAGCTGCAATATTTACATCTTCTTCGGTTAAGAAGTTTTGATTGTATATTTCAGGATTTCCGTCTACTAAATAAGGGGTTTCTCCCTTTTCTTCTGGCGGGTTTCTAAATTCGGAAATTGCTTTCTTTACCTTTTCCCAACCAGATTCAGTAAGCAGTGCTTGCCATAATTGAAGCCTGTCATAGCTCTTATCAATTCCTAATGTGGCAGCAAGTCTTTCTCCTACGTCAGCTTTAGGTCCAGATACCATTACAGTAGCATCAGGATTATCAATCTTTATCATGTTGTAAGCTACCTTAGCAACACCAGTTGATTTACCTGTTCCAGCCCCTCCTAATACAGTAATTATATTCTTAGTAAAGGTATTCTTTGTATAGAACTCTTTATTTTGAATAGGCTTAAACTCATAAGTTTTCTGTAAGAATTTATTGAATAATACAGGATTCTTATATAAAGCAAACATTTCTTGAGCACTAAACATCTGATTATAGAATGGAGCATGAGAAGGATTGCTAATAATAGCTTTTCTTAACACACTCTGCATTTCTTCTGGATTAACTGCCAGAGTACTTAACAGATAAGTAGCAAGGTCAATACCTTTAATGTCTTGATATGTACTATTTCTTTTGAATTTAGATGCACCATAGTCATTATAATCAATAATATCAGTTCCAGCTATTTTACCTATAATTTCTTCTTTTTGTTCAGATGTAAGTCCAGAGAATTTATCATATAAAGCCTTACTAACTCTTAATAATACTTCATTAGAGAACCTTAATGATTCTTCGTCATTCTTACCATTAGCAATGATTTCTTGTAGTTTAACAAGTTCATCACCGGTTAATAAGTCTTCTTCAATGAATGTTTGTTCATTCTCATCAGCATCAGTATAGCTTAGATTCTTTAGTCTTGATAAAGTAGAATCAGCGGTATTCCCACTTAATATAAGTGCAAACATACTGTTTAGTCTTCCCATAGTTTTACTACTATCAACAGTCTTACTACCACTATTCATATCATTAACTGCAAGTAACCATGCAATTCTTTGCTGGATATTATATAGTTCAGTTTGAATAGTTTGAGCTTCTTCTTGAGTCAAAGGAACATCTTCTTGAGCTCCCATGTTTCTCTTATATTGATTAGCGATATCAATCATATTAAATACTCCCTCATTTCCAGTAAGATATGGAATAATAGAGTGACTTAATATTTGAGTTGCAGTATTTGCAGTTTCAAGTTGCTCTCTAGTAAGTTCATTACTAATCACATAGTCATATAAAGAAGCTGTACTCTTGTAGTCTCCTTCTTCTGCCTTTAATAGTTTGAATACATCTTCACCAATAAGGTTAGTAGATAGTCTTCCTAACATATCCCATACAGGATTCTCCTGCATAGCAGCAGTAGATATTTTATCAATTTCACCTAATAAGCCAATTCTGTCAGCATCTAAATTTAGATACTCAAGTAACTGTTTATTAAATACAGAGAAATCTGGATTCTTTTTAAATGATGAATTTAAAGAATTTTCATTTATATTTCCATCAGTTAGGATTCCACCAAGCAATTCTTCTGAATTAGCTCCAGTAAATTCTGTAGTAAACATATCCATGAATACATTCTGCATTTCATTTTGAGTTAGGGCATAATATCCCTCTTCGTCCTCAAATACATATTCTCCCTTCGAATCTCCAAGTTCTTCAACAATGGATGGGTCTACTTCATCTATCTTACCTAAGTAAGTAGAGTTGCTAGTAAGAATATCGTTATAATAAGAGTCTTCAAAAGTAAATCCCTTAAATGGGTCCATGAATATTGTAAGTCTATTTACAAAGTTTTCAGGGCTAAATCTATTATAGCTCTGCTTAACTGTATCAATCATTTGTTTAGTCTCTGCATCAATAAAGCCAGTAGATTGAACTATGTTGTTTATTGATTCGAATAAGACTTGTAATTCTCCAGTTCTTCTCTGATTAAGAATTGGGTCAATACCTATACTCATATGTTGTTTCATATTCTCCAACATATTTTTTAGGTTCTGAACGTATGCTTTACCGAAGGGTTTAGGACGTTTCTTATCACTTCCTGGGTCTGCGTTCCAGATTTCTCTCTCCAGATAAGAATCAACTATCTTTGCTTTTTGTTGAGCACTATATACATTCTCTTCTGGATTAAGATTGGCATCAGCAATGATTTGCTCATCACTTCTTCCATTTCTTACCTCTTCTTTATATTCAGCAATTTCTGTATCACTAAGTTTAGAAATGTTTTGAGAATCATTAAGTTTAGATATTACATCATATAATTGAGACTTAAACTTATACATTTGAGAGTCTCTATATCTAAGAATAGGTTCGGCTGTTTCAGCTTTTAAGTTCTTAAATATTTCATAACCAAGATTTATTTTTTCTTTTTGGTCTGATTGAGTATATTTCTCGTAGTCAGCTTCTAGGTCTTTCTTTTGCTGTTCTGTTGCAGTAGCGTAGTTAATACCTCTTACATATCTTGAATAAGCATAGATGTCAGGAGCTGCAAATGGAGACATTAAACCTCTATTTAATTTATATGCCATCATTTCAGCATATTCTCCAGCTCTCTTTCCAGATAAAGTGTCGTCTACTTTCTGTTTATAGTCATCATATCTTTGCTTAATTTTGCCAATTTCAGAGTCTTGAGGGTTACTCTTCATTTCTATTGCAGCAGTAATAAGACCCTGTAACTGTTGTTGGAAATCGTATAGAATTTCTTCTCCTACACCGGTATCAGCAAGTTGTTTTAATCTGAAATCTTTCATCAGAGAATTATTAACAACTTCATCATCCTTTAGGTTATATCCTTCATTATTGATTACTGAATCAACTGCATATAGATAATTAATAAGAATATTACCCAATATATTGTTTTGACTGTCTTCTCTCTTCTTAGCTGGTTCATAATATACTTGCCCATCATCAGTTGTATTAGTAGATAAGTTCATAGAAAGAGTAGTAGAACCTACTTCTCCCTTATCAATACTCTTCTTTAATAAGTCTACTGATTTCTGAACTCCATTATTTCTAATCATAGTTGCAATATCTATGGCTAGATTTTCTGGAATGTTCTTTTGAATATTGGGAACTCCGTCTCTGATATTTTCCATTTTAGTAATGGCAGGGAAGATAGCTCCACCTACAGCACCGCCAAGAGCAGACATTAAGTATCTTTCTAAAGGATTACTTTGAGTAAACTCATAGTTACCTCTTTTTTGAGTCCATCCAAGTTTGTTAAATGTCCAGTCAATTACATTGCTACTTTCGAAGATTACATCCTGTAATGCCTCTTCTGATACTTCTTCGATAGCTTCTTTTACTGAATTGGCAACCCAACCTTCTGGGTCATTAATAAGATGTTTTTCGTAGAAGCCTTTAAATTTTTCACCTAAGTTTTTAATCCATTTAACTTTTCCAGAGTTAGTAATGTTAGAGGAAGTCTTTTCAACTAAAGATAATTGAGGCTTCATTTCTTTAGTAAACTCTCTAATCAACCTTTTATTGGCTTGTTTTAAATCATCAAGACCTAAACCACTAAGGGCTACTTCTCCAAGAGAAGAATTAAATAGCTTACTAAATCCATATAGGGCTGCTCCCATACCAATGGCTGTAGTTGTATCGCTAAATCCATTTTCTTTGAAAGTATCGTACATGTCCTTAGATTGTGTCATAGCCATGTAGAATTGAGAACCATTCTTAGCAAAACTATTTATAGCTCCTTGCTTAGCTGTGATAGCATTTAATAGGTCATTTCCTACCAATTTAGTATAATCAGAAGCCACATCTCCATCTTTAATAGCTTGACTTAAAGTCTTTCCATATTTCTTTAGATAGTCAGCATTGTGTACCTCAACAAATGCCTTAGAGTTCTTTGCACTTCTTGCATCCCAGCCAATCCATTGCGGAATCTTAGCGATACTTCTTTGTTGATAAAGCTGACCTACTACATCAGTTACTAAGTTTGCAAATTGTTCATAATTAAACATTCCTTGATTTCCTGCATCACTTACAGAAGAATCAAACTTTCTAACTGAAGAGTCAATCTTATTAAGGAATTGCCATAGACCTGGCTTCTTAGAAGCTGTATCATCTCCAATAGCATCAATTACAGTTTTACCAAATACTGCTAAAGCCTGACCAAAATATGCAGATGCAGTAGCAATACCATAGGCTTGTCCAACGTAAGGAATAAATAGTGGAGCAATAGTTGCAATCATTTTTGCAGTGGTTCCTGCAACACTCTTATCAATTCCGTCAGAAGCCAAGAAATTATATTTATCCCATTTAGAGCCAGTGGTAGTTAATGTATCAGTCCAGTGTAAGAAACTCTTATTTGCGGCATCTCTGTCTCCAAGAGTTTCATAATATGGCATACCATTTGCGTTGAGTTTATAGTCTCCTGCAAAGTGTTTAATTTCTCTACCATATTCATCCTTATGGTATCCATCTTCTTCCCACTTAGCTTCTACTAATGGTTCTACAAACATGAAATCAAAGAACCCACTCTTATCATCATCGTCTGGAGTCCAGTCAAGCTCTTTTCCAGTTTTGTAGTCTACAACCCTTTGAGTTTGAGCTGCTTCTCTATAAGACCTAAGGGCTTTACCTTCTCCAAATAAGCTATTAATACCTTGTGATTTAAGAGTAGGATTGGATACTTTTTGTACAATAAACAAAGGTTTTTGAGATGGAGTACTTCTGTCAGATAAAATATCTAACGGGCTTTTAACCATATTACGAAGGAATGTATCTTCAATGTTTCCTTGCACAAAAGTATTATATGTTCTTACAGCACTATCATAGAACTGATTGTATAATTTTTCATCAAAATTACCTTCAGCATCTTTGAATTGGTCTTGCACTGCCTGTATATCTTTATATGATTCTCTATCTTTTAAACCTGTATTAGCTGCATCTAATCCAGCTTCTTTAAAGTTTTTAAAGTCTTTGTCTGGATTGTATAGTATCGTTGCAAACCAATCGTTTTGTTGTACATTTTCCATATTCTAATCAAAATTTGTTTTTACTAGAGGTCTTCTGTTGTTAGCAATTTGGCCCTCTCTAATTAGCCTGTTAGCATCAAATGTAGATTTAGGAAGATTAATATTACCAGTTTTAGCTGCTGAACTCACATAGTCACCAGACATTGGCATATAAATAGTTCCTCTATACATATCTGAAACATTTCCAAATATTTCCCATTCCCACCAAGAATCGAAGTCATAATCTCCTTTCTTGTTACCATTTCTGGCAGGGTCATTTATAATTTTCATAGCAGCATCCTTCCAGTGTTTTCTTTCGTCTCTGCTAAGTTTATCAACACTCTCATTTTCGTTTACTATTCCACTCTGTTCATCATCAGAAGCAACTCCTGTCATTGCTATGAATGGTCTTAGTAATCCTCTTTCATAAGCAGACTGTGGATTTTGCATAGCATCCCAGAATGGGCCTATTCCTGCTGCTTCATAAGCTTGTCTTCTTTCTACATCAGACACGTTACCTTTTCTTCTTAAATCATCCTCAACTTTTTCTATAATACTAATAATTCCAAGATTGGGAGCAATTCCACCATTTGGTGTATTAGTATAAGGCAGCCACACTTGTGCAACTCCTTCTGATGGGTCATATACAAGTTTATTAAATTGAGTCGGGTCTACTTTATTGTCACCAAAGTAAACGGAGTTCTGTAAAACTGCTGAACCATAACCTGCACTCTTCAATATTGTATCGAGAGTGTTCATTCCCAATCCTTCTCCTGTTTTAACATCTTGGGGTTCTGCCCACCAATTAGCTGATGTAGTATATTGGTAATTAGAATGAGGATTCAAAGTATAGTCTCTCTGTACAGTAGATTGACCATTTACAATTGCATCAAGTTGTTTTAAATCATTTCTTGAACCACTTCCACCATCTCCAGTACCACTAATGGTTCCAGTAAGTTTTTCTTCATAGTTTTGAGTAGTTTCAATAGTAGTATCTAATTGAGATGCTATTAGTTGAGTTATTAAGTCTAATGCTCCTTTCTTAGGATTCTCTGTATTTCCAGATTTAACTTCTAATAAAGTAATAGCATTTGGGTCTAACGTATCGTAAATATATTGAACTGCTGCTTTTGCAGCCTGATATTGATTCTTATTTAGTAATCCGGTTTTATAAACTCCATCTAAGCCCATACCTGAAAGGTCAGCTCCTTCACTTACAATGTTATTTAAATATTCCATACCTTGAATAATCTGACCTTCCTTTTTGTAAGAATAGCCTTCTTTAGATATAGACATAGTTCCCAACTTACCCATTGCTCCTTGAATTATCTTGTTAATAGCTGATATACCAATACCATTTCTAACTGTATTAAATATATCATTCTTATTAGCCATTTCATCAGAGTGAGCTCGTATATAAAGCAAGTCAGAGTTTTTAAGGGCAAAGTATTTATCCCTATTGTTTAAATACTCATCAGTAGATACTTGTTTAATATCTCCCTCTGTATCTTGAACAACCACATTTCCAGTAGTTGTAATGGCAACCTCATTTAATCCCCCATTAGCTTTAACAGTTTCTAATGCAGAATCATATTCTTTCTTATTAAAATTAGCATTTTTAATTTGCCTTAATGCCTGAAGGTATCTTGAAGATATTGAAGAGGAATTAATCTTCCCCTTACTAAATAGATTGTCTTGTTTATAAAGCCAACTTAGGTTTTTAATTATCTCGTTGGTGTCACTTGGTAATCCGTCAATGTTGTCCACCATTTTAAGTAAATCCTTGTCAGTGATTCCCTCTTCTTTGGTACTTGCTTGTACAGCTTGAGGTTGTTCAGCTGCACCTGCATTTGTAGTGTCTTGCATCCCAAGTGGTGTATAATAAGTGAATGGGGGCATACCACCCCCACTCTGCATCTTTACTATCGGTTCTACTTTCATGTCATTGACTTAATTATAAGTTGTTTAGATACTGATGATAGATTATTAATCATTTTTATATTTGTATCTATTGTTTTTTCTATATTTTTCTGAAAGAGTTTAGCATTTTCAGTTTTAGCTTTAGATGTATCCTTCTGTGCTTGAAGTCTTGAACGTTCAGCATAAGTTAATTGCCCTCCTCTTTTTCTGATAACGGGCGACCAACGTCCTCTAGGCATCCTCAATCCATATACATCAGAATATAATTGATTTTGTGCCTGAACGTTTTCACGTCCTAAACTTTCAATAAGGTCAGAATATTGTTTATATTGTGGAAGAGTACTAATATCAACTCCTTTTAAACTTTGTTGTTCTAAGTAGTCTCTTAGTGGTTTCAATCTGGCTTCTGTTCCAGCTTGAATATCACTCATTCCAACATTAAGATTAAACTGTCTTTGTCTATCTCTATCCATTGCTGCCTTATACTCTCTTTCTTTCATAAAGTTCTCAACAGAAGTCCAGTTAGCTGACATCTTAGCTGCATCAATATCCTTTTTAGCTTTATCAATTCCAAGCATAGAAGCTCTATTTCTATTGGCAACTTCACTTCTTCTTGCAACTGCTTCTGCATTATTTTGCCAAGCTGCTTCACCTGTTCTACGAATCATATCATTATCAGCTAAAGCTCCTTCAGTTCTTAATTGATTAGCTCTTGAATTAGCTTCTAATTCTCCTGCCAATTGTAAAGAAGCATCAGATGTTCTTGGTCTTGCAGCTAAACTCTCTAATTGAGCTGCTTGATTATTGTATGCTTGCCTAGTAGCTAAGTCTCCTACTATTTGTCTTGGAGTTTCATAGGTATCAAGAAGTAATGGTTTTAAACCTTCCTTAGTCTTAGCTGCAACTCTATTATTGTTCCAGATATTTCCCATCATTCTTCCAGCTTGGATAAATGCAGTTGGGTCTAAATTACCTAAGATTCTTCTAATTCCACCTCCTGATGTAGTTCCTCTTGTTTCAGAAGGAGTAACCTTTGCAGGGGCAGCTCCCCCAACATTAGGAAGTCCACTTACTTTTCCAGTAGTAGGATTTATAACAGCTTTAGATGTATCAATAGTTTGAGTATTAAACTTAGGAGCAATTGGAGCTTGTAAAGCACTAGGTCTTAACATAGCCATACCAGTTGCATCGTCAATGTAATATTCAAGACCTTTCTTATTTGCTAAAGCGTTTATAGCTTTAAGTTGTTCATCAGAGGTAACTCCTCTCATTCCACCATGTCTTAAATATTCTTGCCCTCCGAAGTAGCCATCAGTAAAGTTACTTGTTGCATTGTCTCCTGATACTCCAGCTCTCGTAATCTTACCAGTTTTAGCGAGACCCTCAATAGCTGCATTAACTCCAGGAGCTACTTTGTTAAAGGTAGTTTGCCTATCATAAACTCCTTGATTATAACTTACTGGAGAAGTTCCAGGTTTATAGCCAGTAGTCGAAAGATTTCCATAATAAGATTTCTGTAAATTATTAAAGTCTTGATAGTTCTTTAGATTATAACTATTTAACCAGTTATTAAATCCTTCTGTTCCATAAATATCGGTTCCCCAATTGGCACTACTAACTACATTAGAGATTTTTCTTCCACCTTGAGCTTTAATGATTCCACCTTGCTTATATATTCCTCTCTTATTCAGTTCTTCGGTTGTTAGTCCTTTATTTTGAAGTCTTTGTCTTCTTTGGCTTGGATTTAAAAGATTTCCTTTTATTTCAGCATTTGGTTTGCCAACAAGCATCTTAACTTCACCTCTTGGAGTGGTTCCTTCTAACCAACGAGTATCAGATAGCCAACCAAGCCTTCCATTAGGATTAATACCTCTCATTCCCCAGAATTGTCCAAAGTTCTTAGGAGTTTCTGAAGATTGGGGAACTAAATGTCTTTGTACCCAATTAGGCTTAGAATATTCAAATCCCGGCACTTTCTTTGTTGGAACTTTCTTCTTGTTTAAGAAACTTCCCTTATACCACTTATCAGTACCTTTGGTTTCTACCGATAAAGCATCATCAGGAATATTCTTTTCAACTAAGCCTTCATTAGCTAGTATTTTCTTAGCCTTCTTCTTAGCTAAGTCTTGTATATAGTTTGCATCCTTTCCCTCAATATCTGCATTATTTACTTGAACTTTAATAGGATTTTCTCTTCCTTTAACAACTACAGATATTTCTTGTTTAGTAGATGGAGCTCTTTTCGTTCCTCTAAGTCTTGACATTATTTTGCCATCTTGAGACTTTAAGAAGTTTTTACCACCTAATACAACTCTTGAAATAGTAGCCAGATTTTTAAAGTCGTCAGTACTTAAATCCTTTATATTGCCACTAGTTACTTTCTTCAATGATGATGTAAGAGATTCTCTTTCTTGGTCATTGAACAGAGAACTTGCTCCAATAGCTGTTGCTATAAGAGGGACAAATTTAGCTAATTTACTCATAGCTTTAGCGGCTTTAATACTTTTCATTGCAGGAATTAATGATACTGCATCCATTCCTAAGTTAAGGGCCAAGTTTCCGACATCACCCCATTCAAGTCCATCAGAAGCATCTGCACCAAATTCAGCAAGTGAACTGGCAGCTCCAATACCCGCAGAAGCAATGTTAGCCCCAGGAACAAATCCAAGTCCAGCACTTAACAAGTCAGCCATAGCTGCCCCCATTTTCACTCTATCGGAAGTCTTAATAATACCACCTGCATCAGTCAAGTCTTTATTATCAAACTTTATTGATTGAGTCTTATCGTAACTATCAGTAGCTTTCTTATTTAATTTCTTCTCCTCATCATTAAGTTCTGTTGCAGGTTTACGTCTGTCTACTATGTAATCAGTACTTACTCCCCATTGTGCTTTAATGATTCCTCCCTCTTTCCTTTTCAGAGGAGATGCATTATAGTCTGTTTTGATAGGTTTAAATCCTTTCCAACCTGTTCCGCCCAATGGAGAACCTGAACTGTGAGGTCCATCGCCTGTGTCAAATGTAAGGTTAGTAACTCTACCTTGGCTATCCCTAAGGATTCTTAATCCTCTCTTAGTCTCATTTGGAAGTAGTCTAAAGTCAATTCTTCCTTCTTTAATAAGGTCAGTTAGAGGTATTCCCTCTTCTGATTTCATTGAATCAAGTCTTCCTGGCAGGAATAATCCTTGAATAAAACTTCTATATCTTGCGTCATTGGCAAGATTAGGATTATCTCCAAGTCTTCTTAATAAACCTAAGATATTGTCTTGTGTGTAAGCATCTTTACCACTAAAGGTATATTGTCTTACTTTATTAAATCCTACTTTTGCATCACTTCCAGAAATTGGCTGTGTTCCAGCTTCTCTTTGTTTTCCTAGTCTAATGGTTGTGCCATTATCATTAGCAACCCATTCTCCCAAAATATCATTATAGGTAATATTTACTGGAGTAAACTTACCATTCTTATTAAGGAAGTATTGAGATTTAGAACCAGTAGGATTCTCAACAGTAGGTCTTGTATATGCTTTTACTAATTCTCCATTGAAATTATCGAAGAATAGAGAAGCATCTGCTACATGAGAATATCCGTATTTATCTTTAAGTTCCCCGTAAATAGGGTCATCGTATATATTTTTATCATCCTGTTCATTAAGGATAATATTATAAGCGTTCTTTACTTCTGGACTCCAATTAGAATATTCACTTGGATTATAAATGTTTCCATTTACTCTAAACCAGCCTGCTAAAGAATCGGTCTTAGGATTAAATGCTTCTCCAATAACCCCATTCTTAATTTCTGTACCATCTGGATTTAAATAGAATACATTTCCTTTATCATCAGTTCTTGCTAAATATCCTGCATCAGTAAGTTTAGTATTTACTTTTGATAAATCCTCCAATGGAGTTCCTTTAAAATTATCTTTTTTAACCTCTGGTTGAGCCCCTGCTTGAATATCAGTATCTCCGAACCAGTCTCTATATCCTTCAACATTTATTCCAAGTTCTGATAAAGCTCTCCAATCTTCATCTTCAAGTTTATCATTTGATAGAACCGCTTTTGCTCTCTCAATTCTATTTCTAAACTCATCTTTATTTTTAAAGGCTGTATTAGATAAATCATATTTAGTATCAAACTCTGGGTCATTTAACAATGAATCAGCATAAGCACTAAATTGTCCAGAAAAATCTTTTAATCTATTAGCTACACCTCTCTTTTTTGTAGTTTCATCTAAAGTATCTCTACTATACCAAACGGATTGATTATATCTATTTCCTCCGAAGAATTTATCCAGAAGAGATTGATTTAATCCTGCGCCAAAATTAAGAGATTTTTTAGTAGCTGTAGGTTGAACTTTCTCTTCTTTTACATAATCTGGAATAGCATCTGCTATTGAGTCTAAGTAATGTGCCACGGCTCCATTAGCATCAAACCCTTTTCCAGAAGTATTTGCTAATTGTCCAGTAGAGTCAATCCAATTTCTTCCTACATCTCTAGAGGAAATTGTTCCAGAGTTTATTCCTTGTAAGTACTTACTGTAGGTTTCTCTAAACGCATTTTTCTTCTTTGAACTCCAACCTGTACTTTCAAGATATGATTCTACATTGGAGTCTGCATTTCTCAATAGAGAGTTTGCTTCAATTTCTCTCTCTCCAAGTCTAAATGTTCTTACTTGAGGAGTTTCTTCTTTTGGTTTCTGTTCAGTTTGTGAGACACTTCCACCGCCTTCTAATTTTTTAATCGCCTGTGACATGTGTTTTACATTTATAATAAAAAAGGAGCATACATAAATCTTGTACACTCCTTTCTAACTTCTACTTTTATACTCTTCTGACTAAGGTTCCACCTCTTCTGTAGACTGGTTCACCTTGAGGAGCTGCTTCTCCGCCTTGTCCTTGAGATGCTTGTTGGATAAGTCCCATGAATCCTTCACACACAGCTAAGGCTGTATTACAATCACCACTTTGAAGTGCTTCTGCAGCCATTTGAGCTAATTGCATTAATTGTTCATCTCCTCCCCCGCCTTGTTCTGGTGCTGCACCTTGTTCAGCTGGCATTGGTTCAGCAGCAGGTGCTGGAGCTGCTCCACCTTCCTGAAATTTCTTTACTTTAGGTTCTAATTTCATAATTCTTTAGTTTTAACGTTAAATACTTAAATACTTGACAAAATTAGCAATATTTATGGACATATCAAAATAATAATCCATTAATTTAGTATTTATACATTTAGTTCATTTAAAATAATTAATCTTCTTTACTCTTTGGAGTATCTACGTATTCTGGAGTATTTGTATCTTGTATATGTAAGTATTTAAAAACCTTCTTTCCTAAGGCTTTATAATCCTTATCTAATTCCGAAGAATATGCTCGTTTGGCCATTTTGATAAGTGTTTTAGTATTTTTTCTACTAAAAATTCTCTCTCCACCTTCAAGTTCCATTTGGGTGGAACCGTCTGGAGCTAGCACTTTCATAACTGGCTGTTTGTCATCATCGTCCTCTTCTATATCAAGTTCATCTCCAGGTTGAATACCAGAGTTTTGATTAACCTCGAGAACATACATAACTCCATCTTCTTCTAATAAAGTTTCATCGTAGGGCTGACCTTGTTGAACAGAGATTACTTCCCCATCTTCATCAATAAATACTATATCTAAAGGAATTGCAGTATCTTTCATCCAAAAGGCTAATTCTTGGGGTTCGTCATATATAAATAACATTCCCTCATTTTCTCCTAAAGATTCCTTTTCTTGCAAACCTTTAATCTTTTCTTCTTCGGTTCTTGCAACCTCTACGTTATATTCTTTATCTCCTATTTCTATTTTCATACCTGTACCTCCGAGATTAATCCTGTGTTATCTTGAGTATTTTCAATTATTTGTTTTGCAATTAATTTTCCAGCTTGTATTGCAGCTTCATCACTACCATCTTTATAAAGACGTTCTAATTCTTCTGTTACCTCTTTAGTAAAGATAATTTCATTCCTTTCAATTTCTGCGTGCTGAACTACTCCGCCTTCTTCTTGAGTTACTACTGCAATTCCTTTAGGTGTAATTCCATCAACATCCATGTGGTGTTTATGAGCATGTAAAGCTCCCTCTGGAATTACATTCATTTTTCCTCCTTCTTTAAACTCTTCTATAGTTTTAGGAGCTTCTTTCTTTTGCTGTCTAATTCTTGCAACAGTCTCAACAGCTCTTTGCATTTCTTCAGCAGATGGAAGTTTTAATCCATTTCTTCCGATATAAGAACCTCTCTGTCTATATCCACCACTCATATTTAATAAATTTCTTGTGTTTAGCATATCCATTGAGCCTCTTTGGTTTGCAAACGCATCGCTAGCTTCATCCGCTATACCTGCAACTATATTTTGTTTTCTTTTGGCTTCTGCAATTTCGGCATTAGCCTTCTTTCTTCCCCTGCCACTCAACAGCCCATATTTTTTCCCACTCTTCTTAGTAGCATCATCAACTTGTCCTTCTGTTCCAGTATATGAGCTTCCAACTTGTTCGAAAGTTTCATTATCTTTATTGATAGTATCTGCTTTCTTAGCTCCAAAGGAATTAATAAGACCTATTGGAGTTAATTTCATGAATTTACTATCTAGAATTTTATCAGTGGTAGTCATTTGGTCAGTTCCTACTCCAAGAGCAGTTAATCCGTCTGATAACATTCCCCCTATCTTCATTGCTCCACCAATAATTGTTCCAACTCCAGGAATGGCACTGACTTCATTGGCAGCTGCATCATAACCGGCATTAAGCCCAGTAGTAAGCCCAGATTGTTCTGTTTGAGGAATTAAACTACTTACTGTGCTAGCCATGTTACCTAGAGAACCCATACCACCCATTCTTTTGAAGAATCCTCCCCCACTAGATTTAGTAGTAGAGGAGAAATCCATAGAAGGAAGTTTTGAGGGCCCTATCTTATTAGTTATACTAAATTGTGGAGGATTAACTGCTGGCAATGGTGGCATTACTGTTAATCCTCCTATATCATATTTTCTCATGCGTAACTTATATTATATATTGTTTTTAATGCAGTTATATACACTAACTCATCACCAGTATATCTAATTTTTACCTTCATAACTTTATCCTTTATCTTAGATTCTTTTCTATGATTACTAATGGTCTCCCATTTAGTTGTGTCGAAAGAATCAGCATTGACATCGTAACCTAATCTAACTAGGTCTTCTGGAATGTCATTCTTATCCTTTATTTCTAAGATTGGCATGTCACTTGGTAAAGGATTATTTACTAAATTAAGAGGTGGATACCAAGCTCCTTCTTTTCCAACCTTCCATTGTAATTCATTTTTCTGATAGAAATTTATTGGAGGAATTTGTATGTACCAATTATCTTCAATAAAGTCCATGTTTCCTCTAAGTCTTCCATACTGTGCCCATATATATGGATATGGAACTGAATCATCAATTATAGCTCCTGGGTCAGACTCTTTACATCTCTGCTTATACATTCCTTTAAATGGACATCCCTTAACGTGAGTAAGTATCTTAAATGTATTTGTTTTTTCATCATATACTATTTCAGAACCTGATAAGCTTTGATAATCTTTATTGGGAGCTGTTACTGCTTGATAATAATCCTCTATCTCATTAACAGTATCTACTCTTGTATAATATAACGGGAACATTGTAGACCTTTCTTTATATAAAGATTTAGAGCCTAATATGTCTCTTTGTTCAGGTTTTATTTTTAAGTAATTCTTATTAAATAAAATATCTGAACCATTATATTGATATAAGTTCTTAGTAGCTTCCTGTCTGAAATACATGTTCTTCTTATCATCAGCGAAATCATAAACATCTCCAGTTATCTCATAATGGAATGACTCTGGGGCAACATTATTTGATAATACTACTAGGTTCTCAAATAATTTATGAACCGATGGGTTATCTAATACTACAACTTCAAATTCAAATGGATGTTGTTTACCATACCACATACATGGCTTTAACGGGTCAGAAATATCAATTATTCCTGCTGTTCCGTGTTTCCAAAATGAAGTAGTTAAATGGTCTCTATATTCTTTAGTACATAAAGCTATAACTAAATCATAGTATCCAGCATTGACGGTGGCGTAACTCTTATAAGAATCTATATATTCCTGTATTGCAGGAGAACCTCCAGTAGGATATTCCAAATTAGCTCTTACGTTTAATAAGTAAATTCCATCAGGTTTTCCATAATCTGTAGTATTGTATTTAATTGTGTCCCCATCTAAGATAAAGCGTTTATAATTTCCTAGATTATCTCTCTCAATACTGAAGTTAACAGTTAACTCAAACGTTGAAGGTTTCTTATCTTCTCTAAAGAACAACCTTACAGGACTATCATCTTCGATTAAGAATGTGTCTGTATAAATATATTCTCCATGCGTAGATGCCCACATCTTAGCTGCCTGTTTGGAAGTGTTTCTATCAAAACTGAAATACATATTATCTATGTTTTCAGAATATGATGGAACCCATGAATAGAATGTCATCCACTTTTGTAGAATCTCATTATAACAAATATTCCAAACTTTCTCTTCAAATCCATAAAGATTATCGTAGAATGTAAACATTACATCTTGTTTGAATCTATTGTAGTGAGTTTTCACATTTCTAATTCCAATTATTGGAGTGAGTTCTCTTTCTGTAAGGGTAATATTCTCATTTAAGAATTGTTGTATTTTGAAATCCGAGATTATCTCGAATTCCTGCCCATTAGTCCTCCAAACTTTCTTTCCTACTGTATCTACTCCATAAACGAAATATGGGGTCTTGATGACACTTTCCGGCCACTGGGTACCGAATGTATCCGACAGTACTCTTGGGTTCTCTGGCAGCACATTAGAGGTGTTTATGAAGACGTTTCCACCTATGCCATCTCCCGATTCTACTCTTTCGTTTACTGGAATTAGAGCAACACCATGTTCAAAAACGCATAGGATATTACCAAACAACTCAATCATTTTTATAATTGAACCATAAGTTTTTGGATAATCTCTGTAGTTAGTGAACTTAAATTCTCTAAATCCATTCTTAAATGCATCTGTTACATGTATATTAGAATATAGAATCCTAGTTTCATAATTATTCTTTATATAAGGAACATTGGGCAACTCAAAGTAATATTTATCAGATGTTGTTGAACTTATTCCCGCATTTGTTACAAAAGATTCAGGAGTTTTGTATGAGCCCTCTACGTTTTGAGCATATAAAGGATAGAATACTCTTGGATGTCCGACCAATCCCTCTTCTGCTGGGTAAGAATAATCTAAGTCTCTAATACTTAAGTTAATACTTGACCTTACCTTAAATGTAACCCAGTGTCCTAGTTGAATAGCATTAACATCTCCTCGATTTATCTTGGCGTTTGTTTCACTATTATTAACATCATAATTATTCTTCCAAGTATTAATGTCAACAATTTCATCATTAGTAGGAGCTGATGGGTCTTGGAAGTTTCTATTCATTCTGTGAGTATATTGGCAAATGTAACAATCACCTCTATAGCAAGTTACAGAACTATTAAATTCTTCAATATCAATCCTATCACTAATAGCATAGTAAGAAGATTTATCGCTATACCTTACATCAAAATATGTTTTATTTTTACCTACATCATATTCTGGAATATAGATATTTATTAGCTTCATGACTCTCTCGAAATTGTCTATTCCGAGGTACGGGCCATAGGCTCCTCTTATTAGATTAGATGCAATTTTAACTTTATTTTCTTTATATGCATATTCAAATTTATATGCTTCTTCTGCAGAACCAGCTCTTGAAGAGAATTTTTGATTTCCATTGGATACAAGTTCTACATCATCACCTACTGCTATAATGTTAACCTTATGAGATAGATTTTTGGATTCTCCTATGTTGCTCTTATATGCAGGTATATATAAATGTCGGTTATTTATATACTCACAGTCGAAATATTCTTCCGTTGGTTGACAATCTGCTTCCCCAACAGGAAAATCTTCTCCTGTAAATAATTGATTGAAATAGGGTGCTCTTAATTCGTACTCTGGGCAGATAGCTGCCTTCTGCAATATTCCAGACTTCTTCATTTTATAAAGTCTAGATACGAAGTCACTATCTAAAGTCCTATCATCATTCACAAACCTTTCTAAGATAAAATTTTCCTGTTTTTCTTCGGCAGTAAGGCTTCTATTGGTTACCTTTTCCAAATTAACTGGAACGGTAGGTAAGTGGCTTTGTCTATCCAATCCGATAGTAAGTGCCTGACAAAGTACAGTAGGTATTCTTTTCTGTCTTACAAAGAAGAATCCTTTAATGTACTTCTTCAATTCTTCCATTACCTCATTAGATTCCTGCATAATTCTAATATCTATACCATAAGCTATCTTATCAGTATTAGTATCAGATTCATTTATAAATCTACAAACCCCCATTGAGTTTTCTATATAACCATTAGATGAAATAGTGTAATCACTTTCATTTATTGAAATATAGTTTCTCTTTCCTTGGGCATCATATAAGGGAGTATCAGTGTAAATTCCACTTGTATATGTAGGAATTTCATCCCTACCTCTTATGTTAAATACAGGAGATAGTGAATTATCTTTAAGAATATATACTATGCCAAGTCTATAAATTTCATTTGGCCAATATCCTAAGAAATGATATATATTGTTAGGATTATAGTATCCAGCGGCAGTATCGTAAGATGTTCCTACATCTTCTATCTTCTTAGAAGTGTTAAGATATGGAGTAAATCTTAAAGATAAGTCAGCTAATTCAGTATAATCTATTTTAGGTTTATTTACATTTCCTAAGAACAGCATATTTTGACAAGCAGCTTGAGCTTTAACTCTATCTACGATATTATACTGCATATTAATTTCATCAAGCGAAATATCAATAGTGTTTTCACTTCCATTAATAAGAATTACAGAAGCATCACCTCTAATAAGATATTTCTTATCAATCTTATGTGCTGATGTAACCTCTGACTGGTTTGCATCAGAAGTACTTTTAGTATAGTAAACAGTCACATAGTTATATGCAGAATCAATATTTCTAAGAACAAACTGGGTGTATTTATGACTGTTTTCATTTCTCAGTCCACTTCTAATAGATTGTGGGGAAGTGCCAATAAATACAGATACAATTCCTGACTCAACCACAAAATCTGTTTCGTTTCCATCTGCATCAGAGAATTTAAAATAAAATACATAATTTCCGACATCTAAATCTCCGCCTGGAAATACTCCACCAAAATCTAGCTTAGGAATAGCTGTAGTTCTTTTATAAAGAGAAGTGTCAATATTGAATTGTTCTCCTTGGTCGTAAATGTTAATATCATTACTTCCAGACCTATCAACTACTTCATATGTATTTAATTCTCGTACAGAGAATCTTGAGTTTATTAATCTCGGAATGTTCTTATTGTCATTCAATATTAGATTGACAGAACCGTCATACGAAGGTTGAGTAATTATGGATACTGGATTATTAATATCAAATCCAAGTTCTTCCGTATCAAAATCATTTAGAGTTCCATCAGGAAGTCTGTAGTTTCTAAACGGATTATATTCATAGACTATTCTACCCTTTGTATTGATTTTTTTAAGAGATAACTGAAAATCTAAACGGAAATCAGCAAGCTCAAATTGCTTAGTAAATTCAGTTACCTCTGTATTGTTATATGTTATCTTCATCCGCAAATAGCTAAGTCACTACTTATTTTTATTTGATATATATTAAACCAATCATCATCACTATAACTAGAAATTTTTCTTGTAGCTCCAGCTACTCCTAATGATGCTCGATTAACTAATATATTTGGTTTTCCAGTTTCTGTACTTTGTAAAGTTAGAATGTTTCCTAAGGATGAATAATTATTAGATGCTACATCTACTGTACTAGTTCTATTAACAGTAATTTTACCAGTATTACTATCTACAGAGAATGAATCTCTATAAAGAGTAAAAGGCTTTTCTTGAATACTGTAGAATCCTTGTTTTCCGGCAGTTCTATCCATCCAATAAATCCTTCCTTCTGAAAAAGGTTCTCCATTTAATGTAGCTTCATAAATATCTCCATTAGGGCTAACAGCTCCAAGACCTGTAAAGCCACCTTCTCCGGCAGTAGTGTATCTTATTAATAAAGAGTCTGCGCTTGGAGTAGTAACTGTTGTAGAATAGTCTTGAGAAATCAGTCTGTCTAATCCTACAATATAGTTGATATTATTTAAAGAAGGAAGCCCTGCCACAATGACCTTTTCAGAAGCAACATCATTGAAATCAGTAATTATACTATTAATTGCGTCGGCATCAATTCTTTTTCCTTCACTAATAATATTTAATACTTTAGTATCTTCTGTTCCACTAGGTTCAGCATTGATTGTATATCTATATGCTGATTTAAAATTATTCTGATAATAGATATTATCTGGAATATATTTTTCTGATGAATATTCTCTATCTTGGGCAACATATAGTTGAGACAGGAATAGCATTAATTTATCAAGTAAATATGTACCTCCTCTTCCGTCCCAATTATCTATACACATACAAGCATTTAAAGCTACATATTTGTCAGAGTCAGTGGTTTTCCAAAGAATAAATGACCATCTATTACAATCTAAGTCCCATCCACCATAATCGGGTTCTTGGTATTGTCTCCATAGATTTCTGTCCATAGGATAAGGCCAACTTAGATTATAGTTATTTAATACCTTCAAACGACCATTACCGTCTTCGTCTCTACCACATCCTCTAAGAACTGCAAAGATTGGTCTTCCAGAATAACTATTATTCATACAAGCGTAGAAATCGTTGGTAAATCCTGTGTTGTTGTCTGGTAAGTCTCCTGCATAGTGAGTATCTTTACCTGAAGTAACGTCAGTTAAAGACCAACCACTACTATATGTAGCCACTCCAGAGCGATATCTTTGAGAACTACTTTTCTTTTTTCTACCAGAAATCATTGCAATCATTTTATTGAAGTGGAAGTGAGGAGACGCAGCAGTAGGAATACTAATTTCATGTCCAAATAATGCACCAATGTCTGATTGTCTGAAATTTTCTAAGTCCATGTAAGGAGCAATCCGCCTAACACTTCCAGATTCTCTAGTATATTTTAAATCACTAGTTATTTTTTTCACATTAGAACCCTTGAGTGTTCCTACCCATGTTCCATCTTTTGCACTTCCTACAACTTCAAATTTCATTGAATCATCTTGTAACAAATCATTACGAGTTATGCTACTACTATCAGTAACAGTTCCTTCTCCAACATTTGGAAGAATTGAATTATAATAATCTTCCAATCCAGTAGAGCCTACTAATTTAGGTTCATAGTCAGTAACATCAATTCCTTTAGATGTAACAGTAATGTCGAGGGCTACATCAGATTCTCCAATATCTCCGATAAAGAAATTTTTATCACTGTTCTTCTTAAGAATTGGAATTGCTTTAATTTCTTGATGTTCTGTAAATGAAGTATAAATATATGACATCAAATCCTTTGGAGTAGTTTCTCCAGAATCCTTCACTAAATCTGTAGAGAGAGTAACAGAACTTGATGTCCTTTTTCCTATTTTTTGGTTTACTGAGATATCCAAATCGCACTTAACCTCTAAGGAAGAGAAATCATCAACTTGATTTGCAATAAACGATTCATTGAATGTACTTGAAGTGTACATTAGTCTATATGTAATATTAGATATTTTATTAGTTGGGTCTAAAGTATTACTACTTACAGCTTCTATTCTAACTACATATAGTTTTCCTTTCTTAAGAGACATATGAGAATTATCAAAGTATACATTAGATTCATCAAATGTTATATACTCTGTAAAGTTTCCATTGTATGACCTTCTTTGTCTTGTTCTATAGGTATTTTCTGTACTAGGGTCGGTAACATCACGAAAGTCCATATTCACTTCTGTGATTTGATATCCATATCTCGGATATGCTTCAAGACCCCACGAAATCGAAATGGAGTTTTGGTCTACATAATATCTCCACTCAACTAAATCTATCTTTCCAGTTCCTATATAGCTAAGATTCATTGAACCTCTTTTGGAAAGATAATCTATTGTTCCGAATGAAGTATAGGGAGTAAACGCATAAGTAAATAACTTATCATCCTTTATTAAATCTTCTATTTTAAATTCGTAGTTTGCACCATTGAAGTCGACAAATCTTGTAAGACTTTCTTCTCCTTCATGTTCACATTCTACTTTAACTCCAAGAAGTTTAGCTTTTTCTTCCTCGTCTTCATCCCAAGATATAGGAACAACCATACTAACTTTATTGTCCTCAACCTTATAAACATCGACTGATGTATTAAAAGTCTTTGGAGTTTCAAGTTCGGCAATTAAAAGAAGTTTTCCTGATACCTTATTTTTGTATACGTTATATGGATATTTTGGATTTTGTCCTGCAAGTAATTCTGCATCATCCACCTCATTTCCTGTAAGAGGATATATCCAATATCCATCCACACTATTTACTTCATCTTCTATATAGGATATGTTATTATCATCGTCCAGTATAGCCAAATGAAGTCTTAATATTCTTTTTCCCTTTGTTTTATAATCTGATAGTATGTTGTTTAAACTGTCATTGATTCCAGTACTTCCTATAATAAATTTATCTCCAGGTCTTAACTTATTATCTTCTCCGTCTAGTAATTCCTTTCTTACATACATTGTATTCAGACCTTTAGTGAAGAAGTCTGATGTTTGTAAAACTATAGGACTTTTAGATATTTCATCAGTAGTGAAATTTCTTTCTGGAGAAGGAAATGAGCCAAGTTGGCATTTATTAGTAAGAGGATTTACAGATGCAACATATATAATTCCTCCATATTCTTTAATACCTACGGGAATATATCCTGCATCCAATTTGGCAGTTTCCACTCTTCCATTACCCATGTCATTTTGTAGAATAAATTCATTCCCATCATAGGTAATCATAGTAGAATTAAGGCAGTCAGTTACAACATTGTTGGGTGTAGTCATAGGATTTAAGTCCATTACAAGACCACCATCAAACGTATTAACTGTTTCCTGTTTACTCATGCTTACAAAAATTCATAATTATTATTGTATGTTAATATATCTTTAAATTTTAATGGTTCTCTAGTTATAATTAACTCTGCATCCTTAGATGTGAAGTTTTCCCTATAAGCAACATTTCCTACAAGAGTAATAAAGGGAACTCTGAATATATACCTTCTGTTATATTCTCTTATCTTGCACTCATCGAGTATCTGATAGAGAATTTGATTCCCATAGTTAAATATTTTCTTTTTCCTTCCTTTGGTATTGTGTTGTTTGAGAAAATCTTCATATTGAGAATCAGTAAGTGCGAAATAGTAATATCCATCCCATTGTATATTCTTGCGCTTGTAGAGAACCCGCAGCTTTACAGTTAATTTCTTGATGTAGTATTCAAAGTGTTTTACAGAATCCCTTCTAAGTGTTCCTATATAGCACCACAACGAATCATCAGTTATTAAAGTATCTCCACCGTAAAGATTATGCAAATATAGTGATTTCCAACCATAGTTCAAAATTCTTTTAATGTCCTTTTCTGGAACATCTGGAAACTTTTCACAAAGTGATTCGTAGTAATCTTTAATTTCTTTCAGTTGCATAATTTAACAGTATTGTTTACCTTTATTAGTATTCTCTGTAATCTTGTTCTTTATATTTTTATCAACATACACAGTCTTAGACTTTATAAAGTTTCCACTTTTTATATTGAGAACTATTTCGTTTCCAGAGAATCCAGATGATAAAAAATCAACATCTCTCCATTTACCGCTTCTTCTTGCCCTTTTAAAGTCTTCTCCATATGTTCTTTTAACATGCATTTCTGCAAATCTTCCATGTGTAGGAAGTATAAAAGTAACATTATTATCAACAATGTCATTTAATACTTCCTTTACACACTCTCTAAATATTTTCTTTACTAATACATCCCTGTGGGGGTCTTTATTTATTTTCTTACAATCTTCACATGACATTTCCAATTTGTCGTATGGAAAATTCATAAACATTTCGTCCATGTTGAACGCACATCCAGTAGCATAGTTCATAATTGTTAAACAGGTTTATATGAGAAATTGTGTCTTTTTCTATTCCAGTTTGTTTTAGCATCCAGTATATCATTCATTTCATTTTGATTTAGATATTCTGGAACTCTAGCAGCATCACAATACTTAAGCCAATCTTGTAGCATTAATTGTGCTGTCTGAAGGATATTTGCATTGTTAGTCATTAATCCTTCTTTATATTTCTTTCTATAAGCAACAAATGTTGCAATAGCTAAACTTTCTTTTTCTGATAACATAGGAAGACCTTCATCATCTAGTATAACTCCTTTATAAAGAATATATACAGTTCCATAGTTTTTATCAAAGTAAAGAGTATCTCCAACTCTTTCAAACTTCGCATATTTACCACTCATATATAAAGGGTCTTCATACATTTTTCTTCCTTCTATGTAGTTTTCTACAAATTGGGAAGTGTAATCTCCATTAGGAGAATAGTTAGTCACATACTTCCAATCTTCTGAAGCATAAGTAACTGCTTCGATAATGTCACAATTACAGGGAAGTTCTACTGTATAATCTGGACATTCTATCTTAGTGCAGTATCTATATAATCTTACATTTTTGTTTCCTATTAAGTTCCAAGCTATTAAACCAAATTCCTCAAAGTCTTGAGGGAGCATTTCTACTCCATATAATAAATTTGCTTGGAACATTGCTTGATGAAAATTTACCATTATGCAGGTGTTTGGTCATTAGGTAATATTGGAGCAGCCAATTGTCTGTAATAACGTAATTTCTTCTCCGTCAATCTTTTCTTTATTTCCGTATTAATAAATGTAAAGTTATCAATTCCTTCTAAATCACAGCAGCCAAAGTTCTCTAACTGTCTTGGGTCTTTAAAGATTGCCACGACGCTTACTTGCTTAATAAGTGGAGCATTAAAGATAAAGCAATCGTACATATTATTTTCATTCGGAGTTACATCTATGTAAACGTAGGGTTTATTCCTTCCTCTTTTTCTGTATTGATGATACATCCATGCAGATGAGGAAGTATAGTATATAAATGGAAGTAGCCTGTCTGTGCTACCTATATAATCAATGGCTAATTCTCCATAATCATTAAGAAGCTGTGGAATCTCAAAATGAGCTACTGGTGTTTCTCCAGTTGTTCCACAATTACATCTTTCTAATGATTTACAATCTACATCTATACAATTTAATGATAAGAGTAAATCGTTCTTTGGAAGAATTCCCTTTAGTGAATATTCCTTAATTATCTGCAATCTTTCATCTATTATGTCGTCTTCTAATTGTTCAATAGACATAGTAGCTGTTCCATGCATTCCACGTAAACCTGATACTATATCATTATATATTGCTGATGCTAATTTGTTGTATATCATAAGGCTAAAACAAATAAAGGCGACGACCTCTAACGGACGCCGCCTTTAAATATAAAGATTAGTTATTAGGCATTTAACTGAGTAATAGTGATTTCTTTAGAAGCACTAACTCCGTTTTTAGCTGATACTGTTACAGTTGCTTTTGCACTTCTTGCAGCACCAGAATCATTACTTGTTCCTGTGAAACCTACTTTAGTAGTTCCCGGAGTAACTGTTAGCCAATCTGCTGTTGTTGTAGCTGAAACGTAAGCTACTGTACTTCCACCATCAATAGTTGGAGTAAGTTCTTTCTTAGTTCCTGCTTTTACCATGTCAGTAATATCTGTAACCCCACCTGTAATTACGATAGGTTTCTTTTCTTCTGTTACTGTTCCTAAAGTTGCTAATGCAGCTTCAAATTCAGCAGCTACAGAATCATGTACATAGAATACATGAGTAGTTTGAGATACTACTTGCTGTCCAACAGCAGCTCCACCCATGAGTCCTCTATCTACTTTGTAATAGATAGTATATTGACTATACTTACCATTGATGATAGGAACTTCGTCTTGTAACGGAGCTTCATATCTTCTTACATCTAGAGTAGGGATTCTAAGGTCTTTAATGATGTTTTGATAAGTTCCAAATCCTTCTCTTCCCTGAGTTAGGATGTTTTTGCTATCAAATCCTTCTGCACCAGCTTCTTTTGCAGATGCAATTACAGCAAATGCACCTTCTGCACAAGTACATGCAATTTCTCTTAAATCTGGGTCGAAGTATTCAATATCCATTTTAGTGAATCTTTGATACTCGTCAACAGCTTCGATAATCAGGTTATTACCGCTTACTGAAACATTAAAATGTTTGAAGTCGTAAGCACGTTGATATTTCTTAATTTGATTTGCAACTTTAGTTGCTAATTGAGCTGCTGTATCCCCAGTTTTCTTTTCAAACTCAATGTATAAAGGTTTACCTTTGAATACAAAGTCATTTGAATAGTAAGAGTTCTGATTTCCAGATAGTCTAATATACATAGCGATTCTGAATACTCCAGATGCTTGAGTAATAGTAGTCATATCTAAAACAGCCTTTGCTAAAACAGGAGCAGAATACGCTCTTTTATACATTGCAGTGACGTTAGCTTTCTTGAAAGTTCCAACTCTTTTGATTTGAAGAGTTTCGTCTTTTGCAACCCATCTTGGTAATTTAGTAGTATAATCTAGAGCGTCATTGATTAAGGTTGTTGTCGTAAATTGAAACATACTTTAATTTATTTTTTAGTTTGTGCCAGCAGCTGAGTTGGAGGTGCTAGTGGCGGATTAACTGGATTATATGTTTGTATTCTAGGGTCACCGGAGTTCTCCAATACAATATTAACCAACTCTTTGAGAATCTCTAAGCATATGTAATCTGGAAATTCTAATATTTGTGAAGTGTCCTCTGTGAGGTCTAGTTGCTCTTTAGTAAGTAGAATCGTTTGAGGCACTTTAATGTAGTCTATTCGAACCTTTCTAAGTTCGTAGTCGGTAGACTGTCCGCATTTTATTTCCATTCTTACTGTAGAAGCATTTCCATATCTAACAGCAATTTCTCTATCAACTGTACTTACAGACTCACCTCCTATTGTTATAGTTCTAGGAAAATTGCTGTTGTCTCCTTCTGCATCTCCTAAAAGTGAGGTTACTTTATAAGTTCCATTCATATCAGTCCCACGATTGTCTTTATAAGGATAAGTTGGAACTTCTGTTGAAGTATTAATGTTGTTTATATAGTAATATGGAGTCTTATAAGATGGCTTAAAGTAAGAGTTATTTATGATTTGGGGTTCCATGTCAGCAGTCAATCTCCTTGCGGGAAATGTAACATACTTGGATTTTCCTGTACAGCCTTTTTTAGGATTTACATTCTCATATTGGCAAATACATCCCAACATGTGAAAGTAATCACTTGGAAGAGTTACTTCATAAGAAGCTCCACATAATTGTGAAATCATTTCCAAGTCTTCTCCTTCTAGAGCTAAATCAGAATATGGAAGCTCCGGTGTTAATATAGCCGAAGCCTTCAATACCCTTAAATCATCAGAAGTTTGCTGATTCATATCGTACATAACATATCTCTTATTGAGAAATTGATATATACCTCTAGTAATCAGATGATTGAAATCCTCTATCAGCATAGTAGCAGCGGTAACTTTATTAATCTCAATTAACATGTATTCCCATGCCTGTCTTGCTGTCATAGTAGAATTATTTTGTTATTTTATTTCTTTGGTTTGTAGGAGTCTTAGGTGCTGTTAAAGCTGTAAATTCCTGAGCTGTATCTTCACCAGTTTCATCCTCACCAAAGTCTTCATATAAGTCAGGATATGTATCCTTCTTAATTAATTCGAGCACTTTTCTATTTCTTGGGTCTTTCATCCAAGTAATAGCTGCATCATCAGTAGCTCCCAAACAAACGCTATCTCCGTACATATATAGTTTTTGTTTAACTATAATAACGTGTTTGTCTTTTGCATCCATAAATAGAAGTCTGATATTAATATCATCTCCTGTGTAAAGGTTAATGATTCTATCAGGGTCTTTTTCAGCAATACTTAGTAAGAAGTCAGTAACGTCTGCACTTGAAACATTACGCATGTGTTTTCCAAGTAATCTTGCCATTTGTACTCTTCCTTCGTCTCCTCTTGGGTCGTCAAGAATGTAAGTTCCAGCATCGTGAATTTTCTTTTTCTTAGATACTCTCTTAGCAGCTTCATATCCAGGTCTTTCGATATAGATTTCAGCAATTCCTTGTCTTGGACGAAGTGTTCCTTTAACACCCGGACCATCAATTAGGTTTACACCTTTAGAGTCCTTACTATCTCTTGATTGAGCAATAAAAATACAATTCTTGATTGCTTCCCATTTAGCAGCGTCATAAGGATTGTTTAAGTCGAATGTAGTACCATCTTCAATAACGAAAGTTTCTGTTTCTTTAATAAAGATTTTACCACTATTTCTCTCTGGGTCAGAGAGAATCATGTCCCCAACACTATTCACAGGTTTTACGCAATCTGGATATTGACCAGTTCTTGGGTCTTTACTAGGTTGGATGTAATATTTCATGCCTACTTTACCATATACACTTCTAAGGATGATAAAATTTTCAGCAGGACTTTGCATTAGTTTGTTAGCATTATCAGTACTCATATTAATTCATAAGGTTTTATAATATATAAAAAATGTAAGGGAGTGCTATTTCAACTCCCTTACTATATCTTGACTATTTATTAAAGTTCTCTTAAAATAAATGACCTATAAGGATTGAATACACCAACACCAGAATATCCCCAGTTGATTAGCTTAGAAGCAGCAACAGGACTTGATACAATTCCTGAACTTAATCCGTCTAATCCACCTACACCTGGATATTTATTAGTGATGAAGTCTCCACCTTTCAGTGTGAACATTTGGATTGGAGGTTCATTTCCAGTAGAGTCAGCAGTTAAGTCTAAGCATAAGCAATATGCTTTTTCCATACCGTATTCTCTAGAGAATGTTCTATCAATTTTGAAGGAGATAGTATTTCCACCGAATGTATAACTGTCAAATGCAGCACCAACTTTGATGTAATCATTAGCTGCCTTAGACCATAGATAAGTACCAATAGTCTTATATTTAGCTAAGAAATCTCCAAGAACGTTCTGAACTAAGAACCACATTCTTTCATTGCAAATAAATACGTATTTGTTTCCAGTTGGCTGTGTTGCTTTTTCATTCATTGTAGCAATTACAGTTTGGAATACATCAATAGAAAGTTTTGCAAACGCATATTTAGATGCGAATCTTTCTACTTGTGGGATGATACCGTCACCAATGTAGATTGGTCTTTGAGTATCTGGGTCAACAATGGTTGGCTTACCATTTACGTCAACATTACATTTGTTGAATAATAGACCATTGTTTCTTACATATAAGAAGTTATCAAGAAGAACTTTTTCTTTCTTGTCCATCTTATATAATGTTTCTTTTAAGCTACCAGTGTCTTTTCCTTCTGCAATACTGATGAATACGTTTTCATGAGCTGCATAAAGTGCAGAATAGCTATCATCACATCTGTGAGTTGTAATGAAGTTTCTGTGTTTTTCAATGTTAGATTGATATTTAACATATCCTTCTTCGTGCATTTCAGGCATTGCGTTAGATTGGAATCTAGTAGTATCACCTACTTGGCAACCACTAAAGTCAAGAACGCTAGAATAGTCACTATCAATAAGTCTAACAACTACTTCCCAATAGTTATCGGCTTTTCTAACTGGTCTACTTACTACAATACATTGCTGCATTGTTTTATCAATCTTGAAGATGTCATATTTTTCGTAATATCTTTCTTTGAAAGCCATTACAATTTCAGAGCCATTAGCTCCATCTTCTGTTGGTACATCTGCAAACTCAACTCTCTTAATGTAGTTGGTTTCAACTTCCCATTCAAAGTACATTGAGTCAATGCTTTGATATTTATTACCAGACTTAACATCTTGGTAGAAAATGTTTCTTAGAGATTCTGTTAGGTAAGAAGCTGTAAGTTCTGGGTAAAGTCTTGAAACAACACCTAATTTAGTTGGTCTAGTTCCTAGAAACTTATAGAAATCTTCATAAGTTCTAGTTTCCGACATAGTCGGTCTGTTTGATACAAAATTCGCTACTATCATACTTTTTTAATTAAAAATCTATATCATTAATTGTTTTTTCATGAGGATTTCCGTCCTCTGGTTTAGGTTCAGATGCAGGTTTTGGAGCAACTACGACAGTAGGTTTTTTATTACCTTTTGGTTGAAGTCCTTTCTTTGCATCTTCATATCCAGCTTCGTAGGCTGAACGTCTTTCTTTTGCTATCTCCTTATCATAATAATCAGTGATAGTCTCGAAAGCTTCGTCTCCCTTCAACGCAAACCAAGCCATTCTCGCTAAAGTTTGTGGGTCGTCTAATGCTTTTCCTAAGTAACTAACTCCTGCCGAATCTAGCGATAATATGAAGTTTGCAACTTCTTCCATGTCATCTTGGTCCAAATTTAATTTTACACCTCCAACTTCATCTAAAGACTCAATAGCTTCGAGTACGTCAGCTTGGAAGGCTTCAAATTGTTCTTGTTTCTGTTGTTGGTCGAGAAGTTCTTCATTCTGTCTTCTTTCATCTTCTAATGCCTTATACTCCGCTCTAATTCCTTGCATTTTCTTTTCAAAAAGTGCTGGATTAGATTTTTCATGTTCTAAAGCTACAGCTATTTCTTCGTCAGTCATATCTGGAACTCTAGACTGTAAATCTAAAGTATATAAGTCTTCGTCTGATAACCTCTCAACTTCATATTGCGGATTACCTTCTAATGCTTGTTTATATTCTTCAATAGCCTGTTCCTTTTGGTAATTTATATATTCCTCTGGAGTAATCCCAGCATCACGTAATAAATTAATAAAGTTAATTTCAGGTTCTTCAAGACCATAGTTAGGGTCTGGAGATTCTGGAGCTAGAATATTTAATTTTTCTTCCGCTGTTAGCGAATCCCAAGAAACTTCCTCAATTTCACCTTCATCATTTTCAAATTTAATTTTTGAAGGGTCTTTGATACCTACTTGTTTAAGCATAGAAATAATAATATCATCTTCTTGTACTGGTTCTTGTGTCTGCGTAGGTTCTTGTTGTGAACCTTCTGCTGGCTGTGGTTGAGTTTCCTCACCCATCCAAGGTTTCTCTTGCTCTAATGATTCGTAATCTGGTACGTAACCATTAGGGTTCGACGGTTCCGGTGCTATACCGTAATCTTCTTCGTTAAAGTCTAAATCCTCAATTCCCTTTTCCATATATCATTCTTTTAAAGTTATTTGCAAATATAGTCATTTTTTTATTCCACATAAAGTGAAATACTAAAATTTTCTAATTTTACATTTTTTAATAACTTTAGCCTATGAATTTTTAGAGATGTACTTGATGATTCCGTCTACATGAAGTTTAGCGATAGCTTCCTTTCCCTCTTTAGAAAGAAGAAATTCTACATCTTCTTTGTTGTCTTGGAATAGATTCTCTGTAAGAACTGCAGGACAGTTAGTATCTCTACATATTGCAAGGTTTTGCTGCCAATATTTTTGCCCAGGTTTTTCAGTTCTCAACTTAAGTTTCTGCTGTTCAGCTGCATCATACAAGCAATCAGCAAGCAACTTGCTATTACTTGAAGCATTGTTAGAAACGAAAACACTCCATCCCTTTGCTCCCATCCATGCACTGCCATTACCAGCAGCATTGCAATGAATAGATACTAATAGAACATTCTTATTTCCTAATTCTTTAGCAAATTTATTAGCTCGTTTGCATCTTTCAGAGAGTGAAATATCAGTAGTTTCCGGAACAAGGAGTTCAACATCATAATCTCTATTATAAAGTTCATCATAAACCATAGAAGCTATCTCTCTTGCATAAAGATACTCTCTAAGTTTACCATCTGGACTTCTTTTTCCTGGAGTGTTCTCTCCGTGACCATTGTCTAACAGTATTTTCATAAATTTTTTATTTTTAAGCAGATATCCAAATTAGACATATTTACTCTTCCTTCCTTATCTACCTTAGACACAGCTTTTTTTAATATACTTAATTCCTCAAAAGTAAAATCTATATCTGCTCCCTCATCTTTAGAAATATTCCAAGTGATGGCTCCAGAGGTTTCCCTGTATTCCACTTTTGTTTTTTCTTCTTGGGTAATTCTAACTTTCTTTACAATTTCCATGATATCCACCATGTCAGATAAACTTCCGCTTTCTGGAAGTATCTGTAATATCGATAGTCTTTCTTTTATTGTTAAATTCATATTATCCTGTTTTAATCATTAGCACTTCTGCTGTCCCATTATATATTCTATCTATATCTCCAAGAGGTATTCTAAATACATCTCCCAAGTCCACATCTTGTAAATTAGGAACTCTACCTCTTCTAAATCCTGCTGAAACTATTCCAGAACTTCCTGATGTAAACAAACAATTTAAACCCTGGTCATGTATATACATCGTAGATAACGAGCCAATAGAATTGGTGCTAGACACAGTATATCCTGATGCACTTGTAGTAGTAGTTTGAGAAGGGAAGGTAGGATTTGAACTATCTGCTATAGTTAAAACGTTAAAAGAAGCATAAAGACCGTCTGAAGACTCCCCAACTCCTTGTCCTGATGCCAAGGACAGATAACCTTGATATCTTTGAAAATTTACATTAAAAGAACAGCCAATTTTTGCATAAGGATTTTCCTTATTACTTCCATAGCATTGTAAATAGCAGCCATCATTAGAGCTATACAATCCTATTTTATATCGTCCATCATCCACAGTAAGTTTAGAGGCAGTTATGCTAAGATTTCCCAAATTATCCCATTGTATCCTTTCCTCAGCTAATACTCCAGAACCATCGGACCACAGTGCCCAATAATAGGATTTTTCTTCTGCACTTATAGTAGCTTTAAGAGCACTATATATATCAGTTCCGGATACTCCAGAACTTTTAATTTGTATACCAACAGCATAATCTCCTTCCATTTTTACGTTGAGTGTTTTTTCCCATTTAAAATTAACACCATCGTTAGAAATAAGTGGAATAACGAAATAATTACCTGGATTTTCCAAATCTAATAAAGCCACTTCATATTTACTTATATCAGACGTTAATTGAGTTACAGTCATTTCCATAGTAACTTTTCCGATAGTAGCTGCTACTGCTTCTATCCTATTAGTTAATATATAGGAATTAAAGTCGGTACTTGGAGTAGTCAATTCAAAAGTTCCGTTTGTCTTAGAAGAAAAATCTCCCCCTCCGTCCGGATGATAATTAGCATTCCAGTTAGGAGTTTGTCCATATTCTGGAAAGAAATATTTAGCTGCATAGGTCCAATCAGTTACAGCATTAGTTGGAGTTTTGCTTACCGAACTGTCAATAGTAGTAATTACTGATGCATCAGCAGATTCCTTTAAATTATATATTTCACTAGCTTGAATTAAATCTGCATTAAGGTAGATTTTCTTTTCTCCATTTTCATATATTACTTTAAACAAAGCATAGGTTTCCTCATCTCCGACTTTTATTTGCTCGGCATTAAGTTTTATTTCTTGCTTTTGAACTGGGTTTCCATTATCATCTTTTATAATATTGCCCTCCGTATCGGTTAAGTATATAGGATTTCCCTGTTCATCATATAAATCTAAAAGTTCCAATCCTGCTCTTTTATATTTAAGGATTATTCCATCTTGTGAAACATCTACTATTGATTTTCCATTATTCAAATAAAACTCTCCAGTAAGATATACATTCTGACCATAGAGTCCGTATCCCCTAGGTTGCCTATTAGCAGGAAATGTATAGTCTATAATTCCACCAAGATTTCCCAATCTTACTTTAGTTGTTTTCGTGTATTCAAATTCATACTCTATAAAATTACCATCTTCGTCCTTCTTAGTAATAGGATTTCCATCCTTATCATACTTAGGTATCTTATAAAGTACAGAGTAGTCAGGTCTATTTAAATCTGACAATATATTTATATATGGTGCTTGGTCGTCAGAAGAAGTTAGGTATATTGCATTCTGTCTTCCAGAATCAGGTTTTATATTTCCAACTTGTACTATGCTATCTCCTATTTCTACTGTACCTAGCTTTCTTTCTTTCTCATCAACGGGTGGGTCTTCCTCATCCCAAGTAGGGTCATCATTTGATGGACGCCAATCAGTTCTGTCATATAAGCTATCATTATATTCCTCTGTAATTTCTGATATGTTTCCTTTTTCATCGTAGGATATTTCAGTATATTTATCAAACACAGATTTAGCTAATTGTATAGCAAAAGAGTGTAATCCTACAGGAGCCAGTACTATTCCATCGTAATATTTAATATTTTGATTGTCCCATTTTTGACATCTTACAATGTCACCTGGTTTAAACACAGGAATTTCATCTTTATCAAAATCGACTACATATATGTTTTCAGTACCATAAAAATAATCATAATATAATGGCTTCTTTATAATACTTTTATTATCAGCAGATACTATTTCCATATAAGATTCTGGTCCAGATTCTGCAAATAAATCTATTCCTTGTGCTGAATTATTAATAGCTAATGCTACAGGAGTTTGAGGGTCTTCTATATTTATACTATCAAGAAATGACTTATCCCATAGTAAATTTATATTAGTAAACAGTTCAGAATCCACTAATGCTTTAGCATCTACAATATGAGTCAATAGAGACGGACATTGCCACGAAGTGTCTCCAACCATATAAGCCCTTACATTTTTATCAGTAAAGATAATATCAGTCCGCTGGGATAGCAAGGATGTAAGTAGTGACCGGGCAAGGTCATCAAGTTCTGCAAAAATAGTTCCACCAGAAGCGTCTTGATATGCCTTGTTAAATTCAGTCAAGAACTCTGTTGTAGTATTTTCGTAAACTAAAACATAATCCTCTACTTTACTTGCATTTGATACCCAAAGAGAACCATTAGTTGCAGTGATTTTATTGACCACCATTTCATATACTTGCATAGCTTTTCTAACCACCAAGTAATCAATAGTTAGTGTATTTGTTTGTGCATCAATTCTCCAACCAGAGCCAGAGAATCCAGATGAAAAGAACGGAGAAGTAATACTTCCGTCTACTATTATATCTCTATAGAATCTCCAGTTGGCTTTAGATATGTTACTTCCAGTAAATGTCCAGTCTCCAAAGATTACTTCATCAACTTTCTTTTTTGCTAAGTCTTTTGCAGAGTAATTCTCAAGGTAGTTAGCATTGAGGTTACTTACAAGTTTTTTAGAATGGATAATAAGAGGTGGAAAAGAATCCACTGTTATTTCTAATTGTCCAGACATTGAATCTCCTGTCTTTTTTACATAACTTTCCGATGTATCTGTAACAGATTTTATTAAAGCTATGTATTTATCTTCATATGAGATATATAAAGACTTATTTAGAGAATTGTAAATTAAGTAGCCATCTCCCGGATAATCGAGAGACTCCAACTCGTCAATGCTATTCACTATAATGGTTTTAGCATATATTTCTTCCTGAGGTTCTTCAGTGATTGTAGCTAATTCCTTTATAACATCATCTAATAGTTTACAATTTCTCCCTGACTTTATATATACTTTACCTAGAGTTTCTAGTACAATGTCAGAATAGGGATTTCCAACTATTACTTTTTTGTTTCCTAAGAGAGAGTCTACTCTAACGTTTTCCATGATTTATTAAGTATATTAAAACAAAAATACCACCGACAAATAAATGCCGATGGTATCTATATTATGAATTTCTAGACTTGATGTCATTGAAAGTACTAAATAAATCATCTACATCGGCTTCAGTGAATTTTACTTTTCCTATTTTGAAACCGTCGTTTTCTCTCAATACTGACTTAGCAGCATCTCCTAGAATCTTCGTATTTATATTTCCGTCAACATCAACGAATAAATCAATTAGAGTATTGTGTTTATCAACCCAATTTCTTACAACATAGGTGATAGCAGTTTGTACTGGAATAGTGGATAATCCGAAGAAATTACTCGCGATATCCTTTGCATATTTCTCAGCAGCTTGCATTAATATTTCTTTGTCACTAACCATAGTATTACTGTTTATTTAACATAAGTTCATCATATCTCTTCTTTATTTCTGGGTCATTTTCCAATAGATTAAGCATTGTATCAAGTTTTTCTTGTTTTTTCTTTAATTCTATTGCGATTTTTTCCTTAGACTTATTAATAGCACTTAATAAATTTTCAGCAGCTATTTTTCCGTCTGGACTACTTACGTATTCTCCAGCGAATTTATTTCCTAAGTAAGCCATGAATCCAGCTTCATAGGTTTGTTTTGCCAACTGATAATCGTGTGAACTTGCCAATACTGATTGTTCTTCAGAATTAAGCATCCCGACTGATTTATTAATCTCTTCTAATATTGAAGTGTTAGTCGCTTGTTGCTGCTGTTGCATTCTGTTTAGAGTTTCGAGTTGTTGGTAGTAAGTCTTCTGTAAATCACCCAAGCTATTGTTACTAAAAGTATCGCCAAACATGTCATAAATTAATTAATTACTGCGCAGGAGCTGGAGTAGGTGCAGCTACTTGTATTACAAATACTGAGTATGCACAATTAGCCAACTGTGACGTAGTTGTAGGTGAATCGTTAATTAAATCTTGTGTTACTATTGTCTTTCCTCTTGGAATTAAAACATCAACTACTTTGAAAATCTCTGGTGTCAGAGTTTCTGGAGTAGCGGAAGTTGCCGGAGTGTCGATAATAGTTGAAGTGACGTTTGTGATAACTTTTGGCGTACCCTTACAATCAACATATTGTAGGTTATGAACCACATCTAGTTTAGTGACTTGTCTATAAGAAGCAGCGCCAGTGGTTGCTTGATTATAAACTTCTGCGAATCTTTGTGTTACTGTTAGTGTAGAGTTAGGAGCTATACTTGTATTTGCTCCCTTAGGTATAGAAACATTAAACTCTAATATTTGACTTCCGTTATCTTCGGTTCCAAATGGAGTTATTTTTGTAGTCATAATTTTGAGCATTTTAGGTTATAAAAAAAAGAAAGGAGACTACTGTTACATAATCTCCTTTCAATATCTTATTGTGCTTGACAAGTAGGACAAGCGCCATTGATAGCTGTATTCACTGCATTCCAGTTAGAAGCAGCTGTACCAGCGTACATGCCTGTACCATATTGTGTAAACGGACTACAATAAAGAGGAGCTATACTAGGAACAGGAGCACATAAGTTACTATAAGAATATTTTAATTCTCCAGTAATTTTGTGGTCAAGTTGTCTTTGTAAGTTGTTAGCTACAGCCATACCTTCAGTTTGAAGAGCACTAGCAGTTTTAAGTAAATCTTTCTCGCTCTTGCAGCAGCAAGCGTCAGAATATCTTTCTGATTTTTCTTTTGCAAGTTCGAACATTAGAGGTAATGCAGCTGATGTAGCAGCTTCTTTCTTCTCTAATTCACTGATTCTGGTTCCAAGTCTTTCAAAGATGTCAGATTTTTCCTGAATGTCTTGTTCTCTTCTCTTATAAAGTTCATCACATAATCTTAGATTCTGTGCGTTGTCTCTAGTAAGTAAATCAACATACATTCCGCTCTTATCCTTAAGGTCTTGAACTCTATCATTCCAGATTTGGTTAGTAAGTACCTGTACTTCATTTCCAATTCTTGTGTTAGTAGCTAAATCCCTACTGTTTAGATAAGAATAAACTTCGATATCATCTTGCATAGATTGTACTCTATTTGCCCAAGATAAATTATCTGCCTGTTGTCCTTGAACCATTGCTAACGTTTTAGCCTGTTCTGCTTGTTGCATTGCGCAGCAAGAACCATTGTTTCCTCCGAAGAGTCCACCTAAAATACCGTTGTTTCCACAGCCACAACCACCTCCGTTATTACCAAGTGCAGCTAGTGCTGTACCAATAATACCTAGGGTTAGGCCCGCATTTGTTCTCCCTTTCTTACCGAATTTGCTTTCGGCATCTTCCATTGTTAAAAACTCTGCCATGTTTAAAAATTTTTTAAATTAATAAATGAATTAAAGTAACTTTTTAGACTTTAGTTACTTATTACTCCTTTCAATCGACCTAATTATAATTTTAGACGTCTCGGTCTTTCTCCATTTGTAACAGCACAAAGGTATAAATAAAAATTAACACTCGCAACTAAATTATTAAATTTCTTTAAAAATTCTTGTAATTTAGCCACAAGTGTTAAAAATTATTTTTCAAATGAGAAAGATGCTATTTAGGCAGCTTCCTTTACATACATTCCAATTAAATCCTTGAGAGGGGTACTGTTTTCCTCATATAGACTTCTTGTGCATACATATATAACTCCATCTTGTGAGTAGTAATTACCTTTAACTAGTGGCATTACTCCGTCATATTGGTATGGACTTTCTTTTGTTCCTTCTCCCATGTTTGCAGTTTCTACTTCTTGTTCAGGAGCTGACCATTCTGGAGATGCTAAAAGCGCCACAAAGGCTGGGTCGTCATGATAATAGAGTTCAATGCCTTCATCTTCTAGGAAAGGTCTAAGCCAAGATTTGTGTAATACTACTTTGCTGTTATCTACACTTTTTCTCATTTCTGGTTCAATGATTAAACCACGTTGTGTCATCCACTCTTTTGTTACTATTGCGTAATCCATAATTTTATTTATTAAAGTCCGACTTAATTTTTGATTTGATTTCTGAAACTAAATTAATATACTCTATATATTCAGAGTATGCTTTCTCATCTTTTCTTATACCTAATTGATGTGCATTGAAATCATTAATTATAGAGAACTCTGATTCTTCATCAATATATTGTCTAATTATTGCTCTAGCACATGCTTTATATTCTGGCGTTCCGCTTAAATGTATCTGAATGTAATTCCATCTTTCTTCTTCTTTTGTGCTTCCATCCATTTGAGGAACGCATACAATTTCTGATTTTATATCGTAATTGTAGTAATATGTACCATTTCCAAGCAATTCAATCGGTTCGGGTTGCAGGTTTGTTTCTATTCTTCTTGGGTCTAACATATGGTGTTATTTTAAAATTTACAGGTAATGAATATCTATGTATAGAATAAAATAATTGTTTATTCTTACTTTCAAAATAGTATGATTTGTGCTTGTATACACAATGTACTCTAAAATACTTACTGTAGTTCATCACCTCTACGATGTGAACATACTTACCATAAAATTTTGAAATATTTACCTTCTTCCCATTCCAGTTAGAAAATCTTAATCCAGTCTCTAGCTGAATCTTATGGAGCAGATTTTTAGAATTACAAAACTTCAACCACCCAAAGTATGATTGCATTCTTCGTCTTAGTTCAATCCTATCAATTTTCTTATCCTTGTACCTTTTAATTAGCCTAAATAATCTAACTTTTATAGATTTTCTAAGCAGTACATGAGTATGGAAGAATCTGTAACCTACAAAGTCTATTCCTCTACTGTCTACGGGAAAAATTTGATAATTTTGTTTAAGCTCTAATTTTAAGACATTATGGAGATATAGTTTCATTGATACAAGAACACTTCTCAAAAATTCTTTACTATCACTTAAAATAACTATATCATCTGCATATCTGAAATAGAATTTACATTTAAGCTCTTCTTTAACCCAGTGGTCAAAGTAAGCAAGATATAAATTTGCAAAGAATTGAGACAAATAGTTTCCAATGGGTACTCCATCTGCCGAATATATTATCTCCTTCAACAAAGCTAACAATTTCTTGTCCTTTATTTTCTTTTGGAGTATTTCGTACAGTATATCATGGTCAATAGACGGATAAAATTTCCTAACACCTAATTTCAAACAATACTTAGTTTCTTCTGGATATTTCTGCAAAACGTATTTTAAATCTTTTGCAACATCATGTATTCCTCTGTCTTTAATACAAGAATAAGTATGTTTGATAAATATGTTTACCCATATTGGTTCCATTATATTCATTATCGCATGATGCGTAATTCTATCAGGATAATATGGAAGCCTAAAGATTAATCTCTCCTTAGGCTCATAAATTTTAAACGTGCTATACTTTGAGGTTTTATATGTTAAGTTTCTCAAAGTTTCTGCCAACTTTAAATTCTCCTTTTCACAATGTTTATCATGTTTTAGGATTCCCCATCTCACTGATTTGTGTCTTCTTGCTTTTCTGTCAGCAAGTTCTATATTAGGCAGGTTGTATACCTGCTCGTGCAAATATCCTATTCTTTTCAAAGTCTTATATATTTATATAGGGAGCACTTCGAGAATTAACCTACTAACACCCTTTTATGTTAAATACTACGTTATTTTTTGCCAAGAGGCAAGGACACTATTTAGACAAAATATTAAAAACAAAATTATCCAAATGAAAATATATAATAAGCCTACATTGGCATTGGCATTGCTGACTCCATTATTAGAATTGAAGTAACTAAGGCTAGCATTACTGCTGTTATTAGCGTTGCTGCTAAGTAAGAGTTTTTTGTTCACAGTAAACTTTATGCTGCCCTTGCAACCCGGTAAGGTAAATAGTGCCCTGGTATGTTGTGAGAAATTAATTTACAATTTTGTTCAAAGTACGGAAGCCCACAGTGGCATTGGCACTGCCGACCCCAATATCAGAATCGAAGCAACCAAGGCCAGCAGAACCGCCGGTATAAGCGCAGCCGCCAAGCAAGAGAGTTCTTAGACTAGTGTCTTTACCTCCTGTGTAATGATAATCACACATATAGGTAGTACTTCCCCCGCCATTAGCACATGGTACTATTTCCCCAGTAGTTTGAAGGTCAAAGTCTTTGATGTAACCATCGTTATGAACTTCTCTGCTAGAAATTAGCTTCATTTTAGCTTTTTGAGTTTCCGTTTCTCCGTAATCTTCTGGATTTGTAGTTGTATATACATTCTTCCAGTTGAAGTTATCAGTCCCCTCGTCTTTATATCCTTGGATAATTACTCCTTCAATATTTGTCCATAAGTCTCCGAAGATATTTTCAAATCCTCTATATCTTGCAATACTCACGGCCGGACGAGTTACTGGTACATTAACGTTAGATGCACTCTTGATAGATATTACAATATTACAGCTTCCAGTGAAAGAAGATTTAATACATCTATCAGATAGTACGTTAGTAGGCCAATCTATTGTAACATCTCCATCAGCCGTAACTGTTGCCAGTGTTGTGCTTCCCGTATAGAATATTAAATTTTGACCCTCTGCCAATCCTGACACTGTATAGACTGTAGAACCATTTTGATATCCCCAAGTTCTATATAAGTATCTATTTGTGCCTTTAACGTTTGTAATTGTGACTTTATTTGTTTCTGCGGTCATATCAGCTTGACCTGCATCTCTCGAATAAGAAGCCATATTCGTCAAACCAGTTGACGCGTATTCCCACGTAGTAGAAGGAATTACTTTAGCTCCTGTGAAATTTCCTAATTCATTTGCGTATCCACACGGACATACTGAATAATATCCGTTATAAAATTCCCAATTGGACGTGTTTGTTACTCCTGCACTTAATCCTCCTTGGTGAAACCCTTCGGAAGTTAAGTCTGCATTAAATGATGCTTGCATATTAAATGTAGCATATTCAATTACAGGCAACCAAAACATTACCCATTTGTAATATTCATAGCATAATAGCTCAGAACCTGCATTAGTTGCCCAAGTACGTGCAGTTGCTCTATTCATTGCTGTTCTTGGTTTTCCTAAATCTGTTCTAACTGGATCAGTTTCTAAATAAGTATCATAAGCTGTTCTATTTCCTCCACCTCTAAATGCAGCAGTAGTATTCACAACTGACACTAACTTAGGTGTTGCTGTTACAGTGTTATCTGTTGTAGACCTATATGCATCTATTAACATTGCTGGAATCTCTGTCCAAGTATTATCAATACATACAGTAGAAATCTTAACCCATCTTTTTGTTCCTGCAACTCCAGATTTTCCCCAGAATCGAGGTACTTCAACTCTGACAGTTCCGTCAGTTCCATCTAATACTGATGGTGTACCATCTTCTTTCTTTGACCAGTCATCTGGATTGAGGTAATAATTAATTGTCCCTCCATTAGCAACACAGCCCTTTAGTTGTGACTGAATAGGTAACGATTTATGCAGAGTCAAATTACCAATTCTAGTAAGAGTAGGGTCAGCTACTGTAGAATCCCATTCAACTCCATAGGCATATACATCTTCCATACCTTTTTGCATTTCATCCAGTTTAGTATTAACCTCATTTACACGTTGGTCAATTTCATCCATCTTAGCTTGAGTGGCTATTGCCATACTACTTTTAGTCCAAGCTCCTTTCCATATAAGAATTGCTAATTCTCCATCTGCTACTACTATATTATTAAAGTTGGTATATGTTCCAGCTTCTGTTGTAATGTAAAAGACATTACCGTCTGGAGTTCCAGGAGTAGTAGCAGGGGTAGCTACCCCTGCAAACATACAATTTTCTCCTAGAGATGTAACCATGTTTAATAGTACAGATTGTAGTGAATTTCCGGTAATTGCTTGAGTACCGTTACTCTTAACAATATTAGATATTGTTGTTTTTAAATTACTCCAATTTGCCATTGTTAGTTACTTATTAAAAAGTCATTGTTAAAATCCATTTCATAAAAATCTCCTGTATATTTATCAGTAAATAACTTACTTGTCAAATCTATAATTCCATCTTCTTCCATCATATTCTTAACCATATTAATACTCAGCATATTAACGGTTCTAGGATATAGGAATAATTTGTAGAATACCATTTCTTTATAAGCTCTCCATTTACCGACAGTCAATCCTTCAGTATCTGTATTGTTACCAGCAGTGATTTTTGTTCCATTTACAGAACCTCTTGTTCCATATACAATACTATCAGCGTTTAAACTATCCACATATAATCCTGCTCCGAAGGAATATCCTTGTGTCAACAAATCTGGCTCAACAGAATTGTAATCACATATAAATGCTCCTCCACCACTTTGTTGATTACTTCCTTTGAAGATGGAAGCACTATTATATTTTTTATTTAATAAAGTTCTTTTAAAGATATACGTATAATCGCTAAGTAAAGGAATACTAGCGTTCTCACTGTAATCATCTACTCCATCATAAACTAATCCATTTTTATATTCAGGAAGAATTTCTATGGTTATATTTACATCTGTTATTATTTCAGGAATATCAACAGATATTCTAGTAAAACTAAATCCTATCCAACCATAATTATCAATTAAACTTCCGTCATTTGCAAATGACTTAGGTAGTTCATAAGTACCATCAGATTTAATAGTAATATTAGATGTAACTGTTGCATCCGTAGAACTCAAGTAAGAATATCTTAGAGAAATTTCAGATTTTAATCCAGTAACTTTAATCTTAAAGGATTCTACATCTTTATTATACTTAGTTAATTCTCCGTTTTCTTTTATATAAGAATAAGTCCAAGCATTACTTAATAATATCTGTGTAATATTATATTTATTAGCATTAATAGTACAAATATAACTATTAGGTCCTTCAGGAGCTTTATTTTTCCAAGTCTTATTAGCACCAAATATCACTGGATAACCATTATATCCACTCATTCCTTCATACCCAAAATTAAAATTCTCTAACGAATTATTATTAGTAGTATCATTATTTAGTTGTAAGGATACTTGGTCTTTTATATACCCTTTGTCAACATCTAAATTACTCTTACCATAAGCATCCCAATAATAACTTGGCTTCTGTACGTAGTCTCCTTCAATTCCTACAATGTTGTTTAATTCCTTGATTTCTTCATCTGTACTGATTTCATCGAAAAGCATGAAGTCATAGAGAGCCATTTGAGCAAAGAAGTTATCATGGTTTTTATTAGAACCTATGATTGGAGTAATAGTAGCATCTATATTATTATTAGTAGCAACAATATTATGAGTTATGCCTTTTAATTGCGTAGCTAAGATATTATTGTTTACTACACCATCAATATAAGTATTACCATTATTCCTTGAAGCATAAGCAACGACTAAGTTATTATCATTATAGTCATTTGTAAATATAGCAAAATTATCCTGACCGGGATTTTGATTATAAAGCATAGTATCTTGCTTTTGCCAATTCACTTTCATCAATACCTGTTTACCACCGACAGTAGTAGGAATATTAATATAGTCATCAATTCCGTCAAAACATATAGAACCTTCATATTCAGGAATTTGCTCAATAACAAGATTAGACCAATCAAGACCACCTCCAAAATTAATAATGAATCCGCTATTTTGAATAGCTGTAAATCCTTGAATTGTATTTTCTCCATTAGTAAGCTGTTGTTCATCAACTCCTGAGAATTTTAACCCTCCTCCTGAAGGTATTCCAGTTATATTAATTTTAAATGTAGGAACAACTGTATTTTTACTTACAAAAGAAACATAACCTGAATTAACAAAAGATTTATTAATAGAAAAACTATTATCTGTTTTATTTACACCTGGATATACACTCCAAGAATTAAAGTTAATAGAATAACCATTAGCTCCGGACATTCCACCAAATGCAAAGTTATTAAAGATTCCGTTATTTCCATTACCAGAAATATCTGGAATGTAACCTAAATATCTATAAGATTCATTAGGCATTCTTAATTTACTTGGAGAGAATATACATTTAGGAGCAGAACTTAATAAGTATTCCATTGGAGAACTCCAGGAGAATGTCATAGTTTTTTCTACAGTATATGTATTTCCAGTTTTAAATTCTTTTCCATTATACCTTCCACTTCCAGTAGGTTTATACAATTCTGGTAATAAATTTGTCCATTTATCAAATAAGAACTTTGAACCTATCTTTAACTTGCTTCCGTAAGTATAAGTTACATTAGTATCAACATTCTTCAATTCAAATATTGTTGGGAATGGTTGAACAATGTCCTCGTATTTAATATATTCGTCAATAGTTATATCTATAATTTGAGTACTATCCAATACAGTAGTGTAAATATAATAACCTAACTCTGTTAAGCTAGAACGTTTAACTTCAACTCCATTTACAGTAACAGTTCCTACTTCATCTAAATCCTTAGCAGGCTTAATACCTATTGTAAGTTTGTCACCTTTCTTATAAAGATTTCCAACTTTAGGAGAGAGGTCTGTAGTTCCGTCAGTTGTAATATAAGTAGATATATCTTTATAAGGAATATTACTAGTAATAGTTGGGTTCCACTCTACAATGTTACCTTCTGTTCCTATATATTCATTTAACTCTTTAATTTTTTCTTCAGTTGAAAATTCAGAAAATGCTATATAAGTATAAAGAGCCATTTGCATATAACCTCTTAAGTCAAAAGCAGATGCTATTGTGGTTTCAGATTCAACATTATTAGGATACTGAATAGTAGCACAATGAGTAATTTCTTTTAAATTATCATCTGGAATTAAATTTTTATTTAATATTCCATCTATATAAGTAACTCTTCCATTATAAGCTAGTTGTATATCTGTACTACCTGTTTTATTTGTAGAATAACCATTAGAAGCATTGTCTTTACGATAGTCTACTAAGAACTTGTTATAATTTTGAGTAGTCCAATTACATTTAATTAAAGACTGCTTGGTAACTAAAGTCGGAATAGTAACAAAGTCGTCTACGCCATCAAGACAGAATGAGCCTTCATATTCTCCTATTTGCTGAATAGTCACATTAACATCTCTATTTTGGACATCATCAATAAGTGATACAACATGAAAATATATAACTTCTGTAACTCCTACTATATTTATGTCGTATATTCCATCTTTATATATTTTATAACTATTAATAATTTCGCTATCTAAATAACCTTTTGCATAAACATACAACGCCAACTTATTATTAAGTCCTGTTATTTTAATTTTTCCTTTATACAAAGGAGTGTTTTTAACCATTCCTACATTTGGCACCAACTTATGAATAATAAACGTTGTATCGTTTATTATTTCAGAACCTGGCTGTATAGCGAATTCTTCATTATTATAATTATAAGGATACCCATTAGCTCCACTCATTTCAGCATAAGCAGAATTGTTAATCTTACCATGATTACCGTGACCGGATATATCAGGGATATGTTTCAGTATTCTATACGAACTATTTGGAATTTGTAATCTATCAGGAGATAAAACACATTTAGGTTCATTGTTATCAAAAATCCAAGTAGCCGTACAAGTAAATACCATTGATTTTTCAACAACATATTTAGAACCTGACGCTTCAACACCATTTAATTTTGGGTAAGAAATAGTATATAAACCCTTTAAAAGATTAGAATCGAAAAACCCTTTAATTCTAGTTATAGTACTTCCTATTTTTATTTTACTACCCCAAGTAATTAAGTTTTTATTTTCATCTATAAATTCATAAAACAATGGATACGGCTGAACAATATCTTCAAACCTTATCAGCTCATACACATCCAAATTGAATACTTGACTTAGGTCTCCAACAGTTCCAAGCATTCTTATATCCCAGATGTTTGTAGAATCAGACCAGTTATCAGCTTTACTTACTACACATTCAGCTCCACCAAATGTAGCTGTTTCAAGACCATATAATTCCGTCTTAAATGTAGCTTTGAAGAATACTCTATCAGTTTTCTTAATCCAAGTTCCTTCTGTTAAGGTGTTATCCCAACCATTTAAATACCAACTTGATGCAGTAAATGAATCGAGTAGATTAGATGTAATTGTAGGATTCCATTGGACAATATCTTCATTAACCGCAAGAGTTAATTTAATCTTCTGTGGAGTTTTATCCTTTATATATCCTTCAACATCAAAAATATTTAATTCTGTTGAATGTCTAACACTCATTCCAGTAAAAGCTGGTGAAGATACTTTTTCTACTTTATAAGGAAGTTTTGTATATACATTAAAAACAATTCTAGCTCCTACGTCTACATAGTCTCCCGGTTTAATTACTATCCATGTGCCAGAATTGACAACAAAATAATCGATTCTAGTAATGTTCTCATCCTCTGGAATTATAGGTCTAAATTCAACTTGATTAGGATATAATGTTCCTGCTCTTGCTTTCTTTATCTGTCTTTTAAGTAGAAATTCTGAAAGAGAATAAGGAAACAATAATAAAGACCAAATAGCCATTTTTGAATATCTTGAATCATTATCTCTAACTGAACCTAGCCACATAGAATCTCTATCAAATCCAGTACCTGGTTGGATAGGGTTATTATTGTAGCTATATTTAGTTTGATAAGTAAATGATTCTTCGAACAACTTATCATTATTTATTAATGAACTAGTTAAACCAAAACACCAAGTACTAGAACGAGAAGGATTTTTGTTTAATGTTTGTTCAAAGATAAAAGCACCATCACTGCCAAATTTAGATTTAGAAACAATAGAACCTGTTTGAGTACTTGTTACAGAATCATCATATAACCATTTACGAAGAGCAGCTACTGTATAATCCTTATAGATAGGCAGTCCTGTTACTTTTCCATAATCATCTACTCCGTCAAGACAAATAGTATTTTCATCAGAAGGAATAACTTCAATAGTAATATCGCAATCAAACTCTCTAACTTCTTCATAAATAGGCATTATTGTAAATCCTATCCATGTATTATTAACAACAGCATCAGTAGGGACTAATGATTTAGGCACTTCATGAACTCCATTGTTTAAATCAAATAAAGTTTGATATTTTGCATCTTCTGTTTTTATATACGAATATCTTAACGTACTATTTCCTTCTAAACCACTTACTTTAACTTTAAAAGAAGGTATTTCTTTAATATTTTGAAGAACATCATTTATTTTTGCATAACTAAATAACATGCCATTACCCGCATGTAATACTTTAGTAATATGTATTTTACTACCACTATTACTATATATAAAGTTATAGGTTGGCATGTATTCCCAAGTCTTATTGGCACCAAATATGACAGGATAATTCCCAATACCACTATTACCTTCCCAAGCAATGTTGTATAACTTCATATTATGACCATTTCCAGAAAAATCTGTTAATTCATCACCAAAACTTGAATGATTTTCATTAGTAATTTTCTGTCTCTTTATGTCATAATAAACATCAGGCTTCACAATTTCTCCGGGCCTATCAAGATTATATTTCTCGATTATAAGATTAATTTCATCCTCTGTAAGGAGTTTGTTAGCTATAAATGTCCAATACCAAGCAACTTGACTTAATTCAACTGCGTTATTATCGCCATTTATGTATCCTTGTACACTAAATTTTCCTTGCGATAAATTACCGGTTATATGTATAGAATAATCGTTTTTATCTCCTAATATAGTATTTATTATATGACTATTACCAGCACTAGAATGATTAACATCATATACTGCATATCCATATATTCCAGTCTTACCAATATTGGCAACATGATTTCTTACATACTCATGTCCTATAGGTTGTCTAATATAATTAGTTAATGCAGCAGCCGTAGCACCTCTCAAAGTTATTTGATGAATCATACTAACTACAGTAAATTTATCAGTAATACCCATTTCTTCAATAGTATTCTGACTGACAATCATGTCATCAACTCCATCAGTAACTACTGCACCCTTATATTCTGGGAGCACTTCAATGGTTACGTTACATTGTTCTTGTTCAGTACCTGTAAATACAAATCCTACCCATATATTAGCGTTAGTTAAGCTACCATCACTTGCATAAGATTTAGGAATAGTGTAGATTCCATTAGCTTCAATTCTAAGTGCACTAACAGATGTTGCATTAGCCTTACTGTTATATTGATACATTAGACCGAAACTTTCTTCTAGCCCACTAACCTTTATTTTATATGAGGGATAGTCTCTATTATATGAAGTTAGTTCTCCATTTTGTTGTACATAACTATACAATAAGGCTTGTCTAGTATTAAAGTGGGTTACATTAATAGTAGTTTGATTATAATTAGGTGAATGATTAATGTATTGATAAGTTTTATCCTTACCAAATATCACTGGATAACCATTATATCCAGATGTACCTTCATAATTGAAATTTATTAACTCAAAGTCTCCACCTCTATCTTTTATTTTATTCTTGATAATGTTACGGTCAGTACTATCATTTGATTTACCGTAGGCTGACCATACCCCTACAAGAGCGTCTTTAAGTTCAGGCGGGAAATACATCCCACCTGTAACTCTAGACTTAAATCCTATGGCATTGGCGTTACCAATACCAGTTATATTAGTACCCATACTGTAATGTTCCTTCTTCTGCGTCTCTTATTTCTTCGCACATCTCAGGATTCCATCCTGGATATAGGACTGTTTCTATAAAATTGTCTTGTCCTGCTGGTCTAATCTCTGCCGTTATATTATCGTCAGTAATATTCTTTATCAGAAATATCACACCGGGGAAAAAATCCCCGGCAGGAACATTCTGTAAGATACTTACTTGGACAGAAGATATTTTACCTTCCCTATTAGCTACTTTTCCGTATCCGTACATATTTATATTGTTTTAAAATTATTAATCATTCATACCTATTGACCATTCTGCAGGTATACCAGAACTATTTGTAATTAGAGCTTTAGACATCTGATAGAATGGTTGTGTTCTATATTTCAACGATAATTTATTCAGCCAATTCCATAATTCTGGAACAGTTCCTTGAGTTGTCTTACATCCACCGAACATATAAGATACATTTGATATGTTAGCGTGCTTAGCTCTTGTTACCAAGTTGCTGTCAATCTTCATTGGGTTTCTTCCATAAGTATATAAATTTGCTGTTACATTATCACTAGCATCAACGCTTAAAGATGATATTGAGAAAGTTCCTCTTAAGTTACCAAGAGCTCCATTTCTTGAGAATAAGTCGCTAGGCACTTGAGCAGGTAATGTAGCATCAGAATACCATCTACAGCACATCCAAGTTCTATCTAAGTCTTGTAAACTTAAGTTGTTTACAAATAATGAAGAAGATAGAGTAATGTTGGTTGGGATTTCATTGTAACTAAATAACATCTTAACAGATGTCAAATTTCTCAAAGTTGAGAATAAATTAGGAGGATACATAGTTCCTGCATTTGTGGTATCTGGCCAAGTATATGGATTTACCATGAAGCAGAAATAGAATATACCTTCAAGTTTAGTTACATTATTAATCGGTTCAAACAATATAGGTGGAATTCTACCACAAACACCGTAAGACTGATAATTACCTGTTGAATCTGAAGAAATTCCAGAGCCCATAAGTACATTATTGACATTTAGAGCTGCACTGTTTTCACAATATCTAAATAGGTCTGGAGGACAAATGTAGTTCATAACTAGTCTTTTAGCTGTGTAAGAAGCAGGAGTTATACATGACCTACTGTTGTTTTCATCTTCCATAGCATCTGGAATAGTTGTTGGAAGTGTAGTTACAGTGCCATTTACAACATCTCTGTAAAGATTACTGTTTTCTATAATTCCTTTCATTCCAACTCTACCGTCAACTGCCCAATAGTTCCACATTTCTTCATAAGGGTCATAGTTAGTATTTTTCAATACTCTACGAATATCCCTATTAGGATTAGGAATTGTTTCCGGTTCAGCTCCTGGGTTATCAGGATTATATGCTGGATTAGGAATTGTTTCTCTTGGGTCATAAGCAGAGTTCTTTATAAACTCAACTGGATTATAATTCTCATTATTTGCAACTAAATCTCCAGAGTCTCCATATTCTAGATTTCCCCAATCCATTAAGTATTGAGAAGCATCTGGACTTCTAAATCCTCTAAGACATCCATTTAAATCTCTAATAGTTCTATTTAATTGTTTTCTAGTAAACTCATATGTTTTAGTATTAGGTAATGGAGTAGGTAATTCCTCATCTGGAATCCATTGTCCATCCTCTGTAATACCAAATGTTTCTGTAATTCCTGCTGATGTAGCGTCAGTATGATTCCAACCAACGAATTGTTTTCTTACATCAGTTTCTTGATAGAATAAACCATAAGGTATATTTCCTATCTTGCAGTAATTACTTGTATCTTCCATGAAACATGCCTGTGCCTCAACTATTCTACAATTCTTAAATCCTCTACTTGTTAGAGTATATTTCACATTGCTCATATTATAGAACATATATGAAATATTAGTAAGTTTCACACAATCATTAAATGTAGTTCCAGGGAGTTCAGTTGTTGTATCAGAAGGGAATACCATTCTTGCAAAGAAAGCCGGAGCTTCTGTAAGATTTGTACAACCTTTAAATACATCATAAGGGAACTTATCACCTACTAAATCCGGAACATAGGATTTAACAATACCAGCTCCAGCAAAGCTACCTCCGCTTGTTGCAAAGTTTCCTTCATCAGTTGGACCTATAAACTTAATAGAAGATTTAATCTTATTGAACATTGAGTTCTTAATAGGCCATAATACTGTGTTGGAACCTTCTTTAGCACAATTGAATGAAGCTCTTATATATTGGAGTGCTTGAGGGAAGTTATTTCTCATTGAGTTAAATACTTTATCTCCTCCAAATACATTTAATAGAGAACCTTTACCATAACAGTTAAAGCATTGAGATATTGTAACAAGTTTTGGGTTGTTGTAAAATAGAGGACAGTAGGAAGCTGTAACTCCATTCTCCTCGTATGTTAATAAATCAAACTCAATCTTAGAATTAGTAGTTCCATATAGGTAGCCAATATTAGTTAATTCTGGAAGATACTTCAATAACTTACTTGCCTTAGCATATATATAATCAGATTCTAATATTTCCTGTTTTGCTACACTCGCATTTTTAATAAATGTCTCATTGTAGAGAGCCCAACTAATGCTTGATATTTTTAAAGTATCTCCATTAGCATTTACTGGGGCGAAGAGATATTCATCCATGTACTTCTTTCCATTTGCTCTAAAGGCATTGTTTATAGTTGTACATTTTACAAGAGGAGAAAACAGTCCGTCATATGCTGTAATGTTTCCATTATCATTGTGACTAGGACTATAATATATACCTTCTAAGCTTCCACAATCCCAAAATAGACTGTCTATAGTAGTTACATTACCACAGTATTTAAACATATTCCTATTGAAAGAATTGGGAACTGTAGTAATAATTTGCCTACAAGTAGTAAAAGTACCATTTAAACTTGTTACATTTTGGCATCTATTAAGTATATAATAAACATCATAAAGAGTACAAGCAGTAGTACTAAACACACTATTTAAAGCAGTTGTGGCAATAGTAAAGTTAGTATCTAAATTTGTATTGTTTTTCCATTCTGTTTTTCCTGATTCAGTACTTGTATCAGGTCCAAACCACTCATTTGGTCCAATCATTGGAGTTGGAATAGTACTAGGCATATCATGTATAAAGAACTTATTACAGTTACTAAATATGCTTTGTCCGTTTAGTGCAAGATGTCCGAATACTCTAATAAGTGAAGAACATCCAACAAAGAAGGAACTTCCAACAGTAAATGGTTTAGTTTTATTATTGTCGAATTTAATATATTTAACTAAACCTGCATTTCTTAAAGAAACTGAAGTTAAAGCAAATGGACTTAAATCAAGAACGTGTTCTCCATTATATGAAAGAATAGGCTCATTACCAAATTGGAAAGCAGATACTGAACTATTGCTAATGTCTAGAGAAGTAATTGTATTCAGACCTTGTGCCAACTGAATTGGTTCTGGCGTTGTAGTTCCTGATAAATTCAAAGTCTTTATCTTAGCAGCACCAACAATATATATTTGTAAAGACCTACTGTTACAGTTAGATAGGTTTATTGTTTCTATATTGTTAGAGTTAGATATATTAAATACTGATAACGAAGTATTATTTGTACATACGACAGATTTTAGATTTGGGCATCTTGTAATAGTTACAGAATCCAAGTCACTTAAACTTGTCAAAGTAAGTGTTTCTATCTTAGTACATGAATCTATAATTACAGTTTTCAGCTTCTTACATCCTGTAAAGTCAATAGAACTCAAGAATGGTTGAGACTGTAACGTAATCTTTTCTACATCTGAATTAGTAATATTAAGTGAAGCAAGTGAAGCATTTGGTAATGATAAAGAAGTAACGCAAGAACCAGAGATATTCAAATCCTTAAGTTTTGTATACTTTTCAATATTCACTGTAAATGTACTTACACCACTACTTTCAGACCAGAAAGCTGTATTACTAAGGTCAATATGTCTTACATCAGAGAAATCTTGGTCATTAACAAAGGCAGTTTCAAATAGAATTGGAGCACTTGATAATGTTTTTACTCCAGATATATCTACATTCGCAAAACTTGGAAGTCTTAATGTAGACATGAATCCTTGGAATCTCATATACTTCAATCCGTCAAGTTGACTTATTTGAGAAATACCATTAATGGTAATCTGTGTATTGAAAGAAGATATAGGAGATAAAGTAATCTTTGTAGGATTATTTTCATCTACAAAGTATCTAATGTCTCCGGCAGATGTCTGTCCAATATTAACTGTAAAGATTAGTGGACAGTTTGCTTTAACTGTTAGTACAGGAGCTTGTCCTTCCGCACCACCACATTTAAAAGCACCTTTCTCATTATATGGTTGGATGAGTGCACTATTTGAATATTGGAATACACCATCCATAAAATAATATCTTTTCTTTAACCAGTCTCTTACAAATTCTACACGAGGACCATGTAAGAACTCGATGTTAGCATAAGTGGCAGCACTACCTTCATCTTTAGAATATCGAATTAAATACTTAACTTTATAGTCATAATTATAAAGAAGTTCACCACAGTTCTTCATTTGAATACTAAAGTAGTTATCAACGAAGTAGTTAGCTTCTTTAAGAAGTGTTCCTACTGAACGCCAAGTTTCCCACAGGGCATCATATCCTGCTCCTGAATATACTCCAGTATTAATGAATCTTGTATCTCTAAGAACATCCCATAGTCTTGCAGAGTATGTATCATATCCTCCATCTGCTGAATTTTGCGTAATTACTAAAGAGTTAACTCCAGATTCTACATTAGCATTAGCAAAGGTATCAAGATATGCAGTCTTAGGTACATTTTCTTCACCTGTATTTGATAGTCCAAATGCTGTATCCATGTCATAGAAACAAGGCCACCATTTGTTCATATTTTCATCAGTAAGACTTCCTCCAACGTTCCAAGAACGAAGTGTCATATTCTTACCAAGAGAGTCCACTAGTCCAAATGCTATACATATAACATAATATGAATAAGCATTTCTAATATTCAATCTATTGGTTAAATCATCAGCAAGAGCTGACCAAGATTGTTGAGCAGCGTATTGGTCTCCAGTTTTTTCATATCCTTTTGTCTGAACATTCCATCTATACTTATCGACAGCTTCACCAGTCATACTAGCTAAGTCTGTAAATAGTAATTGAAGTCTTTGCCAGATATTATTGTCAGATACATCTGAATTATCGCCATTAGCTCCGTTATATCTAAATTCTCCAACATGCTGTAAGATTGATAAGTCGTCCTGCATAAACAGGGCAGTCATTTGCCTAGTTCCATCATCTTTAATAATAATATTGGCATTTTCAGAGAACTCGTAAGAGTATATTTGTCTTTGGTCAATAGTTCCAAAGTTCTCATTATCCTTATATGTTTCATAAGTAGTAATGAAAGCAGGAACTGGGTTTTCTTGATAGGCTCCAGACGAATCTTTAATTCTTCTTGAGAATGATTTGAAGAACTTGAATCCCATGTTAAAGTAAGCATTACGTCCTAAGTTAAAGGAGTAAATACCTAACATTTCTTGAGTATCAGTTCCATCAAACTTAATAAGTAAGATACAAGGGAATCCTTCAAGAGTATGTTTAATTGTTACATTTTGATGTGTAACTGTTTTATCTCTAGTATCAACAGGACGTCTAGATTCAAGTTGTTCCATTGGTGGAGTTTTATCAAACAATAAGTCTGAATTATCATTAATCCATTTACCAATAGAAGCATTATTAGCATGAGCAGAGTCAACTACGTCAGCCTTCAATGTGAATTGACTTTCAGGCATCCATGTATTATTTGGCTGGAATAACTCTGGACCAATTAAACCACCCATATCATCATATAGTTCTTTTCTGAACATTATTTCTAAGTTCTTACTTCTATAACCAGTAGATGATGTACCCTGAATCTGTACTGATAATTCTCCAGTAGATACTGCTGAACTCTTAGTAGAATTAGGGTCGAAGTAGTTAAATGTACAACCAGTATATTCTGTAGGGTTTGCACCTACAGCTTCATACACTGCCTTAGTAAATCCAGAACCACCGCAGTCAATATAAACTACTGGAAGGGGCGGTTTCTTGTTAGAGTCACTAATTAAAGCATCGAAGTTGATGTTTGCATATGTATTATTCTGGTCGTCCCATAGAGTTGAAGATGCTGTTGATTCAGATGTACTAAAGAAGTTCTTTGCTTTCCAAGAATTGTACAGAGAGAAATCTACTGTACCATCAGACATTAAAGAAGAATTAGCTCTCGCATTTAAAGCATTAATTACAATTTGTTTATCATTAAGAGCACTTCTAAAGAATCTCATATCATAAAGCTCAACATCAGCATAATTACCTATGTTTCCATTGGCATCAGCATCACAAGCCAAATAGAACTTACTTGTAGTTTTCCAAGTAAAGTCAGATTTGATTTCTCTTGCAGCATTTAGGACTCCGTTAACAAAGACTTTTACTTCATTATTATTTTTATCAACAATAAAATCTAGAGTATTTATAACGTTTTGTTGTAACTTACAAGAGATTGTTTCTTTGATATTTCCGTCAGTATAAGACCATATAATGTCTTCTAGCCCAACTTTAATACCTTCAGAGAATGTTCCATCCGAACTATAATTTCCAATAAAGAATACAGTTCTATCAGAGAACGGGTGTAGGTCAGTTTTCAGGGTTACAGAGAATGTAAATCCAAGTCTAGACCAGTTATTGTTATCACTTATATCATCCTTAAATGGCTGTAAATCCACTATACCGTAAGATTCACCACTAAGTCTTAATTTTGTTTGCCCATTACTAGATAAGAATCCAGATAGTTCTCCATTAGTATTATATACATTTAAAGGAGTTTTTACAACTACTGGGCTAGTTGTTCCAGGAGAAATATAGTTTAATTCTTCTGATATCCAAGAAGTTGCTGTGGGAGCAGTCGGGAATTCGTTTTTAATATTCCAACTTGCATATCTAGTATTTCTAGGGTTTTGGTCAGCAATTAAAGATTGCGCAGATTTTACTACAATACATCTTAATTCAGTATCAGTCATAGGAGAACCTTTTTCTGACCAACATCTTAGAGTAATTTCCCACTCACCTAAGTAATCATCATTCTGTGCTACTGCCCAGCTAAAGATTTGTTGCTTACCTCTTTGTACGTACTGGTTCTCGTTAAAAGGATTTTCTGCATCAGGTTCAAATGTCCCAATATCTCTTATGATGTTTCCTCTCTTCATTCTTACAGCATAGTAAATAATACTGATTCCTGATAGATAAGGAGTAAATGAAAATGAGATATTACCACCTTGAGGGAACTCTGTCGGAGCTGTTCCAGCTTCTACTTCATCTTTAGTTGTAATACCATCAACAAGTACTACAAGAGAAGTACCGTCTTCTACTACAACCTTGTTAGTTACTTTATCAGAAGTAATAGTCTTTCCGTCAATAGATGTTTGTGCAAATGCTTCAATAGTGTAAGAAGAACCTGCCGTTGGTGTTCCAGTAAATAAACTGAAGAAATCAACATCATATAACAAAGGCTCAGTAGATGTAAACTTACCAAGTTCGAATGTTTTAGAAACACCATTGGTAACATTATTAACAATAAGAGATGTGTCTGCTGCCAGTACTTTATTAGTAACTGTATATGTTATTTTATATGCTAATCCAATTGTTGCAGTAACTGAAGAAACACTACTTGATAAATTAATAGATGATTCAATTACAGTAAGCATATAAGGAGTAGCATTAATTCCTTCTGCATCAGTAGCAGTAACTACAATAGAGTGACTGTTTGATGACGAATATTGGGATATGTTTTTAATAATTAAACTTCCCGGGGTTCCAGACCATCCTTCTTGTCCTGAAATAACATTGTTTCCGTCAAGGGAAACAGTTATTGTAAATTTCTGATTATTCTTTAATGCTGTGATTAAGTAATCTAATTTAACTTCCTTAGTGGTAGAATATAGAATATTAACTCCTTCTGATGTTGTAATACCACCGTTAGTTAACTTAATAGAAGATGTAAAATCTCCTCCACCACCGCCACCTCCACCATGTTCCGCTAACCACGAAACATTACGTTGAAGTGTTTCTATCTTTTTGTTGGTTCTACTGAGTGCTTGGTCAACAGAGATATTTACTTCTCCAGATACTAGCACGTCAGGATTAGAAGTACTAATTTGGGAAGCGTCGCTACCTGCGACGATTTCCCATTCATTAGTAGTTTTGTTTTTTATACTTACACTTTTACCTGACATTATTTTATGATAATTAAATCATTTCCGTTGTTTTCTTCCCCATTACCACCAATAGCTTCCGGAGGGTTAACACTACTTTGAATATTAATATTGAATTTACCAGCAGAGGTAAATACATAATTAATTTTCTTCACTGTACCTGTTATTTGAGTTGGAGTCACATTCCATATAATATAGAATGGATATCTCTGTCCAGCGTTAACTGTTGCAGTGATATTGGTTTGGTCTACAACTTTAACAGTAGCAGGGAAATAGCGTCTTAACCAAGGTATATTTGGTGCGGGTAATTCCTTATTGGATGTATGTTTATAACCAGTAGCTTGACACATCGCATATACAGGAGCAGTAATATTATCAACTAACTCAAATGTACATAAGTGTTTATGCTGTTTAAAGTTATTATCAGTTTTCCAAGCAGAGGGGAATTTTTGTCCAGCCAAGTCTCCTTCTGTTTCTTCATATAAACTATCACTATTAAAGTAAGTAGTTAAATCAGATTGAGTTACTTGAATAATTGGCTTCATACTTATAGGAGTTCCGTCTTGTGAGAAATTCTCTTTAAGAGGCCAACTAACGCTATATGTATGTTTATGTCCTCCAAGGACAAGTCTTATATTGTTTTCTTGACAGAATTTACTAAACCAGTATTTGTCAGAATTAGGTACATTATAATTTAAATGACTACCACTTCTTTCTACTTTATCATTTTCCGTGTCATTCCAATAGAATTGTTGGATAACATTTTGAGTAATAATAGTAAAGGGCATTTCATGACAGTAAGCGATGTTCCAAGCAGCAGAAGCATTAGCATCAATATCTTTTTGACACCATTGTTTTATATATGGATAAGTTATCTTTCCAGTGCTTAATCCATAAATATTAGTTTCTGTCATGTCAGTAATTTCAGAGTTTACACACATGAAATGTACGTTACCATAATTAAATGAGTAAAGAGAATCAATGAACACTTCTTTTCCTTCAATAGTAAATACAGGAGGATTAGTTTCATCCATCTCAAATGTGTAGAAGAACGACATATTAGAGGGATTAATCTTAGAACTGTCTCCACCATTTCCTAATACGTACATATTAGCTGGACATAAGTCATTATTTCCAACTGTTACCATTTCTTCAACTCCCCATAGAGATTTACGAGCATTGTAGTAATCAATCCATTCATTGATTCTATTTCCATTCTGCGTCATATCACCAGTATTAATAGTGAACTGCGCTTCTGGAACATTATTCTTTATATATTCAGCTGATATTCTCCAAACATTATATTCATCCCAGTTAAATCCCTGTTGGTCACTTACCTGAACAAACGTAAAATTGTTTTTTATATCATCAGTACCTCTTACTGTAAATGTTAAAGAATCACTAGCAAATTCACTTGGATTACCATTTGCATCAGCTCTACCTACTCTATACTCATAAGTTCCTACTGATAAGTTCTTAAGAATAACTTTATGAGTAGTGAATGGAGTTCCGTCAGTTGCCTCCATTCTAATACGATTGTAATATTTCCTAACGCCCGTTTCATTTTTGAATGATTCCACTTTAGTCCAAGAGCCTTCGTCGCCACTCCCTTTTGACTTGTACCAAAGGTATTCGTCAAAGTATCCTACTGACACCCAATTAAAACATCTTGTGGCATTTGGAGCAGTTGCTTGTCTACCAAAGGTACAAGATATTAGGTTAGGTTTTAAACTTACTAGTTTAGATTTATTGTAGAATATTGTTTTATTTTCAAATGAAGCCCTTGGAGTGAAAGCTTCAATGCTCGGAACTAACTCTTTAGTGAGGTCAACAAAATACCAGTCATTAGCATTATTTCTTTTATCTAATGCTTTAGTAGCCTGACTTACTGGGTCCATTGCATAATATTTAGTAAAGAGTTTATCAGTACTTAAATATGTATATGGTTTGTTTTCACTCGCATCAATTGTATCAGAGGATTCTGCATTTTCCTTGTTGAATCCAACTAAGTCAATATATCCCAATGATACTCTGTAGTTTCCGTCAGCATTTGAATATGGGTTTCTTACTGTTGAAGGAGTAGTTCCCCAAGTAAGAAAGAATTTGGATTTGTTGTTATCAAACTTCATTAAGTTTCCGCTTGAATCTCTCCATTCCATATCGTATGTTTTTACTTTAATCTTAGTAGTATTTGCATCCATTACTGAACATTGAGCACCTCTAATTAAGAATGTAGATTGTGCTTTAATTGTTCCCCATAACGGAAGTACTTGCCATTGAGTTCCTTCAGTCGCATATTGCAAAGAAAGACCATTCAAGTTAATATCTTCATTAGTTAGATTTGAGAGTTCAACAAAGTGATGTGAACAATAGTTATAACTATGTTCATTAGATGTTAATCCTCCACAATATATGGAATTTATGTATAGCTTCTGTAAAAATAGTGATGTAACATAAACCCATCCAGAAGGGTCTTCTTGACCTCCAGTTGGCTTAGTTTGTGGTGTATCCATTTCCTTTTTATAGATAACCATCTTTCCATCATTCTCTATCTTAACCCTGTATGTTTGACCACTAGGGGTAACAAATCCAATGGTATCCAGTTCGTCGAGAACAGATGGGTCCCACTCGGTTCCACCACCTCCACTTCCGCTTTTATTAATCCAATTTAAACTACCATTACTCATAATATATAATTGTTTAGTGTCTGTACACCATAGTAATTCGTTATTTACAAAGTTTCTTGTGTTCTCAAGCAGGCTTGAGTAAGTTCCTGCTTTAATAGCTAAGTGTTTTAAATTTGGAGTTTCATATTCAGTGTATTCTGGATATTCTTCTGCTGTTGATTCTGTTTCCGTTCCTGGCTCCAGAGGAGAAGCAGCTTTCATCATATCTAATCTTGCACTGTTTTCAAAGTCTCCACTAGACATCTCATGCGTAAAAGCATATTCATGCTTATTTACCAGCTTTCTTAATGCTTCTACTGCCTCTAATATAGTAGCCAAATCTGAATTGGTATATTGAGGAAGTGATTTTTGACTTGTATCAATCCATACTGCATCATCGTCAACTGGTTCTGTATCTTGTATTCTAATATGGTCAAAAGAGCTCCATTTATTTTTATTAGACCAAAAAGCAACTTCGTCTGTACTTTCTACATATACGATTTGTCCAGCTCTTTCTAAGTCTACTCTATTTGCTAGCTCTTCTGGCGTTGATACTATTTCAACTCTAGTGTCTCCGTCTCCACCACCTCCGCCGCCTAATTGTGCTTTAATCCAATAACCATTAAGCCATTGGTAAGTAAAGACTTTATCAGGGTCTTTGAGTACGAAACAAAGCATACCATTCTTTTTTCTTTTGTCTGGTATTGCATCTCTTTCGCTCATTTCTGTTACTTGGTAAAAACCTCCACGAATGTTATTGGCATCAACTAGAGCGAAATCCTGACCACCTTTTTGAACTATTTCGCTAATTAACTCTACTGCCATGTTATTTAATAGTTACTGTTGTACTTCCTAAGCCCGGATTATCACTTCTAAAAAGGACACATCTTAGTGTAACTCCTTCATATCTAGTGAATTGATAGTTATCGTCTATTATAAAGAAACCACCTTCAAATCCTCCTACTGAAAAGGAAATATCCTTTAAAGAATAGGGAACTAGAAGATAAATATATTGACCTTCTCTTGCATTAACTGTAAAACTATTCCCTCTAGTAAGATTCAGACTTCTTGTAAAAGAAGATATTAAATCTGAAACTGTTGGGTCTGCTGCACTTGCTCCATAATATCTTCCATCTTTGAATACTAAAGATGCAGTACTAGATTTGGATTCTGTTCCGTCCGATGCAGTTAAGGTTTTAGATATTGTAGTTCTAAATGCTCCAGTTATAGTTTTAGTTCTAAGTGAAGCATTAATTTCTTCTCCGTCAAAGTATTGTTGTTTAATCTCTTTGTTATATTTCCAGTTATATGTAAGGGTATTAACTTCTGAACCTGTTTCTGCTTCATTAGGAGAAACAGTAAATGAGCTAATAGTTATTGGAACATAGAACAACTTATCTAAGGCATCTTTAACTGACTCTATTTCAGGGTCGGTGTCTGTCTTATAGGTAATGTTGGCTGCATCGCCTTCCATATCTTTGAGTCCTAGGTTCTCTCTAGCTCTTCTCTTATCAGCTTCAGTTAAGAACTCCCCAAGGAAGTTATCCTTTAGTAGATGCCCGTCTTCGTCTGGACAAGTGTTGCAATTACAGCTAGGAGTTTTCTTAGGAATATATGGCTGTTCTGGATTATCATCCATCCAGTCATCAAGTAGAACTCCTTCTTCTAGTACTTTATATTTTGACATATATTATGCTAACATTAATTGTTGATAAATAAAGTCACAGTTATCTAACTTAGTATGAGTCTCTATAAAACTTATTTCGTGCAAAATTAAAGAATAGTCTTCTCGGTATCCTTTATATAGTTTTTTCACGTAAGAATTATAATCCTCAATTATTTTCTGTTTAAGTAAACTAATTGCATCCACATCCAGAACTTCTGTTTAAAGTTTTATATTTGTTATTGATTGAATCACAAAAACCATTGCAAGTATTTACTTGTTCTAATATTCTTTGGGCTTCTGCATACTGACCAAGGCTAACGGAATATTTAATTACGTTAATAGTCATCCAAACAAAGTCTCTCTTGAATATTAGGTCGTCTAAATCTGCATTTTTACTCTTACATTTAAGAAGGTTCATGTTTAAAATTTCATTGCACAAAGTAACAAAACATTTGGATAAATAACAAATGGAAAAGGTATTTTTTTCACTTATGGAAATTGTAGTCCCGTCAGGATTTCTTTCAGCAAGTTCGAGTGCAGGACATTCAACAAGCCCTTCATTTATGTACTTATATATTGTAGAACCGTCAGAGACATACACAACTGCATAAGAAGATAAAGAACTGTTAGGATTATCTATTTCTTTTTGCAACCACTCTGTAGTGGGAATTATGATATGTGAGATACGGTAGTTACCATCTTTAGATATGTCTACTTTTACTTCATCAGTATTAGTTAAATGAGGTGCAACAGTAGATTTAATAAATTCAGGTTCGTCTATCTTATCTAATTGTATAACATTTACAGTTACAGTTTCACTGTACTTAAAAGTGTTAAGTATATTTTCGTTAGAATCCTCTGGCAGATACTCACCGGCCTCTCTTGAGAGACCAGTGATTGTTAATCCGCAAGTATTAGATTTACATACGTTAAATACAGGAGTCATATATTATATATTTCTTACTTCGTTATTATTAGAATTGCCATCATATAATTGAGCGTACTCAATTTCAGTTCTTTTATCGTCGTTTTCAGCTTTAGAATCTTTAGACCTTCTATCAGTCTTAGCTGTATACCATCCGATTTGTTCATCAGCTTTAGCCTTTCTATCTTCAATTTGTAACTTAGCTTCATTAAGAGATTCAACCTTATTTTGAGCTTGTTGAAGTTGTTGTTGAAGTTGTTGTACTTGCTGTTGAAGTTGTTCATTCTGCTGCATAAGTTGCTGCATTTGACCATTTTCATCCTTCTGTACTTTAAGTGCTTTCTGTACTTTATATTTAAGTTCAGTTAAGCTCTTAGCAGTTAATGCTTCAAAGATTATTCCTGGCTCTAGAGTTCCGCTCTTAATAAATTCAGGAATAATAGCTTTAATAGATTCCATATCTTTAATAACATCAGTGCTTGTTACAATATGAATATCATAATCACTGACAGTAAAGTATTTTGGAAGTGCAGTAAAGACTCTTTGATATTTATCTCCAAGAATTAAAGTTCCCTTCAATCCATTCTTATAAACTATTTTAGCTATGTTTAAACAATCAAGAAGAAGCTCATTAGTTACTAAATCCATTTGTTGGTAATACTTCTTAGTAATAATAAATGAATTATTAACACTTGTCTGTACATTAGTGACTGCATCCTTCTGTTGGATTCCATTTAAACGTTCTCTAAAGACTCCAGTAATAGAACTTGTTGTATTTTCAGTAGCATCAATTGCAATCTGAATACCTTGAATAGTTTGAGCTTTAACAGTATCATCGAATCCAGAATAGGTAGTGTTACTATTAAATTGTCTTCCTTCTTGAGATGTATCAATAATTGCAACTCCTGATTTCTTATAAGCAATCCATTTCTGGATTCTTTCAGGAAGTTTAACTCCAAGAGCTGTTGGAAGCACTGATAAGTCTAGCCAGTCTCCAGTAGTACCACTATTTGCAATTAAATTGTCTCTATAGAAATGTAATAAGTCATATCTGTCCTGCAGATTAGCACAAGCTAATACTAGAGAGAAAGGTTCATTGTTTCTATCATTAAAGTAGACTCCATTTACTGATAAACCACAATAAGAAGGATTATCTTTACTTCTTATCACTTCTTCATTTTTACCTCTTAAGATATAAATCTCTTGTCCTATACGAACAGTTTCATATCTTTGTAAGTTATAGTCTTTATCAGTTTCAGTCCATTCTACTTCGTACACAGGAATTAACTTATAATTGTAAGATTGAATAGCTTCATCCGGAAATCCAGGAACTATTTCTCTTCCTGCTTCAAGTCCGTCTGTCATAGGAGCGCCACTCTTTACATCAGCAAATGACCTTACATAGTAATGTGAAGTATCAAAGCTCTGATGCCATGAGTCTTTAATTTTAGCAATATCATCTCTTGATAAATCTCTACCATATATATTTAAGATTTGATTCTTAGTAAGCCATTTTCTTACAACAACTCTATAAGAATCTTTAATATATATAGACTCCGGATTTCTATCAATAAATGTATTTAAAGGATTGAGTACTTCTATATCAATATTCCCTTTACTTGAAGATGGCTTTACTCTATAGAAAGCATAACCAGTTATTAGTAAATCTAAGAACAATATTCTTAGTTTAGTCATAAGGTCTGTGTCTCTACTTTGCATGATATATTCAATAACATTTTGAGCTGCCATTTCATATTGGGAGATAAATGATTGGTCTAAATCATCAATCAACTTTTGTATTTGTTGTTCTATAGCTTTATCTGTAATATCTCTTCCATCAATAAAGCTAAGCATAGAGTTCTTTAAGTGTTTTTGTAGAAGACTATATACCTCAGAGGAAATTGCGACTTCTTTTTCACGAGTGATGGCACTTATCGTTGCAGAGTCTTTGCAAGATACTTTAGGAAGAATTGGAGTTCCTAGAAACTCTCCTACTAAAGCATCCACATGTTTCCTAATAAGAGGTATGAATTCTACTGATGTAGGTTGACCTATACCATAATTTTCTTCAAGAAATCTGTACTGCTCAGCATCTCTTTTGCAGTTATAGTAGTTGTATGCTTTTTGCAACCTGTACTTAGGATAAACCAGCTCGCTGATTGCCCTGTTGGTAGCTTCCATCAACTCTTCATTCTTTTTAGTATCTTTCATTTTTACATTTTGTTTGTTCAGGTGATTCTGGACAAGGCTCTGGGAATGATTGATATCCTAATGAATATTCAACTCTCCAAAGACATTTGTCTTTAAGTTCTTGTTCTATATATTTTAAAAAGTCGCAAGCTCCCAATTGTCCAGAGATTACCAATGGTTTATCAATATTATTCATTGCAAATATAGCTGAATAACCTCCTTCTGGAAGTTCTTTCACTATAAGTTTGCTAGTATATTCCATCTTGTAGCATCTGCGGATTATGTCGAGGATTGCTGCTTCTAGTTCTGTCGTTGTCATAATGATAAGGGAATAAATCATACTTAGGAATATTAGGTTTCTCTTTGGGAATAGTTCCCCACCTTTTAATTCCGTTCTCGTCTCTATAATATCCAAAGTCTTGAAATGCATCATCAACATTCTCAACAGCTTTAGGTATTATTCCTTGTAACTCTTGGTCACCAAGTTCAGCCATACCCATAGCTGCCACAATATCGAACTTTCGCTTATTCTCATCAGTATAGCGATTAAGTTCATCAAGCATTTCTGGGAACCATATTGTATGACAATAGTCATTTACAAAGTCTGCAATTAAATCAGTTTGTAAATCAATAACTGCCACTGTTGCCGGAGCACCATACTGTTTACTTTGTCCATTTTGAACATCAGGCATAGTAGCTCTAGGTCTTCGCATAAACCTATTAAGACATTTATTTTCTCTAGCCCATGTAATCATAGCAACTTTAGATGCTTCAATTACACATTGGCAATTATAATATTCCATAAGTCTAAGTGCAATTTTATATGCATCTCTCACGTCTTGAGGTCTGTCTTTATAATAGGCAACATACATAGGGTCAGTAAGACCTCTAATTCTTTTCTTAATTACAATACAGAAATCAGAAGGGTCTTTAGTAGCATCAGAAGTTTCCTTCTGTCCAATATCAATACTGTCTATTCCTGCCACATACATATCCCTCATCTTAGGTTGTTTATCATCAATAGTCCAAATAGGATGTTCCAATATATGTACTTTACCATGAGCAGAATTTTCTATCCATTTAAAGCCAACTATATTTTCTTTTTGTACTGGGCCATTAAACTTATATTCAAGAGAACCTACACTAATTTTCTGACCTTGTTTATCAACTCTAATTCTTGCAATCTGTTCTGAAATAAGCACCTTATTGAATTTATTAGTACCTTCTAAAGCTAGAGCTTCGTCTGCTGTAAAGCAATATTCAGCACAGTGTATAATTAAAGTTTCAGGGTCGGCTGCTTTCTTGTCTCTTTCCTTTTCATAATAGGCCCTACCCTTAACTGGGTCTGTCCAACCTCTTTTATCGATAAGTCCTGGTCTATTAATAATAGTATATGCAGGAATAAAATAAGCTGTAATAACTTCTTCACCAGTTGGAGTGTATTTATGTCTATAAGGAAGGGCATCGTATGTATCAGGTTCTTCATATGCTTTAGCTAATCCTTCAAGTGAAGGACCTTTATCTCCACCTGTTCCCCAAGCCATTTTAATTCCGAACTTTGCTCCCTGAATACCTACAAGAGCGTCTCCCTGTTCGAAAGCTCTTTTCCATTGAGGCCAAGAACCACTTTCTTCATATATTAATAAATCGGTACGGTCACCACGAATCTTATTTGGCTTATCAGCATTGATACCAGTGATTTCTGACATCCATCCAGCTTCTACTTTCTGTCCATTTATTACTTTATAAACAGATGCTTTCTTACTAAGAGCTGTATCTTCTACTTGCCTTAGTTTGAAAAATCCTCCATCAGTATAGTCATTTAAAAAGTCCAACTGTTTCCAACATTTACTAAGAGTCTTAGTAAGATAATTTTCAAGTTGGGCTGCAATAACTATAACAGAGTTTCTTCTACAATTATATGTGTTTACTGCAATTGCAGCACCGATTTCACTAAACACTGTGTTATCCAATAGGCTTTTTATCCTATTGCTCTTATAGTTTCCTATAAGGTCAGCGTACATTTTCATTCTATATTAGAATGTTCCGCACTCTTGGGAGAATTATTACTCTCGTTAACGTTCATCTCCTACGCGTTACGGTGGTCAGCGATGAGCTGACTTACCTCGGTATTAACATAGTAATCAAATTTCTTAAATTTCCTACTTAAGTAAAAATATGAATCATCATAAAGAAAATGGAATAGTTTTTCTATTTCTTTTTTAGAAGTAGTTTTCACTCTATACATATTATCTCTTTTTAGATAATTCATATTTATCTTAATATTATGAATATTAAAAACCTTCATAAATTCTGTCAATAATGACTCAGTTTTTCCACAAATATCAAATGAGTATCTGACTCTATCAGATTTTCCTTTTTCTATAGCTAGCCATCCAGTAATGCACCCATCACCATCAAAGTAACCTCTAATAAAATGTTTTATTAAATGTTCCGGAATATTTGGAATATGTAAATCGAAATGACTTTTATTATATCCGATTCCTAAATTGACTAAAGAATTACATAGTTCAGCACTAGTAATATCCACTCCGAAAGATTCATGAGCAGTAACTTCTATCCCTTTCCTCCCAGTCGTTTTATGTTCTTCTACTGTAAAAGTTCTAGCGTCTGGACTAATAATGTCCTTATATAAATATACTATTTCAGAATCCTGTTTTTGAAGGTGTATTCTAAGAGTTTTTCTTTTTTCATTTATACTACCATCCGCAGCATAAAATCCTAAAAGGTACGCTTGTAATTCTGTTTCTATTTTACTGAAAAACGTATGTCTAATTCTACGATTTGATATATGATTTGTGTATAAGGGATAATTATCCTCAATGAATTTAATTTGTTCTTGTCTATTCATAATTTAAAAAATTTAAGTGATTTATCACGTTAGTCTTCACCGATTTTACGGAATTTATAGTCGGCTTTAGTTTATTGTGTCAACCGACTCCACGGGCTTTAAGTCCTATGGCATTTTTTCTTAATCTCTTACATAATTCAACGTAATGGAAATATTCATACTGCTTTACGAAGAATCTTGGGAAGTCATAAAGTCTACCACCACCGGCTTTGTCAGCCGATGTCAAGTCCATTAATTGATAATAATTCAAGAAGAAATAATTATCACCAGTAATTGTATATCCATTAACTGTCATTCCATCTCTACATCTTATATATTCTTGCGTCCAGAAGTCATTATAAGGCTTGGTTCCAAATCTATAAGTACAGTAATGTCCTGTTCTCATAAATGTATCCTTAGCTTCAGTATACCAAGCTGGGTCAAAGTCCAATCCGTGTTTATCATCAATGGGTTTATATCCTGTAAGTTCGTAAGATAGATTGGAATCAAAAAATGGGATATCATCATTTACAGTGACATCCCATTCTCCTTTTCTAGCCTTTATTAGAGAAGTAATTTCATCCTTGAACTCTTGGTCCTCTTTCTGTTTTACTTCTTGTAATATTCGTTGGACTCTTTCCGGAAGGATATCTAAAGTAGGTTCTTCAACAACTTTCTTTTTTCTTCCTCTAGCCATAATTAAAAGTCTTTAGGTATAAATCCATCAGTAGCACCACCACGTAAAGAAGAATCTTCAACGAGTTCTTTCTTAACCTGACCTTCTAATGCCTTCAGTTCATCATTAACTTTAGATAAACTAGAGATTTCTGCCATAATATCTTTTACTTTAAAGATAGGTTTGCCAGTTTGTAAATCTCTCTCTTCTGGGTCTATGTTATTGAAATAGTCAATAAATTTATCAACCGTGTTTTGAGCTGCTTTTAGCATCTTTATTGAACGAGTTTCTTCTTGTAAAGCTCTGTATTTTCTACAAGCTGCCCTAAATATTGGGTCATCAAACTCTGCCTGAGTAAGTCCTGCGTCCTTTAAAGCTTCTTGGTGTCTCTCTTGTTCTGCATAATCAGCATAAGGAGATAGCCAATCTAATGCCAGCCATATATATGTAAATTCTTTAAATGCTTGAGTTCCAAGTTTTCCTTCTTTATCCTTGGGAGTAATATTTCTTTTTTTATCCATTAGGGCTTTAAACTCACGAGTGAGTAAAATTTCCGGAACATTTAACTCTATTCTATTATTTACATTATCATATAGAAATATTTTCTGCATAAGTTACTTAGAGTTTTCCTCCAAAGTAATGTTTCTTTATTTGTACTTTACTCTTTGGAGACAGTTTATTTTCTTTCGTATCTAAAACTCCGGGAATAGTTTTTACTTTTCCTCCGTCTTCTTTTTTCTTCATTTTGCCTTTCATCTTTCCGCCACATTTCTTTATGTCGGCTTTAAAGTCTTGAACTACTTTAGTTCCTTTTTCTGCCTTAGTAGCTTTCTGTGCTTGTGCTTTTTTAATACATTGACTGCACATTACTCCACCTTTCTTGAAATATTGCATTTCAAATCCATCAGGACATTGTCCTCTTAATGATTTGATATAATTTAATTTTGCACCTTTAGCTGCTGCCGGTACTTGTTCAGTTCCTTGTGTCATAAGTTCTTCAAATTTCTCCAATTCTTTTTGTAATCCTTCTTGTCCTAAATCTTGAATGTAATCATTTAATTCATCCTCACTATCTACTCCAGAAGCTTGAATTAAGTATGCAACAAATGCTTTTTGTTTGTCTTCAAGTTTTCCTCCCTTCTCGTTACTTCTAACTCCAGGAAATCTGAAAGAAGGAGTATACCTTCTTATTTGTGGAGAAGTTTCGTAATTTGGATTGTTTCCAACTGTATTTGTAAATGAACCACCTGTCGTAGAATATGCTCCTCTATTATCAAATCCTCGTGTAGGAGCAATAGTTCCTGCTGAACGATAAGGGCCTTGGTTACTTCCCCATCCTAAAGAGTCTGCACTTGGAGTATTTTGTGCTGGCTGCACTGGAGCAGGAATAGGGGCAGTTGAAACTCTTTTTGCTACTACATCTACTTGTGGTAGAGAACCTCTTTTCATAGAATCGAGATAGGTAGGTTCATTAGCAGGAGCAGCCTGTTGCTGTGCAGGAGCCTTTTGTTGAGTAGCTAATTGTGTTCCATACAATTTACCATTCCATTCAAATTGTTGCAATCCTTTCTGTCTAGCTGCCGCAAATGCATTATTAAATAAGCCAGTAAATCTACTTGGCTGTCCTCTAAATTTAGCATTTGTTTCCTGTATCATCTTCTTACCATTAGTGTTATTTAACTTAGTTCTCATTTCACTTCTTTCACTGAAAGAAAGTCCTTGAGGTTGCTGTCCAATTCTAGTTCCCAAATTAGGGTAAGAAGGTGTCGCAGGTGCTGCTGGTTTAAAGTTAGCTAAAGATGATTGTGCAGCTTGTGAGTTTCTCTCGGCCTGTTGTCTAAGTTTTCTTCTAGAAACCATTGTTATAGTTTTATTAAATCCTTTGTGTTAAATACTGCTTCTTGTAATTCACCAGTTGATGTGAACCATCTACATTTAATTCCTTTAAGGCAATCTTCTTTTCCTCCTGTAAATCCTTCTATTCCAGCAGATTTACGTGGGTTTATTATCTTTGTTTCCTTCTTTACAACAATCATAGTTGGTTTATAAGGAATTGCCTGACGTAGTGTTACCACATCGCCAGGCAAAAAGTATATTTTTTCTTCCATAATTAAAATTTATTGTATGCTTTTAGTTTTCCTTCTGCAGCTCTTTGGAAACGAGCTCTTAATTTTTCATTTACTACTGCAAGAACACGTTGTTCACTTACATAGACAAGTCCCATTTTAAAGAATGGTATTGGAGTCTGTGAAGGTTTAGTAAAGAACACATCGTCTCCTTCTCTAACATACTTAGCTTCTGGACCTACTTCAATTACTTTACCTACAACAATGAAATTTTCTTCTTCTTCTAATTGTCCATTATCAGGGTTCTTAAACTCTGGTTTGTGTCCACCTAAATCATAAATAAGTCCTGATGAAGAAACTTTAATTTTCTGATAAGGATTTTGGTCATAAGGTCTAACTATCATATAGTTGAAGACTGGCATGATTTCTAATCCATTCATGTTTTCAGCAATACTCTTTGCCTTTTCCTCAACATCTTTAATATAGTCATCCATTTTAGCTGTATATTCGTCAACACTATTATTAAATTTGACAGCAGCGTCTCTTGCCATTCTTTCTTTAACGTCTTCTTCTGCTGACATTACAAAGTGTTGGTCACCTGAGTCTAGACCTACTAATTCTTGTGCTATTTTTACTTTTTCGTATTCTCCTGGGTTGTGTGCCATAATTCATTTACATTTTATAATTTTACCATTTTCCTGCGGGGCAAGATTCTCTTGACATTGTGGTTTTTGCTTTTAGTCTGCATCCACATCCTCGCACATATCCATCTAATTTAACTGTACTTACATCTCCCGTCTGGGCATTATACCATAATCTTCTATTACACATTCCTCCTAATTTAGGAGTAAATAAGGGACATGTTTTACATATCTCTAGTCTCTTCTTTGAAATATCTTGTTTCAAATTGAGAACTTCATTTAAGTGTCCAGTTACAATATGTCCTACATTCATGTTTATAAATAAGGATATATTAATCCGTTCGAATCTCTATTACATTGCTTAACATTTAAAGCGTTATATAAGGCTTTAAAAATGCTCCTTAAAATTATTCTTTTCTACTAAGATTAATATTCTATCCTTTGTCTTTTAGCTCGTTGTTTTTCCTTAATCATGTTTTTCTTATGGAAGCCAAACATTCTTTCTACATCTTCTTTAAGATAGTCAAGATTATATGTAGTTTCGTTGCCATCATGGTCATAATGCACTAATATTAATTGCTTCACTACAAAATCCGGATTTAATTGCTGTAGCATATAAGCATATGTACTTAATTGTAAAGTATAATGCATATAATTACAATCCATTAAATTAGTAAGTGGATAAAGCATAGTTGCATTTCTTTTTGTTGTTGTGTCGAATCCAGATTTTTGGTCAATCTTTTTGTTGGTTTTATAGTCCACAATATAGATGTCATTACCATCTTTTATTAATAAGTCTATCTGTCCAGCAATTTTTAACATTCCGTCTTCTGATTCGTATGATATTAGATATTCAGGATAAACTCCCTGTTTCATATCTAATTCTGTGTACCCTTTCTTACACTCGAATTTACCTCCGAGTCCGTACTTTTTAAGGCTTATATCCTTCGGCTTCTTGTAATATTGATTTTCTAATTCTGCATGAATTGCAGTACCTCGTTCACAAGAGTCTTTATTAGCCTTATCCCATTCATCTAGTATATCCTGTTGTGTATCACTAAATACTCCAGCATCAATATTATATAAATCCAATATAGATGTATCAAATCTTTTAGTAGATAAAAGTGATTTCTTTTCTATTGCCCAATTTTCTTTTGGAATAAGTTTTTCTAATGCTTTATAGGCACTCCAAAATTCCTTATCAAAAGGTTGAGTAAAAGAGTGTATTAGTGTAGTAACTGATATATATCTAGATTCGTCCTTTTCGTTCCAATAGATATGATTCAAATCATTGTAACATACATTACCATTTTTCTTATCAACTTGCATAATTCATTGTTTATTTTTGTACGTTGTATTATAATTTAATAGCGTGGAAAGTACTTGAATATAAGGGGCAATACATTCGTTATAATATCCTAAATAATAGCGTTTTGGTTCATCGTACATCACGACAATCATTCCAACAGGTTCTATAAAACCTTCGCTATCAATACCCTCAATCGGGTACAGTGCTGCGGCACAAGCTCCGCTCATCTTTAGTTTCTTGTACAATTGCGGAAACTTTTCTTTTGCAGATTCCAGCGAATCTATTCTTAAATAGCTGGCTCTCCTAATCTTTTCTACTTCGTCCGAGAACTGTAAATACGGAAGACTTGTCCATATGTCAAGGCAACTTTCATCATCTATACCCCTTGGAGAGTCAGTTAATGCCGTTAAATACATATAGGAAAAACCCTGTAAACTTTTCTTGGTATTGTGAAAAGATAATAGAAGAACGTTTGAAGCATCTGTATCTTTGTTCCTAATGTTCTCTACTTGTCTCTTAATTTTGGGAGAGACTTTCAGAGAATACTCCTCAGATTTTCTGTTATTGTACTCAACAGACTCGATGTAGTCAGTTATAAATAGCTTACTTTGATTTACTAAACATACTTGTGTGCACCAAAACAGTAGTCCCATTATGATTATGGTTTTAACTGTAGGATTCAAGCCATTTATAAAATTGAACACCTTTTTAATAAAATCTAACATACTAATTGTTCTGTTTCTTTAAATTCTTAAATAGTTAAATAGTTCTAAAAATCTTTACTTAAATTTTCCACATTATTTCATATAATTCATACTTTCATTTGTTATTGTGCAAATTTAGCTATATTTTTGTAGTCTACAAAATGAAATAATTATTTTATTATACTATGGGAGAAAATAAAACTTTATTGGACAGACTGCATAAAGCAGCCGTAGGCTATGTAAATTCACTTAGCTACGAAGAAGCAGATTATTTTAAAAGAGGAGGTAGATTGATTCCAAAACACAAGAGCGGAAGTGGAATTCATATAAAACCTGAAAACAAAGGTAAGTTCACAGCATCTGCAAAGAAAGCAGGACAGAGTGTTCAAGAACATGCTCGTTCAGTACTCAACAATCCTAATGCAACTCCATTACAAAAGAAAAGAGCTAACTTTGCTCGCAATGCTGCTAAATGGAAACATGAAAAAGGAGGAGTAATTAAACCACTTGAAAACTTTGATGCACAGGCCTTTAGAAAATGGTTAGATGATAATTATAAACAATCTATCTAAAATTTAGAGTATGAAATTCGTATGGGATAAGAAAAGAAAACTCTTATTCTTTATTAACAAGTTACTTCCTTTTAAGAGCTTTAAGTATTTTAATTTCTTTGGAATAATGGTTACCAGAATAAAGGATGTTCTAAAAAACTTTACTGATATGGCAGCCAGACATGAAGGAACTCATACAATACAAATGTTAGAAGTTGGAATACTTCCATACTATCCTTTATATGTATTAGAGTTCCTTATTAAGTTAATTATATATAGAAATTGGCATACTGCGTATAGAGCTATCTCTTTTGAAAGAGAAGCTAGAATGGCTCAATATGAGGTTGATTATTATGAAAGCAGAAAAGTCTTTCAATACAAATGGATTAAAAGAATATGGCGATGAAATTTAAAGAGTCTCCGTTAGTAAAGAATCATAAAATTCTAACAGGGACTAAACGAGACATGAGAAAGAAAGTTGTTAAGTCAACAACTCCTACATCTGATTTGAAAAAACCTACTACTCTTAAACGACAATTAGGAGGAAATATATTTACTACATATAATAGTATAGCTCCTTATGAAGGCCCAGTATTTGAACAGCCTGTAGCTACTGTTGAAATTGAAGAACTTCCAGTAAATAGATTGGAAGCTAATAGGCGAAATGTAATAACTAAGGCGGAGGAGAAAAAGGAGGAGCCAGTTGTTGAAGAGAAGGTAAGTACAAAACCTCTTCCCACTTCTAAGGAAGAAACTCCTGTTGTAGAAAATAAAGAATCTACACCTGTCAATATAAAGTCAAAGGATGAGTTTATAAAGACAATGACTCCTGCATTTGAAAATGCGCTTAAAGCTAAAGGTTTGGATACAAAATATGCAAAATATTTAGTAGCCCAGTCAGCTTTAGAAAGTAATTGGGGAAAAAGTCAGTCAGGTAAATTCAACTTTGGAGGAATAAAGGGGAAAGGAACCATAAGAAAAACCAGAGAGGTAATTAATGGAAAGAGTATCCATATAAACGATAGCTTTAGAGACTTTAAAGATATAAATGATTATGCTAATTATCATGTATCACTACTAAACAATAAAGGATATCAAGCTTTTAGTGGTGGAGATTTTATTGATAGAGTAGTTAAAGGTGGATATGCTACTGACCCTAATTATAAGAGAGCATTATCTAATGTATATAATCAGATAGCTAAAGCCCAAGAAGGAATGAAGATTCCTAAATTAAAGGGTGCAGGAGAGTTAAGAGCTAGAATATTAAGACAGTTCAATAGAGAAAAAGCTGCTAACAGAAATGAAGAACAATTAATTGGCTTCGATTGGAGTAGATATAAATCTAATAAACCTAAGCCAGAAACTACACCTACTCAAAGTGAGCAGTTAGAGAATGGCGGTGTTATTAAGGCAAAAGATGGATGGCTTTCAGAAAAAATTGAAAAGTTAAAATCATTTCCTAGTCCATCAACTATAATTCCTGACGAAGTTAAAAATATAGCCATTAAAGCTGCTCCTACTTTTGTAACTTTATTAACCGGAAATCCTATTTTGGGTAATTTATTTAATTCTAATGAAGGAAAGCCTGTAGCTGGTGGAAAAGAATCTGTAACTAATGATTCTTTTAGACAGAAATCTAAAACCTACTATGAAAAGAATATAAAGCCTAACCACACATTTGAGAATGTATATGCTACAGAATTAAATGATTCTATCCAAAGTAATCCAATTATATTAGATAACTTAGGAAAGTATCCTTCTAAATTAAATCAATTCAATAAAGATGGAAACTATATAAGTTTAGCGGGACATGGAGTGTATAAATTTTCAGGTCCAAGAAAAAATTTAGGAAATACTACGACTAAACCCTATTTTGATGGTTTTAATAAAGTTGCAGATATTGCTTCTCAAATTAGACAAATAGGAAAGAAAAAAGGATTGTCAGACAATCAGATAGCCACTTTAATAGAGTCCGGATGGAGAGAATCAAACTTAAATTATACTAAGGATAGTTCGGGAGCCTATGGTCTATGGCAATTTGATAAACCCGCTGGAACTTATGATAGATATAAAAAATGGTTAAAGGCCAACGGATTAAAAGATAATTTAGAAAGTCAACTAAATTATACAGTAGATGAATATATGCCATCGAGAGATTATGAAGGTAAAGATAAAAATGGGAATATTATTAGAAGAAAAGGATACGAGGAAGTATGGAATAATCCATCTGCTCCTGTTGACAGTCTTGCTAAATATTTCCTTACAGAAGTAGAAGCTCCAGCAGCTAAGAATGAAAAATGGTTACAACAAAGAAGTATGAATGCTGCTAAAACCTTAGTTGGAAGAAAATGAAATTTATAACATTCCTTAGACAAGCACTTACATCTCACTCGGGCGTATCCTCTAAAAGACTCTGCGGAGTGATTGGATGGTTCGTTTGTTTGGGAGTTTTAATTTACTGTGCAATAAACGTAATCCAAGCTCCACTGATGATAGACACAGTCTTATTGTGTTGCATGGGATTACTAGGTATAGATTCTGTGACTGGAATATGGAAAAAATTTAAAAGCAATGAAGGAAATTCTGAAGAAAATAGTAAACTTCCTAAAACAAAGTGATAAACTAAAACATTGTTTAGTTAATCTTTTAGTAATGTTAATTGCTGGAAGTATTAATATTTGGCTAGGTATAGGTCTAGCAGCAGGTTTATCAGTAGGTAAAGAATATGGAGATAGTAAAGCTCCAGGTAATAAGTGGGATTGGTATGACATTCTCGCAGATGCAATTGGAATAGTAATAGGACTTTTATTAGTTCTTATATAATAGAAAAGGCGGGCACCTATTTGGTACTCGCCTTTATTTGTCTCATCATTTCTTCTGCACTTTCTCTAACCTCTCGTGCTGAATTTCTTCTTCCTATATAACCTATAGGTTCTGATTTATTAAATTCAGAAAATAGTTTTCCTGTATATCTACCAAGAAACATTATATCTTTCTCACATAATATAACAAGAAAATATGTAGGATATTTATCCTCAAATATTTTAGTTTCTCCTTCTAATTCATGAAGAATTTCAAATTCGCGTATATCATATTCCATTATTCTGTTACCTCAATAAATGCATCCCATGCCTTTCTAAAGCTATCTCCTGATACTGAAAATTCTTTTTCATGAGTTCCATCTTCCTTCTTATTATAAAGACATAGGGTAAATATATTTTCATATCTATTTAATACTAGTAACTGATTTGGATGTTTTTCATTCCAAGTGTTTACTGCTTCGTTCATTCCCAATCAAGATTAAATGAGGGTGAATAGAAAAATATCTTTGCATGTAAGACTCCATTAATAGTTACACAAGGCATTAGTTTATGCCAAAGATTTGTATTCATGTAAGTACTCTTATATTGTTCTGGAAGAAATACCACTGAAACATGTCCTATATTTAAAGCTATTCTTGCTGGGTCTTTTTCAAAATCTTCCTCTTCTATAAATACTCCGTTTATATTACTTACTGGATATGTTAATTCAAATGTCTGCATTATTTTATATTTGTCTTACGCTTATAATTGAATCCTCCCATAAACTTGGACTCTTCTTTAATAAATCCAATACGGTTTGTCCTAAGTCATTCTCTGAACATACTACTGATTGGTTAGTAAAGAGTTCCATTACACCATAATCAATTCCATATCCTCTAAGTCCAGTAAGAGTTACTTCATATTTCTTAGGTCTTCTAGAAGTAAATTGTATTTCAAGATACTTACTTGGATATATTGCACTACTATAACTCATTGTCTCTACTTATTGCACAATTAAACCACCCAAATACTTCTCCTTGCACATATGGACTGTTCACTATCATTCCTTCAACACGTTCCCATTGAGACGGGCCTAACAATCCTTTATTTAGATAAATACCACTAACATATCTAAAATACTTATCATACAATTTTCTAAATTCAGAATTATCTTTGTAATCGTTTTCAGCATCTCCAACAAGAATAACGCTGATATATCTATCGGGCCAATTAATGTTTAATGCATCATGTATATCTCCAAAATCAGAGTCCAAGTCCATAAATATAAATCCTCTATTACTATATGTATCTGTAAACCATTTACTCACATTTACATTTTTAGATAGTAATATCAAAGCTTTATATTTTGTAGACATTGTATATTCTCCATATCGAGTTTTTATTTTTCCATTAAATATAGCCATTAGTCCTTGGTCTTTATATAGAGTTGGCAATGGCAAGTTCCTTCTTCCATTTCTCTAAACTCTTTACACATACATACTGTATCTTCATCTCTTATTAAAGAACAAGGACAATACTTCTTACCATATTTATCCTTGTTCTTCTTTAAGCCTGCGAGAACTGTGTCTCTTATTTCTTTATTCGATGTTACCTTTATACTCATAATTACAAGTTATAGATGGTAATCCCAATGTGCAGTTACATACTAACATTTTTCCTGTCCGTAATGATTCAAGATAGTTAGGACATTTACTACAAGGTGTTGAAACTTCGGGAGTTTCAAAGCATCCTTTGATATAAATATTGCCATCAGATATTTTATATACATCTCCTTCTTTGATGCCCTCATCTGGAACATTTACTAAATCAGTTTCAGAGACATTCTGTAACAACTTATTTAATACTTCTAATTCTTCTAATGCAGGTCTTTTGCCATCAGCATATACTTCTTCGTAATCCTCTCTCTTGATTACTTCAGCAATTCTATTAAGGATAATTTCTCTTAAATTTTTAATCATAATTCAAATATATTGTTTCCATTTCTGGAAGGTAATAAATCCATTCTTCTACTATGTATGCATCTATATATAAAGCTTCCTCAACTAGGTTGATTTCCTGATTCATCTTTCTCTAATTCCTTTATTTTATTCTTTAGTTCTTCGTTTTCTTTCTTTAAAGATTCATTCTCTTTTCTAAGAGTCTCTAATTCAGATGTTAATTGAATTATATTCTGTTCTTGAGATGCGAGGGCTGCATTTCTCTTATTAATGTCAGCCACTGCATATTCAATTCCTTGCTCAAGATTTTTTAATTCAATAATACACTTACGTATTCCTTCTACCATATATATTTAAGATTGTCATGTTGAATGTCTAAGTCTTCAAGGAATTGGGCTGCATCCTTAATCCCATGTCTTCCGAACTTCCATTCTACTTCCATATCGTCTTCTGTAAGCTCAAGATTATGTACTACTGCTACCATAGTTTCTGCCAATGCTTGAATCTTAGAGAGTTTGAGATTATTCATTTCTCTTGCTTCCGAGATAGTAATGGGCCAAGGAATGATAGAGTAGATAAGTTCTTCTTTGAGTTTATAATAATCCTCAATAAGTTCCTCTCCATCAATGTCATAGTCTTCATAATTCTTACTAAAGTCTACTGTATAAGTAGTATTGTCTACTTCGATTACTCTACTGGTATCCTCGCGATATTCTACCATTTGTTTTTCATGTCTAAAGCCTAATAGCCCTAGTATGTCTCTAACTTCTTGTAAAGATTCCTCTCTTACATAAATTGTTTTACCTTTAAGATAACCTTTTAATTCATCAAAATTATCAAAGGTAAATTCCTGTTCCTGTATAAAGTCTGCTTGTATAATTATAATTGGATTCATTAGTCTAAATTGTCTATTGTTTTCACGTTAATGTCTAAGTAATTATCTATTGCACATGTAATAATATCTTTAGTAGTTTTAGTTATCTCAAATCCTGCTGTAAATGGCAAAACTCTTCTCTTAGAACATCCAAATTTCTATGTTCTCTTACTCCTACATAAATATCATCAATCCTGTTTTGAAAGTTATCAAATATTAACTCTTTTAGTTTTGGGTTTTCAAACTCTCTTAGGAAAGATTCTAAGTCAGAAATTAAGCGTTCGGATTTGGTAGTTCCTCCACTATATTCTTGTATGTAAGATACTTTTCCTTTTTGTATCACATACTTTGCTGGACTTGGATAAGCTTTTATAGTTGCAGTAACAACTCCGTTATTGTCTTCTTCTAATATTAGATGTCTATCATCAAGTTTTTCTACCATCTTTTTAAGTGCAAGTGTATCAAATCCCGTATGTGTTACACATAAATTATCAATCATCCAAAGTACTTCTTGCTTTGTACTCATATTTTATTAATCCATTATCATTTTTAATTCTGTATCTCCCTTCAATTTCTTTATCTCTGCTCTTAATTCTTCAACTTCTTTTGATAAGAGCTTAATAGTTTTACTATTTTCTTTAATCTCTTTATCATGTTCTTCTAGTTTCTTCTTTATAAAGAGTACATCTTGTGCTATTTTAGATAAATCAAATAATTTCAATTGTATTGCTACTCCCGTTTCTGGGTCTTTCTTATCTGTATCTATTACTTGTAATATTCCTTTATCTTCTAATTCTTTATTTCTTCTGTAAATAGTGGAAGCACTTAATCCAATTTCTTCTGAAAGTTCTTGGTTTGAGTAAGTGAGCTTGCCATATCCTTCCTCATCTTTATACATATATTGTTGTGTCAATATAATATATATTCTTTGTTGGGAAGTAAGGTCAACATCTCTCATAAATTTATATGTAAACATTTCAAAGTTTTTAGAAGAGGGATTAAATTTATAGACATTTTTTCTTCCCTCTTTTCTAACTGAAATGTCTCCATTAGCTACGAGATTTTTAATAGCTTTATTAACAGTAGTTTTACTCACTCCAGCATCTTTCGCTAGTGTTTCCATGGATGGAAATGCTTCATAAGTATCCTTATTCATATACGTTTTCAAGTAACTATAAACATAGACATCAGTAGGGTCTAGGTTATGTTCTTTGCACATATCATTTGGAACTTGAATGTGTTGTGGTTTATTTTCCATGCCTTATTATTTAATAGTACAAAGATACGGCAATTTTTTAATAGTACAAAATCTGTACCATTAAGAATTGTTAAAGTGCTGAAAATCAAGGGTTTGTCAAAATTGTACTAAACCATTTTCAAAAATGTACCATTCGATGTCAAAAGTGAACCGATTATTTTCAAAAGTGGACTCTAACTATACTTAATCTATACTTAATAAGAACTATACGTAATCTCGAAAAACTTCGTTTTTCTCGGCAGACAAAATCTCGCGAACAGTATTTTGAGCCTATGTATGTTTTTACTCAAATTTTTTATTTTCTTCTTCACGCGCGTACATTATATATAGGTACTTAAATATAGTCCCCCCCCCCTGTCCCAGTCGGGATTCAAATAATATATAGTGATTTATATAGAGAAATTTGGGAAATGATTTTTGTGCAATCTACAAATGAGAGAGTTTACGTAATAACTACAAGCGAGAGAGTAGAGTACCCTCTAACGCCCCCCGAGGGTAGTTGGAGAAAAATGAAAATAATTTCATTCTTTCCAAACGGAAAAATTACTAATTTAAAAAAAGATTACAATCATGAAAACAGTTAGAAACAACAAAGAGACAAAGAAAGTAAGCGTAAACTTAACAAGCAAAGTTAAAACGAACGTTCCGAACTATTTGGAAATGGTACGTTTGTACGGTGCAAGTGCGGTTTGTAATATGCTTAACAACTTGTAAAAAATAAGGCGGTGAAAGTCCGCCTAAATATAGAAATTTTATTTAGTAACAATTTTAAACAAAAAAAGATTATGAAAGCAAAAATTAACGTTTTGAGTGCTAACAGTGACAAGGTAAAAAAGTTTATGGAAACAGCAGCAAGTGCGGGAAGTGATAACGGACTTTCAGCAAATTACTTAACAGTTGTTTTGCCTATCATTGAGGAAAAGACAATCCGCACAAACGGCGTGACTTTCGGCGCATTTATGACAATGTTATTTAATCCTGAAAATTTGGAGTTCGTGAAATTTGGTAGTGTTTCCATAGCAGGAGTACAAAGAACCGCAAACCTTTGCGAATCTGAAAATTTGCCGGACGGGTGTACGCTTGATATGGTACGCGCAATGCCACAAATTGAAATCATTGCAGGAAGTTCGCGCACAAACGGAAAAAGCGCATACGAAACGGTGAAAGGGTGGTTTGATAATAAACAAGTTTTGCAAGCCCTTGAACAAAAGAATGTCGTTTCTTTGCAGTTTGAAAACGGACAACCGACTATTAACGGGGCGACAGTTCGTAAACGGTGGATTTTTGAGCCAAAAGTAAAAGAGGAAATTTTTAAAAAGATTGGCGAAATAATGAAAGAATCTTTTGAGCCGTCACAGGATGAAAATTTGAAAAGTCATTTTGCGGCTGCAAACATGGATTTACCGTTTACCCGTTAATCTGTTAATCTGTAAACACATAGGATAGTCAGAAATGACTATCCTTTTTTATCCTTTATGTAGCGCTCCTATAATCTATAAGCAGCATGTAGCCATGTACACAGCAACGAAGCACTATGGAAAAAAGACTGGACAGTTTAAAACTGTTCTAGGATATGTTACAGATGAAAAGGTTAAGCGGATTCGTGACATGCGGACAAATGAATATCTCCCTTGTTCACAATGTTATCCCACAACTCCCTTAATGTATTTACTTCTTTTTAAGCAAAGTAAAGCAACAGTTTGGGAAATAATTCGAGTCTTGCCGGTGTGAGGAGGGTAGATAGGAGCGCGAGAGGACTCTGCCATTCGCCCACTATTTTCCCGATTTTCCCCACTTTCAAAATTCCACCAGAAATACGGTGGATATAGACAACAACAATCAATCAACTCATTCTGGAAAAATCCAGTTCTTTTATATCCTATTTTTTATTTTAACCCATTAACTTAGATAAATATGATAAAGAATATATTGGCAGTTGCATTAGCTGGGATTGTTTTCCTCGGCTTAATAATCGCAATCATTATTGTACTGGCTACAATTGGAGTTGCAATCAAGTATATTGCAGGCTACGAAATCACTCACTGGAATTGGAATATGTTCGATACTATTTGTATGAACATACTTGCATTATCTCCAATCATCCTGTTCATTAATTACATCAAAACCAAATTTACTAAATCATGCAAAGAAGAGTTATAACATCAGTATTTTTTGCTCTTGTCTTAGAAGGAGAACATCCTGAAGAAAGATTAGAGAAATTGAATGAACGTCGCCGTAAACTCCTTGGTTACTTAGAGAAGGCTGAACTTGCTTGGGTTGAAAACCCATCCGAAGAAAATCTCGCCAGTATGTTAAATCTCCGAGAGTGTATTGATGATGTGCAGGATGAAATAACTGCATTAGTAAACGAATTGTAAAACCGTAAGATTCCGTAAAGGATATTTGTAGTCACCAGTAGAGCTCAAATCTTACATAAAGAAACAAAGTTATGAATCTTGAAGAACTTCCAGTATATTCCGTAATGGAATCAATGTCAGAAGAAGACAAAAAAACTTATCTCCCAGGAATTGCATTTGCAGGTATCATTGATTATGAAATGCAGCTTGCACAGTCAGAGAATCCAGAAGAAAGGGATGAATGCAGAGATGCTATTGATGCACTCTATCTGTATGCAAATAATAACGGTGTTAACACTGTTGATTTGCAGCAAACAGTAAGAGCTGCTCTTCCAATAGCTCTCGAAGCTGATGAATAAATCATAATCAATTCCGTATTTTAGTTATACATTATATTTATAAACTGTGCCAATAAGGAAGTCAGGCCTTGTATGACTTTCAATACACTGTTGAGTGGTGCGCAACACTCTGATAGAAACTGACTATCATACTATTTAATAATACAGCCCGCTAAACAACGATGTTTATGGATGAAACAGTATTATGAAAGCGGTGTATTTATATTTCCAAGATAGTGGTAATGAGAAAGGAATAATTGCATACCCGATAAGAAGAGTTAGGGTTAGGACGGCAGCCTAGTAAATTGAGCGAAGAGGGAAGCTTTACATGCAAACTTATTATTCCAAGTAGTCGAAGGCCAAGACGAAATCCAGCCGGGTTGGTAACCATTACAACCATTTATAAAACTAATATGACAAAGCGGGAAATCCGCTGGTTGGGAATGTAGCTCAATTGGATTAGAGCATACCGCTACGAACGGTAAGGTTGAGAGTTCGAATCTCTTCATTCCCTCAAGAATTCACGTTGTTACTTCATTTTTTAAAATTATTAGTAAAGATTTGTCTTGTATGTGAATACAGGGCAAATCATCCGTTTAATGTAGCCATATCTTTAAAGGTATGAGAGTCTAAAGCCTCTATAAATACAGATAGGACGAACATTATTAACTAAAAACATAATATCATGGTATTTAAAGCTGGACAAAGAGTAAAAGTCAAATCACTAGGATGGTTTGATGAAAACTCTTCTGATAATCACTTAATCGAAGAGAACTTTGTTATGGACAGAGACTTCTTTGAAGGAGTTGCAAACAAAAATGTCGAAATATTTGACGTAGATAACAAAGATAATTCCGTATATGTTAAATACAAAGACATTAATGGTAAGTACTCATATGTATGGCTCCCAATGCGAGGTATTGAAAACAAAAGTAGAAGGAGAATCATAAAAGCTAAAGTAAGATTTTAATTATGGAAGACCCAGGAAATGAAAAAGGAAATCTCCAAAAGTTTGAGATAGGAGATAAAGTCTATATTAGAAAAGATTGTAAAGAAATCTTTAAGTATCGTGCAGATTATTGTGGAGAAGCAGTGTGCTTTACCTTAGAAATGCAAAAATATTGTGGTAAAGTTGCAACAATCATTAGAAAGGATACACATTATTCTGGAAGAGATTTATATCATCTCGATATTGATGTGCTAGATAGAAATGGAAGTGGTTGGTCATGGATGGCTTGGATGCTACTCCCAATTCATCACAGAAAAGCCAAAAAAGCTTTAAAAGCTAAAGTAAGGTTTTAAATATTAACAAATAAATATTTCATCATGAAAAAATTATCAGCAATTTTACAAAAGAAAACAGGTAAATCATTGGCAGAAGCCAGAGAGAAACGTATATTATCAGTACTTGGATTAGCAAAGGCAAATGCTGAAGAAGACAAAGCGGCCTCTGCTGACCGCACAGAAAGATTACTTTTATCTCTCGGTGACGATGATGTCGATTCTGAACGTTCAAAAGAAATCATTGAAAAGATTGTTGACTCAAAGATTGAGGAAGACGATTGTCAGTTGATTCTTGATAAACTCAACGAAGTCATTGAAGAATTGAACGCTGAATACAAAGAGGACTAAGAATCTCTTCTTAATGGGGTAAGCTAGTTATCCTAGAAACAGAATAACGGGACAAAACGTAAGTACAGCATAGTTAGTTTGGATAGCCACCTACTAGCACCTGCTATGCCAAGGCTTACTTTCTTTTATCTGGGCCTGTATGGTTTTGACAGCATAGAGAAGGTAATAGAACGTGTAGAGCGCAATCTCTGTAAACGAAGGAAAACAATAAATGCTGAAAGAAGCGATGTAAGAATGGCAGCCTAAGCTGCTGGCTTATCTATTAAATTAGCTCTAAGTCGGGTTAATGGGAGAGACCTAGAAACAGAAGAGGTGTGGGAAGAAGCATTATAGAGCAGCCCACTTAACTTGAACGCCAAAGGTTAGTAAAGCTGAAATCTCCTAATGTCATAAAGCAGATGGAAGATGTGGTCCATGAGGTGTGACGAATCTCTAAACATCATCCGTTCTCCAACGTAAATGGAGTGGTGGAGCGACCGTTCGGTCAAGCCCAGTTTGGTAGTTTGTGAACAACTAAGTCGTAGCCTTACGAGGAGACGTAATTGGTGAATTAACACTCAGCTTCTTAGTAAAACTATCTACATGCTGAACTCAACAGCTGATGTAATAAAATAGAGACACACGTAAAATTCTATTATTGGACTTTGTTTGGACGGCGGTTCGACTCCGCCCAGGTCCACAATCTTTAAATACATACAACAATGAAGAAATATATTGTAACTAATAATCTCTCCGTGTTATATGATACTAGAGAGGCAGCAGAAGCTGCGTTTGAAGCAGAAGTGGCTAAACTGGAATCAGCATTTGCAAGAAGTGCATTCAAGTTTGTATATACAGTAGCTCCTTACATAGTAAAATAACAACTAAATTTATAAAGCAAAATGAGATATTCATGTAGATTTGATGATGGCGAGCATATACGTTCATTTAACCAACTGAAGGATGCTAGGAAGTTTCGCTCACAAAACAACTTCAAGTACATATCAAGATGGATTCGCATCTATGATAATAAGAAGAATATATATTTAAATTGATGTAGGACGGGTTAAGGTAAGTAGTTTATCTCCTTACCGATACCTTGTGATTCGGTCGCAGAAATTAAACTATATCGAGTGGATACAAAGGTACAGATATCCTTTGTATTAGCTAATCTAAATCTGTTGATAATACTATAAAGTATTCGAATCATAGCGTAACTATGGCAAAACAAATAAAACCTTCAGTTTGAAGGATTATTTGAATATAGAGGTATTCTGTATGCAGTTTATCGTAAAGATATTCCGTAAGAAGTTTATCGTAAAGATAACTGCATAATTATACCTTTATTCTAATGGTAAATTAGGTTAGCTCTTCTAAGTAGTTGCAAATCATTAGAAACCTTACATACAGAGAGATGAAAGATAAACTGTTAAAGACGATTGAAAAGGCTTATCATAGCACTAAGAACTCTGCTAAGAAAATTACCTTAGCGAACTATTACAATACAGTTCAAGAGCAAGATGAAGCATCAATCGACCATGAGTGGTATTATAAACAACTAAAGAGTTTTGGATTTTAAAGACCTCACACTGAACACAGAGTTCTAAGTCAACAATAAATCAATTCAATTTATTAATAACTAAAAATTTCAAGATTATGGGAAAGAAAAACGATGCAAAAGAGATTTGTAGAAAGTACAACATGGTAAGAGACGAGAACAGAGGTAAAATCTTTACCCTTAGTGAACTTTCGACTTTGTTGAAGGGAATCCTGCCTGGTCTTCCTACATATTCCACAACTGCTCAAGAGTTTGGGCTGTTCGAAGCAACAAAATCAGGATACAAACTTCCAAACGACCCAGTTTACATTGGAAGAGTGGAGAACTATCTCAAAGAATACAGACAAAAAGCTAATGAGCTGAATAAGCGTAGCAGAGAAAAGAAGGCAGAAATGGCTGCTTCCGAAACTCCCATAAACACTCAACAGCCGGAAATCATGGACCAAGAGGACTTGATTGAAAAGGCAATCTCTGTTCTTAAAGAGACTGGAGACTACAGAATCCTGAAGAAAGTTGTAACAATTACTTGGGAGGAAGTGTAAGTGAGTGTAATTCAGCAAGTTTATTTGCCGGATGCCAAGTATTCAATCTATATAAAGGGAATCAAGCCAGATAAAGACAATCCTTTGTCTGGTGAGATTACTCTTAATGGAAATCCTACTCGGCTTGAAAGACATGAACGTTATCACTTTGATAAAGAACGTGATATGTTTGTGACTGATAACTATGATATTCCTACATACTTTATCACTAAGTTCTTAGAGGAGAATGATTGCCTTGTTGAACAAGATGATAAAGTATATGTAGCTTTCAAAGAAGTTGTATTTAAATCAAATTACTAATGTTATCAATATTATATTCTGATTTTGAACAGTTTGGTTGTCCGAACTGTGGATGTGATGCAGCAAGAGGAAGTTGTGTATCTGGAGGAGGGCTATCTTCTGCAACTTGTAGACATTGTGGCTTACACTTTGAAGTAAGAGGTTCAACTGTCTATTCGACTTGTGAATACGCTGCTTATCCAGAAGACCCAGAGAATCCTCGTTCTGAATATGTAATGGAACAAGCAATCCGTATTCCTCATCCAAGAATTGGTATTCCAAGTTGGCATTGGATGCCTAAGGATGAGCGTCCAGAAGAAGGAGAATATTGGAGCTCTAGAGGTGTTGGATATGACTTATCTGGATTTGTAAGAACTAAGAAAGCAGGAGAGCGTATTCTTGATATGGTACATGAAGTCTTAGGAACTAAAAAATGTAAAACATACTTAGACTATAGACCAAATGAGCCAACATGGATTCAATTCAAATTCGATAAAGATGAATTCAATCTCGACGCAATCGATAAAGCATCTCGTGCATTAGGCGGAATTATTACTAAAGAAATCATTAAACAGTGTAAACTAAATGGCTAAAGTATTAGACTCTCAAGTAAGTTGCCTTGCAGATATGAAGGACGGAGACGTGGCGGAAATTCTTAGTTGGCACAGTGAGGATTTAAGGCCTGGGGATGTTGTACAAAGATATAAAGACATTATTATCCCAATAGGTGAGCCTATGGGCAGGGCATATACTACTCTTTTCGCAGCTCCTATATCTGCTGTGTGTTTTTCCAATAAAGTTAAAATCTTATCAAAAGGAACACTAATTAAACTATGAACGGAATCATTGAAAGAATGTTGGAGAACGCTCAAGAACATGGGTGTCTCAACGAAGTGGTGAAATCTGCAATTGAAATAGCTCAGAAAAATCCTGACTATGATATTGAGCAAGTATGTGTATCTGCACAACTTGAAAACGACATTTATTAATCCATAAAATCATATTTTAAAGATGAAGAAATTAGAATTTGCAAAGGTACAAGAAGGTGAAAACAAATTGGCAATTGAAGTAAGTAACGATTCTCCGGTGGTGGCTGTTATATCACAGAACGGAATGCTCGAATGTATTCTGGTCAATGATTCATTTCCGGAAGTTCTTTCTGATATTTGTGGTCACATCTCTTCTGAATTGGGAGTTGCTGCTGTAACAGTTGACACTGACCAATATGGTGATGATGTTACACCTATTGTTGTTGATTCTGACTGTGTAAAGGTCAAAATGGTAGGAGTCGGTAGTGCACAAGCATACGCTGTTCTCAGTACTCCGAATATCTGCATGAAATCTCAAATTGTTGAAGTGTAATGGGACTCCTCACGGTAATATGCGTGATATTGATTGTTTGCTTCATATTTAGTACACCAAACTAAAATGGAGTTTATTTATGGTATGATAGCCTTTCCGATTTTATACGGATTGGCTATCTTGTATGTTAAATGGAAGAAAGGAATATAATATGGATTTTATAATTTATTTTCTTCAAGGAACTCTCTGTATGGCAGCAATAGCAGCCGGATTTAGCTTTATTTGTTGGTTATCAACTAAAATATTTAAAGATAACTAAGAAATAAGCAAAATAAATCTAACTCATAATAAATGAAGAAGAATTTACAAATTTTAACTAATAAAGGTTTGTAGGCTCAGTTTTTTGTAGTATCTTTGCATCACTTAATCAGAAAGGAAAAAGTATGGCAGAATTTATACTAGGAGTAGTCATAATATTTATTTTATCTCTATTGGTTTCATTTGGATTAGTCATACTTGCAGGTGCAATGATTGATTATGTAACTAATGACAATACAGACGATGATTGCTTCTAAAAAATAAGGATGGCTCTATGGCGGAATTGGTAGACGCGTCAGACTTAAAATCTGATGGTCCGAAAGGGCCGTCCCGGTTCGATTCCGGGTGGAGCTACTATGTAAAATGTTTAAATTAACCTGAATATGTTTGACAGAAAAAGAACGTCAATTTATGAAGTGACTCCTAAAGTCACTAAAGGTTCGGGAGTAAATGCTCCCAAGTTTGAAAATATCTTCCAAAGGGAAGCATATAAAATGGAACATGAAACAACTTCTGGTAATGGAAGTTTGAAGTATGATACGTCAGGTAATGTATTTGTTGACGACTTCGCAGCCGTTGGAAACTACAGGAAACCTAGAGAGTTTCACGAAGTCGCATCAACTATGGAAAGATTGTGGGCAGTTGACCCTTTAATAACAATCAAAGAAACAGTGTACATCCGTTTGATTACACGAAATCCAAAACTCTTTACAGGTAAGAAATTAGGAGTTCAAAGAGGACAAGGACTTAAATCCGAGTTCTTCATGAGAATTATCTGGCTTGCCACAACACACCCAAAAGTATTTAAAAAGAATTTGCCTGTCTTCATTACAGCTGGTTCTTGGGACGACATCTTTGAAATATTAAGATTAGACCTTGAATACAATGGTGCAGTCAATAAAGTTCTGGATTGGAAATACATCATTAAGTTTATTGTCGGTGGTTTAGCTGACGATGGTCAAACCAACTTGGTGAGAAAGTATCTTCCACAAATCAAACCATTAAAAAAGTGTACTTCTTTACGTTCTCAAAGCAATAACTTTATTGCTAAGAAAATCGTGAAAGAAATATTCGACTATGGCGAAGCAGAGGAAGGTAAGTGGCGTGCATATAAAATGTATCGTGAACTTAAAGCATCTGGTAATGCTCATAAATGGCAGCAGGCAATTAGCCGTCAAGACTATCTAAATCTTGATTTCAATTCGATTGCTGGTAGAGCACTATCAAAACTTGCTAGTAGTAAGTTCTTGGAGAATCACAATCTTACCGAAGCATACGAAGAGTGGTTAGCAGCAAAACCAGTAGCCAAATTCACTGGATTTGTATATGAACTGTTCCCCGATAACGATTGTTATAATGGGAGAAAAACAGCTCTGAAACCTTACCAGATAGACACTGTTAATAAGCAGTTTATGTCTCTTATTGAAACAGCTAAACAAGATATGAATCGCAAGACTAATCTTATTGCTGTTCTTGATACATCTGGCTCTATGACTTGTAAAGCCGCAGGTCTTGAAGTAAGTGCTTATCATGTAGCGAAATCAATCGCTCTGTATTTCTCTTACTTACTCGAAGGGAAATTTGCCAATACTGTCCTTGAGTTCTCCGACAGGTGCTTAATGAAACAGTGGCAAGGTGATACTCCCTATGAGAAATTCACCAAATTCAGTGGAGACGGTTGGTGTTCAACCAATCTGTTATCCGTGGCTGAACTCTTTATCCAACTTAGAGATAAGGGATATAAAGAGGAAGATTTCCCAACTGGAATCCTCTGTATTTCTGATGGTGAGTTCAACTCTGCCGGAAGAGACAAAACAGTATTTGAAAGATTCCGTGAACTTCTGGGAACAAGATTCTCTAAAGAGTATGTTGATAACTTTGTAATGGTACTTTGGGATATTCCTAATGGTTTCTATTCGAGCAACATCAGACCTAAGTTCGAATCACTTTGTGATGACAATTACACTTTCTACATGAGTGGACTTGACCCCGCGGGAATTGCATTCCTTACTGGTAAAACACCTGTTGAAAGTATTCCAAAGAATGCTCTGGAATTGTTCCAAGCAGCAATGAATCAAGAATTATTGAATATGCTTACTCTCTAACAGCGGTTAGGTAAAGATTAAGTAGATAGGTAATTTCTAACAAGGATTAGGTACAGCAAAGCCCAACTTATAATTCTATAAATAAGTACGGAAAGCTCTC